ATCAAGCACTACAATCATGCTCTGCATGTTTTAGGAGTTCACTAATGAAATACCTAGCACTTCTAATGTTACCATTATTAGTGGCTTGCTCGGAAAACTACCGTTATCCTTGTCAAGATCCCGATAACTGGGAAAAGAAAGAATGTAAAAAACCATTCTGCAGTGCCAATGGTACTTGCCCTGAAGATTTAACACATTACGAAAAAAATAAAGCAGCAGAGCCGTGGATTCCACCAACAATAAAGGTTCCGCCACAACATAGAAAAGGAGATTGTACATGATTAATGAACTATGGTCAGGAGAAAGATATACCACAGAAGAACTAAATGCTCGATTAAAATTCTTTATTGGTATTGTACTAGGTTTAACATTATTTGGAATTGTATTTGTTGTACTATACAGTCTGATCTTTGTTACTCAACCAATGAATGGTATGAGCCCAGTAGATAACAAATTCTTTGAATTGATTATTCCGATCGCTACATTCTTAACTGGTACACTGTCGGGTATTATGTTAGCCGGCGACGATAAGGATTTGCGAGCCAAAGCACTTGATGCAGCTAACAAACCTTATACACCCCCACCGCCTCCACCAATCGCAATGGCAGCACCTGCTATGTCAGTAGCAGCCCCAGCAGCATTTGGCGGGCTACCCGAAGCGGCACCTTTTGCAGCATCAGTAAGCGCAGGGTTTGGCGGTAAAGAAGCACCATTTCAACCTGATCATCCGGAACGATAATGAGCTTCTTGGCTAAAATGCTTTCGGGCGAAAGCGAATCAAATCCCAGCAGCAAGAGAGTCATAACATTTTTGGCTTTCTTGTTGTGTGCAACAGGGTTTATAGCCGAAATGTTTTTTGAGAAAAAAGTTAATCCTACCACTTTTGAATATATGATGTACATTGTAATAGGTGGTTTAGGATTTACAGCATCAGAAAAATTTACTAAAAAGGATAATACAAAATGAATTATTTTATCGCAGTCATGTTAGGCGTATTAGCACTAACCAGTGTTTATGCAGCCGAAGAAAAGAAAGTTTGTGTCAAAGAATTTGATAACAAGACCAAGAAAGAAAAAGAAGTTTGTAAGACAATCAAGGTACACAAAAAACTTGAAGGTACCAAAATTGAAGATGCAAAGAAAGACGCCAAGAAGTAATTGTCTTTGAACCCACCTAACGGTCAATACTCTAAAGTGTTGACCGTTTTCTTTTTGTAGTGTATAATTACAGTCTATGACCCATTACGCAACACTAGGCGTATCAGAATCTGCCAGTCAGGACGAAATAAAAAAAGCATACCGTAAATTGGCTATGCAGCATCATCCTGACAAAGGTGGTGATACAAACAAATTCCAAGAAATTCAAAGTGCCTACGATATTGTAGGCGACGAACAACGTCGTGCCCAATACGATGCTGAACGTAGAGGTGGTGGCATGAGATTCAATTTCAATGGTCAAGACTTCGGCGGGGGCATGCCCGCAGGCATGGAGGACATGCTGCGTAATTTTGGGTTTGCTTTTGGTCCAGGGTTTGCTGGGCAAAACGGAGATCCGTTTGGTGGATTTAGACAACCTAGACGCAACAAGGACATAAAAGTAGACATTGTGGTTCCGTTATCGAGTACACTAACTGATCAACAAAAAACCATAAGCATTCAAACTACCAATGGTGGTAGGCAAACAGTTGATGTACAAATTCCACGCGGTGTTCGAACTACTACCACAATCAAATATCCAGGACTAGGCGACAACTTTTTTGAAAGTCTTTCTCGTGGTGATCTTTTTGTACATGTGCATGTTGAAAACGATACAAAATTTCAAGTCGAAAACTTGGATTTAATTTCCGTTGTTGAAATAGATTGTGTACGTGCGATGGTTGGAGATCAGATTACTGTGCATGGAATTGATGGAAAACAGTTCGAATTGACTATTCCGTCTGGTACACAACCAGGTACCAAGTTTCGAATCTCCGGGCAAGGCCTTCACGCAATGAACCAAAATGTTAGGGGAAACCTGCTAGTTAGTGTTAAAATTACTGTTCCTGCTCATCTGACAGATGATCAAAAACAAACTCTTAAAGAACTCTTTTTCATTCACTAAATATGGATATGCTACAGACCAATCCCGAAATTGATCATGTCATTGAAGAAGCAACTCAATTGGCAATTAGATTGAGCCATGAATATGTAACCCTAGAACATGTATTCTTGTCAATGATCAAGTACGAACCTTTTAAAGATTTACTTGTTAATTATGGTATAGATGTAGATGCATTAGAAAACGATTTAGATGCATACCTACTATCACAAGTAGATTTAATCAGTACCGAGGGCGATCCTAAAAAAACACATGCACTTGAACGAGTATTTAATCGTGCATTTACTCAGGTGTTGTTTAGCGCACGTACTCATATAACCTTGATTGATTTGTTTCTAAGTATCCATGCTGAGAACAACAGTTATGCACATTATTTCATGACGAAGTATGGAATCGAACGTGCCAAATTAGTTGAACTTTATAATAAATCTTACAAGACTGATTCTAGTAAAACAATTACAGATACATCCAGAGCAGACAAAGTTCTAGAACACTTTTGCACTAATCTAAACAAACAGGCCATCGAAGGAAAAATTGATCCTGTTATTGGAAGAAATTTTGAAACCAATGAAATTGTTGAAGTACTTGCACGTAGAAACAAGAACAACGTATTACTAATCGGAGACCCAGGAGTTGGTAAGACTGCAATTGCCGAAGGTCTAGCTTTGTCAATTACCTTAAAGACTGTACCAGACTATCTACACGACTATACGGTTTACAATCTTGATATCGGAACCATACTTGCAGGAAGCAAGTATAGAGGCGACTTTGAAGAAAAAATTCAAGAAATTATTGCTGCATTAACAGTAAAAGGCAAAGCCATTCTGTTCATTGACGAGGCACACCAGATGCGAGGAGCAGGTTCGGGTAGTCAGAGTGGACCAGACTTTAGTAACATGATCAAACCTGCATTGAGCAAAGGTAAAATCAAAGTTATTGCAAGTACTACATGGGAAGAATACACGCAATCATTTGAAAAAGATCGTGCCCTAATGCGTCGTTTCCAACGCATCACAGTAGATGAGCCAAGTCCTCAGGTGGCCAAAGATATCCTACACGGATTACGCCCACACTTTGAAAAGTTTCATAATGGTGCAATAACCGATGCGGCAATCGAAGCCGCAGTGGATCTCAGTGTACGATATCAAACTGACAAAAAGCTTCCCGACAAAGCAATTGATCTAATTGACATTTGCTGTGCTAGACACAAAATTCATTCATCCAATTGGACCATTGTAAGAAATGACATTGTCGGTGCAATTAGTAAAATGACTAAGATTCCAGTAGAACAAATTGGTGCAACAGAAAATTCCAAAGGAATAGAGAATTTAGAAACAAAAATAAAAGACAAACTGTTTGGTCAAGACAAAGCCATTGAGTCTGTTCTAGAAAAAATTTACGTCAGTAGAGCAGGACTAAAAGCAATTAACAAACCAGTTGGTAATTTCTTGTTCTTAGGGCCAACTGGTACAGGTAAAACAGAATTAGCAAAATTGCTAGCAGAAAATCTTGGCATGAAACTCATGCGTTATGACATGAGTGAATATCAAGAACGACACGCAGTGGCAAAATTGATTGGTGCTCCACCGGGCTATGTAGGTTACGATGATGGAAATCTTGGCGGTGGATTATTAATTAGCGATATTGAAAAAAATCCTAACAGTATTATCCTAATGGACGAAATTGAAAAGGCTCATCCTGATGTAAGTAATATTTTATTGCAGATGATGGATGAAGGCACTATTACATCAAGCAACGGCAAAAAAGCAGATTGCAGAAACTCTATAATTATACTAACATCTAACCTAGGTGCAGCTGACAATGAAAAACACACCATTGGTTTTACAACTGTATTAGAAAAGTCCGGTGAAGATGACAAAGCAGTCAAGGACTTTTTTAAACCTGAATTTAGAAATAGACTAGATGGTGTTGTTAAATTTAACAAGCTCGATCAGCTGAGTATGAGAAAAATTGTTAACAAGTTTGTTAGTGACCTCAATGATCTATTGCAAGATAAACAGTTAAAAGTAAGGTTGACAGAAAAGGCTGTTGACGAACTAGTAGTAAACGGATTTGATCCCAAGATGGGTGCAAGACCGTTGCAAAGAAAAATCAACGACGTTATCAAAGTGCCTTTAAGTAAAAAGATTTTGTTTGAAAATATTTCTGCAGGAACAACTATTATTGTAGATTTTGCAAACAAAGAATTTATTTTTCAACCAGTAGAAACATCAAATTTTCAACATAGAATAGACGACAATGGATACATCATTTTGGAAGAACCTGTCTCCGAATATTAAAATTCAGTCATCAGTAAAAAACTTTTACAATGAATATTACTATAAGTTAGACATTCTTGCACCCGGATGCAAAAGCATTCGTTGTGACGATATAGCTGTTGACGTTGACAAAAGACGCACATGGGTCAGAGATTACAAGCGTCAGGGTTCTTGGTATAACAAACAATTATATCAGTTCTTGAAAGAAGCCGACATCGGTTTTCTACACAGTCTGAAAAATCTTTATTACGAGTACCCTGATGTAAAAATACGTACTGAAGAACCCAAATTATCTGTGTATGCAACCGACGAACCAATGCTGCAATCTATAGCTCAATCCGTTGATTCGGACCATAGAGATAAAATTATTTCTATTACCGGGCCAGACAACGATGAAGTCAAAGCATTGCTTAACAAAAATATCATATTGGTTAAAAAGCCTCCCAAGTACAAATATAGAATCTGGTTCAAAGAAAAACAATGCAGTTTCGAAACTAGGAGCCAGATACTCAATTACTTGACAAGTTTGGGAGATTTGGTTAAAATGACTGATCATACTCGGGAAAGTCTAAGCAAACCATATGATTGGATTTGGGGTTCGTATTTTTACTCAAATGACAAAGATATCGCAACTTTTGTAAAACTTATTAATCCAGACATTGTGCGAGAAGTTTCTGAGTTCGTTTACTTGGATAATAAATAATACTATTATTCAAGGAAGTCCAAATGGCCAAGATACATGAAGAGGTAATTGTTATTACCATAAGTAAACTAGTAAAAGACTCTGATGCAATAGATGCACCTGATCTTGCCAACAGCGAGATTATTGCAGCTTTAGGATCAGTAGCAGAAGAACTACTAGGCAACGGTGTTGTTGTCGAAGTAAACAAAGCATAATCAAATTTAACCAAGAGAGAAATCAATGACCAAAAAAGTAATTGGAGAAAATGCCTCTTCGCAGGCCGACGCGGTAGCTGCTATCAAAGCGGCTGCAGAACAAAGACAAGCACAACAGGGTATGCCCCAACAAGATGCAGTTGCACTAATCAAACAGGCTGCTGCACAAAGATCTACTCAACAGACTCAAACACCAGGCACTCCTTTTGATTTTACCAAGTGCCACTTGCATATTGGCATGCCTTGCTATGGTGGTAATGTTAGCGAACCTACAATGACTTCGTTGTTACGTTTTATTCTAATGGCACAACAAGTTGGGCTCAACTGGTCATTGGACACTATGGTTAACGAATCGTTAGTTACTCGTGCTCGTAATAACTTGATGGCCAAAATGATGACCAACCAAGCCGCAACACATTTTATGTTTATTGATGCAGATATCCGGTTCCAACCAGAAAGTATTCTGCAGATGATGGCTTGTGACAAAGAGGTTATCGGTGGCCTGTATCCTAAAAAAGCACTTCCAGTTAACTACGTAATCAATCTAAAACCAGAAACCAAAGTACAAGGCGATATCTTTACAGTTGATACCATGGGTACCGGTTTCCTATTGTTTAAACGAGAAGTTTATGAAAAACTATGTGCAGCTCATCCAGAATGCAAGTATGTTGACGATGTTGGTTTAGGCAAGCAATATGAACCCACAATGTACAGCATTTTTGATGTAGCCATTGACGCCAAAGGGCATTACTTGAGCGAAGATTGGTTATTCTGTCGTCGCTGGAGCGCACTAGGCGGCGAAATCTGGGCACATGGTAAAGTATTACTAAATCATATCGGACACTACGAATTTGTCGGCGATCTAAGCAAGATGCCGCAGTTCGGACAGCCAGTTAACCCGGATGCTGCGCCTGGTGCTCCACGTGCTCTTCAAGATGCTATTCAGATGGCTCAAAAAGTTCCGGCATAAGGATGAACTATGGATGAAAAAGAAACGTTGGCTTTTAAAGTAGGTCTAAGCAGGACTTCTGACAAGAAGCCAACTGAGTTTAAAATAAGTATCAACGGTAATGTTGTGGTACAAGACAAACTGCTAAAGTCGTCTAACGAAACTGAGTATTTTGAATTTAATTACGAAATAGCCGAAGGCGACAATACCTTAGAAATAACTTTGCTTAACAAAGGCTTCGGAGATACAGTATTAGATTCTGACGGTAATATTATCAGCGATATGCTTTTAAACATTGAGTCTATTGAAATTGACGAAATTGATCTTGGATCTTTAAAATGGACTCTAAGCGTCTACGAGCCAATTTACCCGGAACGTTATCGCGCAGAAGCACAAAAAAGAGGAGACGAACTATCTCCTTCTGTTAAAAACTGTGTTAATCTAGGGTGGAACGGCACATGGAAGTTGCCGTTTACCAGTCCTTTCTACATTTGGTTGCTAGAGAACATTTAAGCTAAATACAGCAATATAATGGATTTCCCATGTTTATTGCTGATTTATTTGAAAATTATATAGCAGAAGACGGCCTGCAATTGGTGGTACTTTACCCAGGCCGTTTTCAACCTTTTCATCTTGGGCATCGCGAAGTATTCGAAAGCCTTCAAAACAAGTTTGGGCGCGACAGCGTTTATATTGCTACTAGCAATAAAGTAGAACTTCCTAAAAGTCCGTTTAATTTTAGCGACAAAACAGTATTCATAAATGCAGCTGGTATATCCAGTGATCGCATTATTGAAGTTACTAATCCGTACAAACTCCCCGAACCGCAGTTCAATCCTGCAAATACCATTTTTATAGCAGCAGTTGGTGCTCCAGACCGCGATCGTCTGCGTCCAGACAGCGTTAAAAAGGACGGTACTCCTGGCTACTTTAAAACATTTGAAAGCATTGATAAATGTACAACTGCTGACAAACATGGTTATGTAATCATTGCCGATGAACGCCACAAATTGATCACTGTCAATGGACAGCAAGTTGATGTTAGCCACGGAACTCAAAGCAGAGCAGCATGGAACGCTGTGCGTAATGATCCGAAAGCTCGTAGCGAGTTCTTGATGCAAATGTACGGCAGGGATGATGCTGAACTAGGGCGTGTGCTAGATAAAATTCCACAGACTGTGTCTGAAGATGCTGCTGGTGTTGGTGTAGTCAAGAACAGCAAAGATCCTCGTTATGTCATGGCCACAATGGGCGATGATAACGATGTAACTGCTGCTACACTGCCAAAAATGATGGCTGGCTATCATTTGACCAAACGCTACAAAAAACTAAAAGAGGAAGTAGATACATTAAAAGAAAAGTGGAGCGCAAAATACAAACGCAGTATCAATTGCAATAGCCCACAAGGGTTTAGTCAGCGGGCTCATTGTCAAGGTAGGAAAAAATAATGTTTAACAGAATGCTACGCTTCGATGTGCATTGTCATTGGAGCGGCGAGCCTCCTGTTTATAGAATATACGTAGACAACGATTTAATCACTGAACGCACTTTTGGTTATGCTGGGTACGATTACTATATACAAGAAAATGTAGTTTGCGATCTAATTCCAGGAGTACATTGCGTTAGATTAGAAAATTGCTCTGATAGCGGAAATTTCCAACTACTTAAATTACGAGTAGATAATCAAGAAATGCCCAAGCAACCAGGAAAAGACGGGTACGACAACAAGCAATGGACCTTTGCTTGTAATTACTAAATATTAGATACAGTAAGGTATTAACATGAAAACAACAGAATTTATAGTAGAAAACAGTGTAATTGCACAAGAAGCAGATGACATGCATCGCGACCACGAAGTACAAATGGCACGTAGTCAAATGTACTCAGCAGCACAAGCAGCCATCGAAATCCATCGCTTGCTACGAGACATTAGCGAAATGGAAGGACTAGAGGGTTGGGTCCAAAGTAAATTAACTCTTGCTAGCCAATACCTAGAAAGTGTTAGAGATTACATGAAATACGAAGCTGTTAGTCAGCAACCAGAAATGACTGTGTTTGCCGAAGATGCTGCTGGATATGCATTAGACAAATTATTAGTTGAAAAAACTTTAAAGTCTAAGCGAGTGAAAGAGGCCAATGTTGCGCCAACTATTGGTGGTGTTTCGGAGGCCAATGTTTCGCCAACCATTGGTGGTGTTTCGGAGGCCAATGTTTCGCCAACCATTGGTGGTGTCTCGCAAACCGCAAATGACGATGGTACAACTACCACAAACTATAATCAAGGTCCAATGAGTGCATCATCTACTAACCGTCCTACCGGAACTGTTCAGACTGCTACATATGATATGGGCCCTACAGGTTCAGTCAGTACTGCTACAGGTCCTATGTTTGGCGGAGCGCAAGGTAAAGGCAATCAAATATCAAGTGTTACTAACGCACAAGGTAAAACAACAAGTATCGTTGGCAAGCCCGGGGCACAAGACATCAATCAGGCGTTAAATGAAAAGAATAAAAAATTAAAAGAAACAGCATCAGCTGGTGCATCGGGTGCTAGCGGTATTGCAACCAGCATGGCCGGTCCAGCTGGCAAGCCAGGAACAGGCAAGCCCAAAAAGATTGCCAATGCTCACAACGCTAAGAAAATTACAGTGGGCAAGGGTGTATACTAATGAGTTCCATGCGCGATCTATTAGAAAAGATGAATCAGTTTGCCGGGGAAAAGGTAGGCCAAAAGCCTGGCGACCAAGTACGCGGCAGTGAACCTATGCCTCGGAAAGGTGGCGGTAAAAAGCATCCGTATGCTGGTAGATTGGTTGGCGCAAACGAAAGCTCAGAAAATCTTTTAAAAGAGTTAAACACAGTTATTAACAGTGATCCGGTAAAAAGAGATTTGTTTCAGGAATGGGCAGAATTCAAAGAAGGATTCGAGGATACAGTTAAATCCGCTGCCGATAAAATTGCGGCGGCTGGTAGTGCCACAAGAGATGCTCTTGGTACTGCCATAAATTCTATTCCAAGACCTTTTGATGAAAAAGAAGTAGCTAAAGACATTGAACAAAGACAAGCGGCACAGTCCTCAACAAAAACAGCTTGGCGCAATACTGATAAAAAAATGCAAGAAGATAACGCATGGGAACAAGAGCCAACGACAGTAGATGTAGAAATGCTGAGACCAATTAACGTTCCAAAAAGTAAATTAGATTACAATGATCCTGATGTTCAATTTTTTCACAAGTTTAAAGATGGACGAAAAGAAGAAGTACCCAAAGGATCACCGCACTACAATGAATACTGGAGAGATGTCACAGGACGAGAAGATCCAATGACACAAGAATTGATTCGTGGAATCAAGAATCCACGACAGCCGGGCCCGGAATACAAAGTGTCAGACACAGACAATGTACAAGATGTAAAAGTACCTGGACAGGACAAAGGTAGATATCGAGCTCCATTGCCCAATTGGAAGGAAACAGATCCAACCATATCAGAATGGGGTGCAGCTGGTACAGCAGTAGGCCCAGGCAATGACGATGCTGATCCTGTAGAAATCGCAGCTCAACGAGCACAACAGGTTGCAGGCAAAACTGATCAACGTAATCAAGTAATGGGGTTAATTGGTCAAGTTAACGGCGCTAGATCAGAATTAGCTAATCTAAACAAACAGTTTCCACAGGGTGCTAATCCAGTAGAAAAAGCAATGAGCTTGCAACAACAGCAGGCACAAAAAGTACAACTAAGCAGACAAATTGAAGATCTCATGAGTCAGGTAGCAGCTTTAAGATCACAGGCGTAAAAATATGTTTATTAACGATATCTTTAAGAAAAAATTAAACGAAGGTGGATTTGATATTCCCGAGATACCAAGAGCACCAACTCCTAAGCCACCTAAGGAAAAAGAAGTATCAGAAGCAGGTGGTATTCTTGACATTCTTGATGTTCCTGAAAAAGTACTTCGCACAGCCCAAGATGCAGCACGTGGTATGCCAACTGGCACTGTACCGGACAGCAAAGATGATTTGGCAAATACTGCTGTCAAGGTTGGTAAACAGGTAATTGACACTGCAAGAGATGCAGCACGTGGTATGCCAACTGGTACTGTACCTAAACCACAAAAAGACAAAGGCGTAGACGAACAGGCTCCGCCACTTAATGTACCCCAAGGATGGGAAGCAAAAACTCAGGCAGATGGTAGCACACGTATATCCAAGATAGGTAGCATGTCCAGTGCCGACTATAAACAGAACATGGCCAACTACAAAGCACAAAATTGGACTCCTGAAAAAATGGCCGATTATGGCCAAAGAATAGCATCCGGACAGGGATATACTGATGCAGAAAGAACAGCAAATTATCAACAACAACAAAAATCCTTTGGACAATATGCAGACCAACCCCAACAAGATATAGATGAAGCCCGTAAAGGCGATACAAACTTTGGTTCTACTGTTACACAAGGCTCCTGGGTAGTGTATGATGGTAGCAAAGTAAAACGCTTCAAGTCTCGTGATGGTGCCAAGGCATACGCTGCAAAGAATGGCGGCAAAGTGGCAAGCAGTGAATTCTATGCTGACAACGTTCAAAAGCAAAGTGTAGCAGAAGGCAATCTACAAGAATTCGCACCGGGTGATGGCAATAGTGGTCGCTGGTATTCAGATGACGATCTAGCTGACATTGTAGGCGAAGATTGGTATGAGTTTGATGTGAGTCACGAAATGGGTAACATTGGTACTCAAGGTGAACGTGCCCGAATCTTCCTTGCACGAGAAGCAGAAGCCTATCTAAACGACAGAGGATACAATGTAAACGTACTTGATGTTCGGGACCAAGGTGATAATTTGTCTTGGTACATCTCAGGTTCATTGATGAATGAGCAAGGTGTGGTGGAAGGTTCGGTACAAGACAAGCTACATCGTCGTCATCAAGAATTAAGAAAGAAGTCTGGGTTACCTGATCCTGACTACTACAAAGAACTCAAGGCCACATACGATCTTCCCGACCAAGAGCGTTATGCCAAGGCAGCAGAACTAAAAAAGAAATATCAAGTCAAAGAAGCACGTAAGCCAGAAGTTAATTTTGACGTCGAAGATCTCAAAAAGCTTGAAAGAATAAGAGACTTACCTACATTAAAAACTTTGGCGTTTGAATTGATTAGTAAGCCTAGTGAAAGACCAATGAAGCCAGAAAAGGTTGAATGGTTTAGATCAGCTCTAGAGCGTATGGATAGTCCACTTAAAGTTATTAAATTAATGTACGACTTACTGTTAAGCGGAGAAGGACACGCTGTAATTGGATCTAAAAATAGCATGAAGTCCAACACTTACAGAGATCGATTTGGTGAAAGCACTGATGGATCGGTAAAATATGAATTTACCTTAGCCGATGGTAAAAAAGATTATCAAACAAGCAAGCCAGCCAATCCTGGAGAGAAAGTCAAAGTTGATCCAAAGAGTGCAGCAACAATTTATCAAATGAACAATCCTTTACGTAAGATTAAATCAGTTAAAGTTGTTGATGAACCAAAAGAAGAAAAATCTCAAGTCACTAACGAAGATGTCGAACGTTATATTGAAGAATTAGAACGTGCCGGATACAACATTCTCGAAGAAAAAACTAGATTAGATCCCAAGTGCTGGAAAGGTTATCGTAAAGCTGGCACTAAGATGAAAGGCGATGTTCGAGTTAATAATTGCGTGCCAATTAAAAAAAAAGTAGATGAGTATGGCGCAGCAAATGGACCACCTAATCTCAACAAGTCTGATATTAAACGCATGATGCCCCAACAACCAGTGGCAGAACAAATTCCTACCATCACAGATACTGGTCCAAGAGAACAACCGCATCCAGCAGCACAAGCATTAGGACTAGTACGAGGCTTAAAGAAGTTGTCTGGCATTGACAAATCTGATGTTGAAAATGCAGTCAACCAAGAAATAACAAATATTGTTCGTTCTCCGCACGACCCAAGCAGCGAAAACGTCAGTATTATAAATCGTTTGTTTGGTCCAAGGCGATAATGAGTTTTCTAGTAGCCAATCTTCCACCGGTACACTGTTATATTCGTAAAGAATTTCTTTATGATTTTCAAAAAGGCCACGGCGAATACGAACCTTGTATTTGGGTTTCAATTAAAAGCATTCGTGGGCAGGCATTTAGAATAGAAGCCTACTTGCCAAATTATGGCGCACTTTATGACAAGTTTCCTCTACATGCGTTTGTTTCAAGAAATAAAGATCTTGATAGCCAGAACTTTTTATCTTTAGACACCCTGCAAATTTGGGACTGTTTTGATTACAATATGTCTGTAATACAGAAAAGCTTTTTAAAAAATTTAAGCTGTAAATTTTATGCCAAAGATAAAAATATGTACCCAGGAAATTACATGTTTACAGTAGATCACGCACATCCAGATCATAATCTTATTGATACAGGTTATAGCGAATGGCCCGAAGATCACAAAAGTTTCAATTTCATTGAATTAGATAACGGGCAATATGCAGCACAACCAAACAATCGTTGTTTGTTCTTTGATGCAGCCAGTAATCCCAAAGACATGAAGTTTCCTGACTTCAAGGTATGCACTAAAAAATATGTAGTAGAACAGAATCCCAAATGGCGTCTGGGCGATTCGGATACAGTCATGTACGAAACTCCTGATCCAGACGATGAACATTATGGTAAAAGTAAAGCGTTTAAATAGATTTCTATAATAATTTTCAAGGAGAACTAGTATGGCCGCACCAAAACAAACAAATAAAGCCAAATTAACATCAGTATTCAAACGCACCAGCCAAGGCGGTGGTAGACCCAAAACTAGTGCAATGAACAAAAATGAGAAGCGAACTCACAAAGCATATCGCGGGCAAGGCAGATAAATACTCGTATTAAGGTTTTGTTATGGACGAATTACAACGAGCACTAAAAATTGCTTTTGCTAGCGAATTTGCTTTTTATTTGAAAGCACAATATTTTCATTGGAATGTCGAGGGGCCTAATTTTCCTCAACTGCACGATTTGTTTGGTAAAATCTACGAAGAAGTATATGGTAGTATAGATACCTTTGCTGAAGAAATTCGCGCAACTGGCACATACACTCCGGGCTCGTTTACACGTTTCAGCATCCTTAGCCTGGTAGACGATGAAGTTGAAGTTTTACCAGCTGAAGCCATGCTCATGGAATTGTTTGAAGACAGTGAAAAAATGGCTGAAATGTTTCGTATAGTATTCAATGCTAGCGAAGAATTGGGTCTACACGGTCTAAGTGATTTCTTGGCTGGTAGACAAGACGCACACAAAAAACATTCTTGGATGCTACGTAGTACACTTAAATAGTGTATGTCTATTAAACTTAGCAACGAAATTGGTCCTAATTTCTGTTATGCTCCTTGGACCAACATTCACATCAATACCGGCGGCACATTTAAAACATGTTGTGCCGGTACCAAATCAATTGGTGATTTAAGAACCACACCAATAACCAATTTACTTTCAGATCACAAGCTTATTGAAATAAAAAAATCAATCGTCGACAACAAGTCTGATGGAAATTGTGATATTTGTTATAGACAAGAACAACACAGTTCGGTAAGTGAACGATCGTGGTATAAGGATATTGCCGACAATGAACCAATTGATGTTGATAACGTACACGATACAAAACTACAAAACTTAGACATACGTTGGTCAAATACCTGTAATTTAAGTTGTGTTTATTGCGATCAAGAAGCCAGCAGTCAATGGGCTTCGTTAAAAAAACAACCATTTGATCGATTAAATTACGATAACACCATTGAAGATATTGTAAATTTCATTGAATCAAACAAGGGCACTTTAAAAAATTTAGCTCTACTAGGCGGCGAGCCCTTGTTGCAAAAAGAAAATGATCGTTTATTAGATGCAATAGACGACAATGTACATATCAATGTCATAACAAATTTGAGTGTGCCGTTACACAACAATCGCATATTTCAAAAATTACTAACCAAGAAAAATGTAATGTGGGACATTAGTTTTGAAACAGTTGAAGAAAAATTTGAATATGTAAGACATGGTAGCAGTTGGAAACTGATGCTAGAAAATATCAAATATCTCAGAGAATGTATTAAAAGCCAACCTGGACATTTAATTGGAATTACCAGTCAGTATTGTGTTTACAATGCTATGTCTTTGTCTACACTACACAAATATTTTATAGACAACGATTTACCAATGATGAGATGGAATGAATTGCATCATCCTAGTTTACTAAGTGTATCTAGTCTACCGCAGAGTTTTCTTAATAAAGCGGTCGAAGAACTAGAAAAGTCCATTCAATATCATAGCTCACCAAATCAAAAAAGATTTTTACAAGACATGGCCGATAGTTTAAAAGACAAAATATCCGATCATCAAAACTGCAATGATCTTTATGATTGGCATTCTGAGCAAGAACAAACATATTGGCCCGACTTTAAATACAAGTTTGCCAAACTTTGGCCGGAGTACAGATAATGGTATTGGTGTATATTCATGGAGCAAATGCCACCAGTGAAAGTTTTAATTATATAAGAAAACATATTGGTGGCAATGACTTTATAATAAATTACGATAGTCGCAATGGATTCCAAGCAAACTTAGAAGACATGGGAAGTCAAATAAAAAACTTTGATAAAGTTTTTTTTATATGTCATAGTTTGGGCGGCATATATGCCTTGCATCTTGCAAATAAATTTTCAAACAAGGTGGTTGGTGCCGTTACTTTGAGTACACCGTATGGTGGAGCTGAAGTGGCAGATGTAGCAAAATATTTTTTACCTTACAGTCGACTTCTCAAAGATATTGGACCAAACAGTTGGGCAATGAGAGAAGCGAACAAAATTCATGTACAACATCCTTGGTGCAATATAGTAACGATTTGTGGCGACAGTCCGTGGGTAATGGGCAGAAACGATGGTGTAGTAACGATTTCTAGTCAAAAGCATCACGGAGAAGATATGGATCTAATAGAAATTGAATCTAATCATTATGAAGTTGTACTAAGTAATCAAGTAATCGAGATAATTAGAGAACGTATCAATAAGGCCATTTAATGGAATTTGTAGAATATTCAAACGAAACACCTAGGCGTGTATTAGAAACCAACAGCTATTGGATCAAAACAGATATTGGTAATATGATTGATACCATGTGTGGCAATAGTGCATACATTTGGGGTTATAATCATTCCAAGTTGAATCAAGCTGTCAACGATCAATTGACTCAAGTCCAATTTCTTCGAGCAAGAAATAGCGAAACAAACGAATTGGTTTTAAATGTAAATCAAAAATTATTGTCTATGTCGGGCATGAATGGAATAATTTGGGCAGTGAGTGGTAGTGATGGAGTGGAAGCAGGATTAGAATTGGCTTATCAATATTGGCAGAAACGAAATCCTAACAAAAACAAAACTGTTTCATTTGTACCAGGTTATCACGGTTGTACCTACTTAGCTAAATCTCTCTGGGGCGCAAGAAACAATGATTTAGTAATTAATATAGATGCTCCAAATTGGAAAGATGACACAGACAAGCCGGCGGCCGAGAAATACGTACTAGATGAACTTGAACGTATAATAAACAAAGATCAATCAATAGGATCAGTAATTTTTGAAACAGTTCCGTGGATACAAGGTATTAGACCTTATAGTACATGGTGGTGGCACAAGTTGCGTGATCTTTGCGATAAACATGATATTTTAATGATAGCCGATGATGTTTGGGGAGGATTCGGGAAAGTAGGCACAGCGTTTAGTCATGTATTGCATGATGTTACCCCGGATATAGTTGTAATGGGTAAAAGTATTACAGGTGGTTATATTCCTTCCAGTTGTGCTTTGAGTAATTCTAAAATTACAGAAACAATAGGTGATTACACTTGGGCACATGGTCATACTTGGCAACCGCAAATGTTAGGCATGGCGTTAACCAATCAAGTCTTGAAAATGTTTAATTTTGAAGATGTATTAGATATTGATCATAAACAAGTTCAATTGATTAATAAATTAGGATTGAAATTTAGAGGCACAGGTCTAACAAAAGAAATTTTAATTGACAAAAAATTAAGTAATAAAGATTTTGAACGTGCAGGATTATGTAATACGCAGTACACCGCAGACTCACTTTTTTTGATTACACCATTTTGTGCCGATGATGAATATTGGTACGAATTACAATTAAGGATAACCAAACTTCTATGATAGGTGAAATGCTTGTATGGGGCTTCTTTAGTGCCATGGGTTGGATGACAGCTAACTGGACTGTAGATAAATTTATGCCCGAAAAAACAGAAACTCAAACGTGTTCTGAGTGGCGCGAAGAAAAAAAAGCAGATGGTACCATTGAAAGAACTCGCACTTGTGAACCAAAAAAATAAGAACACACCTTAGGACCGTGTGTAGCCGGCTGCTGGCTTACCCAAAGGAGTCGTGCCCTGAGGGTTAAAGTGAGCAAAATTTTCTTGCTATTTCATTTACATTCGTTTACAATATTGTTTTAACTTAGGAGATTTTATGAGCTCACGTATGTTCTCTTCCGAACAAAAAGCCAAACTTACACAAATCATCAACGAAGGCATGACCATTATGCAAGAAGTTGAAGATCTTAATGCAGGACTTAGTGACACTATCAAAGCCGTTGCAGAAGAAATGGAAATTAAACCTGCTATTCTTAAAAAAGCAATCAAGATTGCACATAAATCTAAACTAGGCGACGAAAATGCCGATAACGAAGAATTGAATACTATTCTTCAAACAGTAGGCAAGACGCTTTGATTGATGCAGTATCTGGTATACTAGCATGGATACGAGATGATTGGCGTTCTCATCCTTTGCGCTTTATCGCCGAGCTTCTTGCTTGGGGTATTAGTCTTGGCTGTAGCATTATCATGGCTATCACCGTACCAAACCCTCCCTTCATGGTTCTTTACCCTATGTGGATCACTGGCTGTGCTATCTATAGTTGGGCAGCTTATAGTCGTGGTTCTTTTGGTATGTTGGCTAACTACATCTTGCTTACTACCATTGACACTATTGGGCTAGTAAGGATGATTGCATGATATTATCGACAATGTTGTCCATGTTTGGTTACTGGATCGTATTAGGGGTAGTGATTTCTGTTGTAATGATTACCGGGTTGTATTTTGCACGAGTTTGCGAATACATAGTTGATTTCTTGTTTAAAAAATAATATAATACACACATGAGTTATGTTGACGCACTATATGACCGCGGTTCGGATCGTATCCACATTGTTGAACGTGTCGGTGGTGAACGTATATACAAGGAGTATCCCGCCAACTATATCTTTTACTACGACGACCCTCGCGGTAAGTTCCGTACTGTCTACGGTACTCCTGTTGCTAGGTTTTCAAGTCGATCGAATAAAGAGTTTCAAAAAGAACTACGTATTAACTCTAACAAGCGTGTTTGGGAATCGGATATTAATCCAGTATTCCGATGTCTTGAAGAACACTACTTGGCCGCCCAATCGCCAAAATTACAAACGGCATTTTTCGACATTGAGGTTGACTTCGACCCGGTAAGAGGGTTTAGTCGGCCGGAAGATCCATTTAATCCAATTACTGCTATCAGTGTGTATCTTGATTGGATGGACCGAATGATAACACTTGTGGTTCCACCAAAAAGCTACAGTTGGGAAACTGCACAAGAAATTTGTAATCGGTATGATAATTGCTTTTTGTTTGAGCGAGAAGAAGATCTATTGAGTACCTTTTTAGATCTTATTGACGATGCGGATATATTGAGTGGATGGAACAGTGAAGGTTTCGATATTCCGTACATGGTCATGCGTATTACCAAAGTACTCAATAAAGATGATACAAGAAGATTTTGTCTTTGGGGCCAACTTCCTAAACAAAGAACATTTGAACGATTTGGTGCAGAAAACTTGACCTTTGATTTGATTGGTCGGGTGCATATGGACTATATGCAACTGTATCGCAAATACACATATGAAGAACGTCATAGCTATAGTTTAGATGCTATTGGCGAATATGAACTAGATGAGCGTAAAACACAATACGAAGGCACACTAGATCAACTATACAACAAAGACTTTCCCAAGTTCATTGATTATAACAGGCAGGATACCATGCTTGTGGCCAAACTAGACAAGAAACTGCGTTTCCTAGATCTAGCCAATGAACTGGCACACGATAATACTGTATTGCTTCCTACTACAATGGGTGCAGTAGCAGTAACTGAGCAAGCGATTATTAACGAAGCACATCAACGTGGAATGGTAGTACCTAACCGGAAAGGAAGAGATGATCAAGGAGACACGCAAGCAGCAGGTGCCTATGTTGCTTTCCCCAAAAAAGGCATGCACGACTGGATCGGCGCGATTGACATCAACAGTCTCTACCCGTCAGCAATCCGCGCTCTTAACATGGCACAAGAGTCCATCGTTGGCCAACTCCGGCCAATAATGACAGATAGATATATTCAAGAAAAAATGAGCTCAGGTTCAAGTTTTGCAGATGCCTGGGAAAATATGTTTGGTACTCTTGAATATACTGCTGTAATGAATGGTGAAGCAGGAACAGAAATTACTATTGACTGGGAAGCCGGTGGTAGTGATGTTATGAGTGCTGCTGATATTTGGCGAATGATTTTTGACAGTAATCAGCCTTGGATGCTGAGTGCCAACGGAACTATATTCAGTTATGAACAAAAAGCAGTTGTTCCCGGCTTACTAGAACGTTGGTACGCTGAACGCAAAGAACTACAGGCCAAGAAAAAAGAAGCAACTACAGATGAAGACAAAGCTTTCTGGGACAAGCGACAACTTGTCAAAAAGATTAACCTTAACAGTCTCTACGGAGCAATTCTCAATCCTGGTTGTAGATTTTTCGATAAAAGAATTGGTCAAAGTACTACGCTCACTGGACGTATCATCGCCAGACATATGGATGCATATATCAATGAATGCATATTTGGAAAATACGACCATACAGGTGAAAGTATCATCTACGGAGACACTGATTCATGCTATTTTACTGCTTGGCCTGCGGTTAGATCAGAAGTTGAAGCAGGTAGAATGGAATGGAACCGAGACATCTGTGCCCAACTCTATGACTCAATTGCCGATCAAGTCAATGACAGCTTCCCGGCCTTTATGGAACGAGCTTGTCACGTGCCTAGAACCATGGGCGAACTTATTAAAGGTGGACGTGAACTCGTTGCGTCAAAAGGACTGTTCATAAAGAAAAAACGCTACGCTGTTTTAATCTATGATTTAGAAGGACATAGATTAGATACACATGGCAAGCCAGGTAAGGTCAAAGCTATGGGTCTTGACTTGAAACGGTCAGATACTCCCAAGGTTGTACAAGACTTCTTGAGTGAGTTATTGACTGCGGTACTAACTGGTGCTGAGCGAGAAGAAATTTACAACCGTGTACGCGAATTTAAAATAGCATTCCAAGATAGACCTGCATGGGAAAAAGGTACACCTAAACGTGTAAACAACTTGACCAAGTATGGTAAAGAAGAAGAACGGCTGGGTCGTGCAAACATGCCAGGTCATGTACGTGCAGCATTAAATTGGAATAATCTACGACGTATGCATGGTGATAATTATAGCATGGCCATTGTTGATGGTATGAAAACTATTGTGTGTAAGCTAAAGGACAACGCACTAGGTTATACTAGTGTAGGCTATCCAACAGACGAGAGTCATATTCCACAGTGGTTCAAAGACTTGCCATTTGACGACGGCTTGATGGAAGCCACTATTGTGGATCAGAAAGTAGAAAACTTGTTGGGAGTACTAGAGTGGGACATTCCTTCGCACACAGATATCAAAACAACATTTGACAGCTTATTTACGTTTGAATAAATATATGCACATAATGGTGCCATTCGATGACTTTATCCGAGCTTGTAAACTTACGCAATCAACTAGCTAAAGTTCTAGATACTTCAATTATCACAACTGAAATTGAAAAAAACTATGCACGATTACAAACATTAACAAATAATATAGATCAAGACACTACAGAAAAAATTTTAGCTGTAGCTGAAGATCACAAAAAAAGAATTGCCGATCTAGAGCAAGATACAAAAAATATAGGTTTAATTTACGAAGAAATTCAAGACAAGATCACTTTGTTGTCTAGTAGATTTTTTCAAGACAATTATCAGACTGAATTAAAACATGTAAGTCCAGAATTTATTCGAAAAGTCAGGGTTATGCCCGAAAATCCTAAATTCGTTGAGGAAATTACTCAACGAATTAATTTATATAGCAACTGGAAATATCCTGCTCTTGAAATTGGTTGTAGAGATGGCGATTGGACTAAACTGTTAGTTGCAAGCGATCCACTATACATTGCTGATGTGTTTCCGGATTTTCTTACGTCTGCTGTCAATCAATTTCCAGAAATGTATCAGAGCAGAGTAAGAAAATATTTAATTCACAATTTTTATAAAATTGATAACTTGCCAAAAAATCAATTTGGTTTAATCTTTAGTTTTAATTTTTTTAATTATCTCAGTGTCGACAGTATCAAACAACTTTTATTGCAGGCAATGGAATGGTTAAGACCTGGTGGCACTATTATTTTTACTTATAATAATGCTGATTTATCAACTTCGGCTGGACTTGCGGAAAGTTATTTTATGACTTATGTACCAGAATCTATACTTGTACCAATGGCAGAAAGTATTGGATTTGAAACTGTTACCAGCTATAACTCCGAACCATCACATTCATTTATTGAGTTTAAAAAACCAGGTGTTTTAAATTCGATAAAATCATCACAAGCACTCGGTGAAATAAAACATATCAACCGTTGACTTGTCTAAATACATTTGTTAAACTTACAACTATTATTATTGGAGATCTAAATGAAAGACTATTTACACGACATCGTGCAACATACACACAGCCTCGGATTCATTGATTTGGTAAAAATTACCGGTACTGACTCATCTACTAACATCGAAGCGGTCAGTGAAGACCGTATTGCTATTATTCAAGCACAGTTTCACAATCCAGTTCCCGAGTTTATCGGAACGTTTGGTATGCCTAGTCTAGGTAAACTAAACACAATTCTAAATATTCCCGAATACAAAGAAGACGCTACTATTGTAATGACTCAAAAAACCAGCGGGGAACCAGATGGTATTTCTTTTAAAAACAAGAACGGCGATTTTAAAAATGATTATCGTCTAATGACTGCTAATGTAGTAAATGACAAACTCAAGACAGTTAAATTTAAAGGCGTCAAATGGGGTGTTGAAATTGAACCAAGTGTTGCTGCAATTCAACGTCTAAAGTTTCAATCACAAGCCAATAGTGAAGAAACAACGTTTATCGCAAAAACTGAAAATAACAATTTAGTATTTTATTTTGGTGATCACTCAAGTCATGCAGGTAATTTTGTATTTGCACATGATGTAGCTGGAAGCTTAACTAAAGCATGGGCCTGGCCGGTCGCTGCTGTTATTAGTATTTTAAGTTTGCCCGGCGATAAAATGATTCGCTTCAGTGATGAAGGTGCTGCACAGATCACTGTTGATTCAGGACTTGCAGTTTACAACTATGTTCTTCCTGCACAAACTAAGTGATACAATACCCTCTAAGAAATAACTACTGGCAACGTAGAGGGTACTTAACAGGCACTTGCATGTATCATCATGCAAGTCAGTTGTGTTATGCCAGTATTCCAAAAAACGCCAGCAGTTTTCTTAGAGAAAATCTAATCAATCACAATTGGCAACATACGTCAATTGACTCAATTGCTAGTATAAAAAATATCTTTATTGTATTAAGAGACCCGATTGATAGATGGCTAACTGGAATAGCACAACATATTACAACAAATATTCTAGGTGAAAATTTTGGTAGCACTCATTATTTAGAATTAGATAATGAACTGGTGAATAGAATAATATTTGATCAAATAGTATTCGATGATCATACCGAGCAGCAATCTTGGTTTATTGAATCATTTAACACCGATAAGGCTGTATTTTTTTATCTAGATAGTAATTTATCAAAAAATTTAGATCACTACTTTCGAACATTTGGATTTGAATATAATTTAGAATCAAAATCTCATGTAAACGAAAGTAAAAATAATTTTGATAACAATAATCTAGTTGAGCATTTTAAAAAACTAATATATAGTAACAACAATTATCTAACACAACTTAAATCATTTTTTTCAAAAGATTATGATTTAATCTCATCAATAGAGTTTTATGAATCAAGATAACTTAACTGCGAAACAATCAGACTATGCGGTATTCTTACCTGCTATATCTGGCTTCTATGCAACTTTTATAGGTAAACAACGTGTTAACAATGACTATGTTGATCCTGCTCGTATGCCTAAGGCGCTACAAGACATGGAACAATTCAATTGGCTCAACAGCCAAAAAGGACTCTTCCCGTACCGGTGGAGCCTGTACTCAGGTGGACACGCAAACCTAGATCTCAACAAAGATGACGCCAGTGAGGACATGGTTCGTAAACGCGAGCCAGGTACGTTCATGTTGGGCGACTCAGGTGGATTCCAAATTGCCAAAGGCTTGTGGGAAGGTGATTGGAAGGCCAACTCAGGTTGCGCCAAAGCTGAAAAGAAACGTAGTTCTGTACTAAAATGGCTAGACGGTATTGCTGACTACGGCATGATCCTTGATATTCCTACATGGGTAATTCACGACAAGAAAGCATCAAAGGCTTGTGGTATTACTACACTGGAAGAAGCTGTTGCTGCCACCAAGTATAATAATCTTTACTTTATGCAACATAGAAAAGGTAAAGCCAATGGTGGTGCCCGTTTCTTGAATGTTTTACAAGGTGACAATCATACCAGTGCCGACGAATGGTATGAAGAAATGAAAGAGTTCTGCGATCCTGCAAAATATCCCGACACGCACTTTGATGGTTGGGCCATGGGCGGACAGAACATGTGCGATATCCACCTTGTTCTTAAACGACTAGTAGCCTTGCGTTATGACAATTTACTACAAGAAGGTGTTCATGACTGGATGCACTTTTTGGGTACAAGTAAATTAGAATGGGCTGTATTGCTCACAGTGGTACAACGTGCAGTTCGCAAATATGTAAATCCTGCATTTACTATTAGTTTTGATTGCGCCAGTCCGTTCCTTGCAACAGCTAACGGCCAGATGTATCATCAAATTGATTTACCACACGATAGCAAATGGTGCTACAGAATGAGTCCTAGTGCCGATGATAAAAAATATGCAACGGATACCAGAACATTCCAAGATGCTGTACTTCAAGATGGAATTTTTAATGTGTTCGACGAAAGTCCAATTAGCCAACATCTGTTGATCAAAGATATTTGTATCTACAAGCCCGGCGACCTAAATAAGAATGGTAAAGAAGGTAAGACTAGTTGGGACAGTTTCAGTTATGCTCTCATGATGGGCCATAATGTGTGGACACACATTGAAAGTGTTCAACGTGCCAATAGAACATTTGATGCAGGCGAACGTCCTGCCATGTTGTGGAATAGGAATGGAGACCATACAAAATTTGAAGATATCGTTGAAGCTATATTTTCAGCACCAGATCAAGCAAGTGCAGAAGCAATCATTGAACACTATGACAGTTATTGGATGGATATCATCGGTACTCGCGGTTTTAAAGGTAAAAAAACAAAGAACAGTCATACAATGTTTAATCAACTTTTTGAAACCGTGGAAGATGATGTGGACGATATGTCCGAAGACGAAGCGGAAAATATTATGCAATCTCATTTGGAGGACTAACGTGAGTTATAAAAGCAAAATCAATCATCTAGAAGAAATGCACAAGTTGTTAGATAAACAAATTAACGAAATGCAAACCAATCATCCTGGTGTAGACGTCGAACACTTGGCCGAACTCAAAAAGAAAAAGTTGCTTATTAAGGACGAAATTAGTAAACTAACTAGACTACAGTGGGAAGAAGATACCCAACGAACAGGTTATGGGGACGATTACTAAATGGATTATACGGTATCTTTGGGATGGGTTGATCCCACGAACCGAGTTCAAAATTTACCAATTTTAAAAAATAGCAGTTCTTACTTTACACAAAATGTCGAAAAGTGGGGATGGAAATATCAGCCAGTGCTAATGTCAAACAAAAAAATAAAAAGATTTGCAATACTGAGAGAACCATATTCACGATGGTTAAGTGGGTTCAAAACTGATTTGCATGCGTATTGCACATTTGAGGCAGAAAAACAAAATAGAAAAGATTTAGAAGATATTTTTATTAATTCAAATGCATATTGGTTTTTTGATTTTTTATTTGATAAAGATATTTTAAAATTTGATAGTCATTCTAATTTACAGTATAATCAAATCAAATATCACATTGAAGAATTAGGTATAGAAAATATTAGTTTTATTAAAATGACTGATAGATTAGGAGATACGCTTAATCATTGGATTGGTAGTAATAATGTAATCAGTCATTTTACTAATTCAAAAGTCAATGAAACGGAAAAATTAAATATGTATTATAAAAGATTGATTGACTACTTGTCGGATGTTAAAAATGCATCCAGACTAGATAAATTAATGGATTATTTGCAACCCGATTATAAATTATTCAACACTGTCAACTTTGTTAACTCTCATTAAATTATGAATAGACTAGGACATCACAACGCATCATTATTTGTCGGAACTGAAGTTGAACACAGCCCGGCTTATGGTCAAAAAACATTATTTGTGGTTGGAATTCAATCACAAGAACTAATTGAAGCAGCAATGGTTGTACACAAATGTACACACATTTATTTTGGTGCCAATCAAAGTTTCCCGCCAATTGGTACAAACAGCTCTGAATGGACAGTATGGGAGAATATGATTCATCCATTTTTGTCCAAAGGACACCTTTGCACTTTAGACATTGACGTCAATCAAGTCGAGGGCCTACTAGAAAGTGGATTGACTGAACGGCGTAATTTTATTCCTATGATTTCAGTTAAATTACCCTATATCCAGCAATTGGGCTATAATGCTACAATTAAGTTAGACGACAAAGATTTCGCTGCAACAAATCCTGGTGTTTGGTGTCATAGCGTACACGATCTAATGAAAAGAGATCAGGCATTTACTGATTGGTACAAATACACCAAAGACGAAATTGTCAGATGAAGATAGCAATTACGGGTCATAAACATGGCCTAGGAGAAGCTTTGTATGATAAACTAACTGTTTATAATCGAACAGATAAAAACAACGTGATAGGATTCGATATAGAAGATGGTTATGATATTGGCAATAAAAACACTCTAGGTAAAATTCTTTATCAATGTAAAGATGCAGATATTTTTATTAATAATGCCTATCATACTACTGGACAAACAGAATTATTATCGCAGCTCTTAAAGTTATGGCAACACCAAAATAAAATCATTGTACATATTGGAACATATCTAGTCTATCACGAATCGCGCAAGGAAGATTTAGAAATTCATCGATCCTATATGCAAGATAAAAAATACCAAAAACAATTAATCGACAATCATAGAAAAACAGATTCTATTCTAAAAATATTACAAGCGAATCCGGGTTTAATGGAAACCAATTTTTTAGAAACTATGAAAGTTCCTGAATCACCAAACTTGCTAAATGTACTTGACTGCGCCGATGTAATATTGTATAATATGAAAATGCTGTCAAAAGGCATCTACGTCAAAGAAATCACTTTAGATAATTTATGAACCAAGAAAATAGAGAAACAGTCAATCGTATTACGGAACAGGCCCAAAGACAAATTTGGATAACTTTCCGTCGAGAAGGCATTCACAAATATCCAGCAGCATTAAATGACCCATTACTAGCAACCGGAGACCATTATGATGTATCGTTTCTTGGCTATCCTCATCGTCATATTTTTCATTTCAGGGTGTCGATCGACGTCTATCACAATGACCGTGATATCGAGTTCATCCAATTCAAACGGTGGGTGGAATCATTGTATTCAGGGGAATCGAATTGTCTGCGACTGGACTACAAATCATGCGAAATGATTGCCGATGATTTATATGTTCAAATTGCTAACAGATATCCTAATCGCAATGTTATAATTGAAGTAAGCGAAGACGGCGAAAATGGCTGTTTAATTACTTACAATACTCATCAACCCTCTCTATCTATAAAAATCTAAGGAGAACAAAATGGCCGCTAAATGGCTCAAGAAGTACTTGACTATGAAACCCGAAGTCAATCAAATTTTTGACGAACTCGACAAGTATCGCGAGTTCTGTGTTCAGTACGGATATCCGTACGATGAACGACATCTATACAACAATAACACCCCATGGGGAGAATTTGACCGCGTTCGTCGCGGAAAATATCCAAAAATGAATTGGTACGCTAAGAAGGAACGTACTTAATGAGTGGTGCAATGAGAGAAAAGGACAGTTCAGACTACGACCTAGAACGCTTAACTGAACTGTTCGATGAAGCATTAACTAGCAATGATCCGCGTGTGAAGAATGCCTTACGTCAACTCATGATGATGGTTATCCTTACCAGTGATGACCACGAAGATAAAGATAAGGGTATGTATGGTCGTAGAGGTCCGATGCGTAGAATGCAGGAAGACCTTAATGACTTGCGTAGAGCAGTGGCAGATCTAAAGCACGAAATTCAAACTCTACAAAAACAAGCAGCATGGGGCGGCGGATATAGGGTCGCTGATCATACCGGCGGCATGAAAGCGCAGGACTACGGTGCTGCTATTTCTGCCCGAGACTATTGGGCTAGTGTAGCAAATCCTGCACAAATTTCCGATGACGCTCTACGCGGTCTAAATATTACAATCGCTTCAGAAACCAAAGGATTAAAAGATGCGTAAGTTATGGTATATGGGTCTAGAGCCTTACAAAGCAAGATACACTCTACAACTACAAGAGTGGAATTGTAGAGTATTTGAACAACGAGGAATCGATTATCAGATTGTACCAGGAGAGACTTTAAGTAATGATCAGGCAATTGTTACAGGACAGGTGCTCGATGCTCATGGCCGTACATATTTTGGTATGAGTCAATTGATGAACTTAGTTAAATGGATGAAAGCAGGAGAAATTACCAATGAAGATGTTATATTCTTTGAAGACATGTTTCAACCCGGTATCGAGAGCTTACCTTACATTCTTGACCAAATTGATCCTGCTCACCGTCCTCGCATTGCCGTTCGTTGTCTTGCACAAACTATTGACCCAGATGACTTTGTTCATGTTTGGGGCATGCAGGAATGGATGGGGCATTATGAAAAGATGGTAGACAGCTTTGCAGACATTGTTCTAGCTACCAATGAAGAAATGGTCATGCATATGAAAGTGGCCGGATGGAAGGCTCCTATCTATAATATTAGTGGTCTAGCATTTGGTAAAAGAGAAGTACGCAGTCGTGTAGCAGGTGAACTAAAGCCATTTAACGAACGCACTTATCGTGTAGGATTCGCAGCACGATGGGATCAGGAAAAGCAACCTGACTTTTACATGGATTTGATCGAAGAATACAATCGTATACAAAGCATGGCATATAGTGATTGGCCTCGGGTAGAGTTCTGTATCTTTAGTGGCGCCAAGCTACGCAGCAATAACGATAGCTATATGCAACGAACTCGTGATTTGCAGGCAAGAGGGCTATTAACAGTATATGAGGATCTTGAAAAGAATGATTACTATAATTTGCTTAATGATACTCGTGTGTTGTTTAATTGCGCCTTACAAGATTGGGTTTCCAACACAGTCAGTGAAGCAGATACTCTTGGCTGTAATGTTTTATATCCTGCTTATAGGTCTTTCCCTGAAACTTTTGCTAATGACCATGACCGACTTTATATTCCTTGGTCATTGAATGATGCACTCAGCAAGCTCAGTCAACTGCTCAAGATACCTCATCACAACATGGGCAAGATTAGTGCGTGGAATGATGGTACTATTGATCGCACAATTGACATATTAGAAGGCAAGGGCGAACAATGGTTGCGTATGAGTACAGATTATCGTAAGCATACACACGAAAGCAAATACAAGTGAAAATAGTTATTACAGGCGGATGTGGCTACATTGGTAGCCATATCTCACGTTATCTTAAACAGCAAGACAAAAATTACATAGTGTATGTGATTGATCGTGAACGTAGAGATCACACACTAAAAAATATTGACGGATTTTTACACACTGATTATGTATCACGACAAAGCCTGTTATGGCTAGATGAACTACAACCTGATGTCATTGTGCATTGTGCTGGAGATATTTCTGTAAGAGAAAGTGTTGAAGATCCGGCCAAGTATTACGATAACAATGTGGCAAGGACAATAACGTTTTTAAATCATGTTAAGGATTATAAAAAGAAACCGCTTATTCTTTTCAGTTCTAGTGCTAGTGTGTACGGTAATCCTGATCATGTTCCACTGGTTGAAACAGACAGGATAAAGCCTATCAGCCCGTACGGGCACACCAAAGATATTGTTGAACAAGTACTACAGAACTATAATCAAGCATATGGGTTGCCTGGTGTTTGTTTTAGATACTTTAACGCAGCCGGGGCCGAACCTGACACGTTTGATCTAGGCCAGGCACCAGGTGCTGGGCATATTATTGCTAGATTGTTAGAATCTAAAATACGTGATGAGTTCTTTACGCTCAACGGTATTGATTTTGATACCCCAGATAGAACTTGTATCAGAGACTACATTCATGTTTGGGACCTAGCAGATGCACACTATCGTGCTATTCAATGGAATGTTAACAAACAGTTTGGTATTTTTAATTTAGGTACCAACAGTGGAATAAGCAATCAAGAAATTGTAGACTATATTACTTTAAAATACGGTCCATTAAAACTCAAGATAGGACCCAGAAGACCAGGAGATCCTGACCAGCTGATTGCAGATGCCAGTCTTGCCAATCGTGTGCTAGGTTGGCAACCTAATTATTCCACTATCAATCAAATCGTTGATTCAGCATACAAGTGGTATACTCGTGGCCTTTGAAGAAATACTACAATTTGAACAACTACTGGCCAAGAAAACTGGTGCACCGTATGCTGTCATGACTGACTGTTGTACCCATGCTATTGAGTTGTGTCTGCGATACAAAAGGGTAAAACAAACTAAATTTACAGCATACACTTATCTCAGCATTCCTATGACCATGCACAAGCTGGGCATAGAATATGAACTAGTACCAGAAAAATGGACTGGCGAATATCGTTTTTATGGTACAGACATTTGGGATAGTGCCCGTAGATTAGAAGACGGAATGTATAGACCCGGTCAAATGCAATGTCTAAGTTTTGGCCATAACAAGCCTTTACAAATAGGCCATGGTGGTGCTATACTATTAGATGACAAGGAAGCATATGGCATTTTATTACAGCAGAGATACGATGGACGCCAACTTGGTGTGGCGCCGTGGCAATCGCAGCGCACGTTCATGGTGGGATACCATTATCGTCCCTCTATTGAGGACGCAAGAATTGGTTTGGAAAAATTAAATTTAGTAAATGAACAACCTAAATACCACGAATATCCGGATCTTAGAGATATTGCAATCATAGGAGATTAATTATGGTTTATGAGAAAATGTACGAAAGCAATGATGAAACAGCACTAGATGCAATGGCCGGCGACGGTGGTTATAGTGAAGGCTCTTTGTATCGCAATATTTTAGCACGTATGAAACGTGACAATAAGCGTCATTGGGCCGGAGATAACATTAGCAGTTATGTAAGTGACAAAGACAAAGAGAAACTGATTGACGAAGCCACAGCAGCATTCGAAACTGTTCTTGACACACTGCTAATTGATAGAGATACTGACCCAAACAGCATTGGCACGGCACGGCGTCTTGCTAAAATGTATTACAATGAATTGATGGCAGGTAGATATGATCCGACACCAAACGCAACTGCGTTTCCAAATGACACAGATGGCAAGTACGAAGGTATGCTCGTGGTCCGTTCAGAACTTAAGAGTGTTTGCAGTCATCATCACCAACCTGTATCAGGCGTGGCGTATATTGGTATCATTGCTGGTCCCAAACTCATCGGCCTTAGTAAGTATACAAGAATCGCTCAGTGGTGTGCGCGGCGAGGCACACTACAGGAAGAGCTTTGTATGGACATTGCAAGAGAGATTGAGTTTGCGACTGGAAGTACAGATGTGGCGGTTTATATCCAAGCCACACATGGATGCTGCGAAAATCGCGGCGTTATGGCGCACAGTAGTCTCACACAAACCACTGTACTAAAAGGTGTGTTTAAAGATGATCCTAGTGTCAAGAAAGAGTTCTTCGACAATATCAAACTACAACAAGAATTTGCCCCAAGATAAGGAGATTAATTATGGAATACGCTTTACCTTATAAAACTGCATCAGAGATTAACTCAGCAATGGGTCGTGTGTATGGCAACATGGCCATGGCGGTGTTCACCAGTATGATTGTTAGCATGTTAGTGGCATCTAATGCAACACTAATGACTTTCTTTTTTACTGGCATTGTAAAATGGATTGTTATTTTTGCACCTTTGGCGGCAATTTTTGCAGTAGGGTATGTATTAGGAAACAATCCAAGTAAGTCCACTGCTCAATTGACCCTACACGGTTTTGCTGCACTGATGGGTCTTAGTTTTGCAACAATTTTTGTTATCTATACCGCAGCCAGTATTGCCAGTGCTTTTTTCGGTGCTGGTGTATTGTTCTGTGTGATGAGTGTGTACGGTTATTTTACCAAACAGAGTCTTGATAGCTTAGGAAAATATCTAATAGTGGCGCTAATCGCTATTATTATCACTAGCATCGTAAATATCTTTATCGGATCGTCTGTTCTTCAAACAGTAATTAGCGCAGCAGCAGTTATAATCTTTTTAGGATTGACTGCATATGATACTCAAAAGATTAGAGAACAGATCATGGAATCGGATGGTCCGGCAGTTGAAGTAATGGGTGCTCTAACACTATATTTAGATTTTATTAATTTATTTCTAAGCTTGCTTCAGCTATTTGGTGTTAAGAAAGAATAACATGAATGTCAGACGATAACGACGATATACAAGCAAATTTAAACAAGTTTAAACCAAAAAAACCTAAAATTACTGTACCAGCAGAATTTTTAGACAATGCAAAAAGCTACGAAGATAAACTCACGCTAGTAAAGATTTTAACTGAAAAAGAAAAAGGCAGAGTTATGCTGATAGTTAAAAAAATGATAGCGCAAGGTATGCAGGAAGACAAACAAAAGAAAGGATTAAAATGATACTCAAAGACAAATTGGAAAAAATCAACGATAACTTCTCAGTTTATATGTATGACAATGGTTTTATGTTAGAGGTTAATGGTCGTAATGATGGCGGCGATTGGACCACTGCTAAAATCTTGTGTAAAGATTTAGAAGAACTAGTTAGTCTAATTCGAGAAGCAACTGAAATGGAACGAGACTAGAATTCCTTCTTGATCTCTTCACGCCAATCGTGTTCAACGAAATGTTTATAGTTATATTCTAATATTTCGTTGGCACGAGCGTATACTGTACAAGGATCCATTTTACTTAGATATAATATTTGATTCCAGGCCATTGACCAACGTTTTAAATTATCGGATTCTGAATCATATGATTCGTCAATAATTTCGTCAAAGGTTCGAAATCCTAAACTACGTAAATTACGCAAATAATATTGTCCGCAAAAGACAATAAATGGTCTTTTTGCAAGTATAGGTTTAGCTATCTTTTCAGTAAATTGACTATATGAATTAAATGCCGTTGTTTCTGCTATTATTGAATAATACGATTCGTTATAGATATTGTAAGGTAGGATAACAAATCTAGATACTTCGATATTATCGATTAATGTATTATATTCTCGTGAATTAGAATCAACTTGCTCGGTCCATATACCCTTAGTCAGATCTTCTTTGAAATATGTGAAAAAAAATTTATCTTTGATTGCGGAATTATTGTACCATTGTTCAATAACATCTCTATGACGTCTTCTTGAACCTAATAGACAATCAAACATTTTTTTTCTTTGTGAATTATAATTAAACGGTTTTACTTTTGCTAAGATTGAATCAGCCCAGCTGGACTGTAAATAGCTGTTTAAATTATCATTTTTACTGTAATAGTTTGTAGGACCCATAAACCAAGATATATTGGTTTTATAAGATAATCGATTGTCGGCATTAACTATTATATCTGAAAAAATTTTTAGTTTGTCGTTATTTTTATTCTTTATATAACTTATGATGCTTTGGTCTGTTGGTTCAGAAAAATTAACCACTAGTTTTTTAGTTTTAGGTAGAATTTGATCTATTACTTTGTCATGATGATTAAAATCATTTGTGTAAAAGCTTATTGCAACAATATCACAATCATCAGGCAGTGAACTAATCCAATTTGTTTTATTAAATTGGCAATAATTAGAAATTTGATTTGTGCAGATATTTTTGTTATAATCAAGTAATTCAAAAAAATATCCATCAACGTAAACTTTAGACATTAAAATTATTTATTATGAAAATTGGCATCATTGGAATGGGGTATGTTGGTCGAGCTGTTGAGGCCAGTTGGCTTGGTAGCCAACACTCTGTAAAATTTTATGACCCAGCAGTTGCAGGTTCTGTCGGCGGTATTGACGAAATAATCAACGATCAACCAGGTGCAATTTTTGTATGTGTTCCGACGCCGTCCTCTGACAGTGGCGCATGTGATACTACCGTCATTACCAATACACTAAAATCTTTAGTAGGGCATTACGCAGGAGCAATTATTGTAAAAAGTACTGTTCCTCCGGATTTTTGGTTAGATTACAAACATGTACATAATCTTTATCATGTTCCAGAATTTCTAGTTGCTCGGCAGGCCATTTATGATTATCTAAATCCCGACTTTATATTTGTGGGCGGTAATAACGATTGTCACGACGCAATTCGTATTATACGAGCAAGCGCAGTTAGAATTTCTGTACCAATTGTAACTACAGATTTAATTACTGCGAGCCTTGTAAAATATTTCATGAATAGTTTTTTAGCAACCAAAGTTACTGTACTAAATCAGTACTACCAACTTTGTGAAAAGCTAGGTGGTGATTGGAACAAGTTTACAGAAATGATAGAAGTAGATGATCGTATGGGATCCAGTCATAATCAAGTGCCCGGACCTGATGGTCAGTTTGGTTATGGTGGAGCTTGCTTTCCTAAGGATGTTCGTGCTATAATTAATTCTATACAAGCACACAATGTTAGTGCAGGTATCATCGAGGCGGTGGATTCTGCTAACACACATTTTAGAGGTACAGAATGAACAAACTTTATTATTCCGATAAACATATACAATCTCTAGTGCAATCAATACTACGAGATATGTATGCACAAAATTGGCGTCCTGATTACGTTGTAGGATTGACACGAGGTGGACTGATACCTGCTGTTATGATTAGTCAATATTTGGGTGTTCCTATGCATACCTTGAATGTCAGTCTAAGAGACAGTACCGGAGGTCCAGAAAGTAATTTATGGATGGCTGAAGAAGCTTTTGGGTATGTGCCCGAAGACGAGAGAAATGGTGGTGATACCAAAGTTGATCCGGCCTATAGAAAAAAAATCCTAATTGTAGATGATATCAATGATACAGGTGCCACTCTAGAATGGATCAAACAAGATTGGTCTAGTGGATGCTTACCAAATCATGCTGCCTGGGATTCAGTTTGGAACAAAACAACACGATTTGCAGTGCTAGTTAATAATGACGCAAGTGGTTTTAAAAATATTGACTTTGCTGGTACCCATATAAACAAATATGAAAATCCTTGTTGGGTAGTATTCCCTTGGGAACATTGGTGGGAACAATGATTGCACTACCACCAGGATGTACCGTCACTTATGCTGTTTGGGTTGACGTAGATAAGTTAAGCGACGAAATGGTTGAGTGGTATAGACTGGTTGACGGCAAAGTGTATCAAGACAAGTGGTACGATCCTCGTGGCCGTGAGCAATCAATTTATTATGTAAGCTACGGCAAGGGAAAACGCTGTCATCATCATCAAAATGGCGCAGGCGGAACTAGACTACATTTTCACGGTGATGATGCATCTGCTGCTAGTATGTTTATTATGAAATTTTTTGACCATATTACAGCAAACAATTTACAAGAACAAATGGAAAGGCTAGCTAGAGAAACATGTTAAATCGTTTTTTTACCTTTGGATGCAGTTTTACTAATTTTCCTTATCCTACTTATGCGGACATATTATCACTAAATTTTGATTCGTATCAAAATTGGGGCAGAGGAGGCTCTGGAAATCATTTTATTTTTAATAGCATAATTGAAGCCAATCAACGAAATAATTTTTGCCCGTCAGATACTGTTATAGTTCAATGGACAAATACCGGCAGGGAAGACAGATATGCCCACCGCGGATGGATAGGTGATGGGAATATTTACAGCCAACTGACTTATGATGAAGAATGGGTTAAAAAACATATCACAGAACGCGGATGTTTGTTAAGAGATTTAGCATTTATACAAGCGGCGTACATGATCTTAAAAAATATAAATTGTAAATTATATTTTATTTCTTCTGTTCCAATAACAAAACACGATGATTGGTTTGATATAATATCATTGAAAAATAATGATGTATACAATTTATACGAAAATGTGATAAAAGAAATAAAATCGAGTTATTATGAGGTGATATTTCAGAATGAATGGAAACACTTCACTGATAACGGACAGGAAAGAGATTCTCATCCTACTCCCAACGAACATCTTGAATATATTCGCAAAGTATTACCAGAATTCACAGTTACTAATAAAATGGAAGAATTTGCTGAACAAGAAACTATTAAATTTTTAAACAATCAAAGATCTGATTTCAAACGATCAAGAGTGAAAAGATTTTAAAGATAAATATTAATATGTGGACTCTAATTATTATGCTACACGCCGTTTCTCCAAACGTACCTCCAGCCAAAGGATCTATACTTTTATCTACTACAGGACACGAAGAATGTCTTAAAGCAAGAGATGCGGTTATACGAGGATGGCAGTCAGATCGATATCGTGTGTCAGCTAATTGTCTTCTACTAAAGCAATAACAGGTATAAATAAAATTCTACACAGCGGCCTTCCTGGCTCTTCATCCCGCTTTACAAATTCTGCAGGCCTATGCTAAAATCTTAACATAGGAGAATAAAATGTCTTTAGCAACGAGAGTTTACAAATACACAAGCACAAAAGAATATCACGATGCATTTCCATGTGCATATCGTCAATGGCGTGCCGATAGCCATTGCAATCTAATTCACGGCTATAGCTTTAGCATGAAGTTTTACTTTGGTACAGATGATCTGGATGTGCGTAACTGGGCTGCTGATTACGGCGGCCTCAAAGAACTTAAAAAGATTCTAGAAGACCAATTTGACCATACACTAATTGTAGCAGCGGATGATCCCGAATTGGCCACATTCAAGATGCTACAAGAACGTAAAATGGCCAAGATTGTTGTGCTACCCAAGCTAGGTTGCGAAGGGCTTGCTGACCAGTTATACAAATTTGTTAATGGTGTATACATTCCTGACATGTGGGGGCCAAGCGAAGCCGAACGTCTTTGGTGCTATCGTGTAGAAGTACGCGAGACACAAGCTAACATGGCTTTCCGTGAAGGACATAGAGAATGGAATGAGGATTTGTTCGCTTGAACGATAACTTTGAAAATTTATTGTACCAGGCAGGGCTAACGGCACAAGGATGTTGGGATGAGATGGACGAATACGATCAAGCGGCCATCTTACAATTTGGTCGACTTGTTGTACAAGATTGTATTAAAATACTACATCAACAAGAAAGAATTCCCAAAGGGTACCTTTATGCCAAACCTGCACACATACATGAACTAGCAATCAAACAACATTTTGGAATAGACAATGAGTAAAATCAAGGTAGCAGAATTATTTTATAGTATTCAAGGCGAAGGCCGCTATATGGGTGTACCAAGTGTATTCTTGCGAACATTCGGATGCAACTTTAAATGTGCTGGCTTTGGCATGCCAAGAGGTGAAATAAGCATTGAAGCGGATGATATTGCATACACCCATGCCAATATTGAATCATTTCACAAGTACGAGGAACTTCCTTTGGTTAGTACAGGTTGTGATAGTTATGCCAGCTGGCATCCTGCATTCAAGGATCTTAGTCCTGTACTAACTAGTGATGCAATTGCAGAACGTATTATGGAAATTCTTCCGCACGGTAAGTGGAAAGATGAGCATCTAGTTATTACAGGTGGTGAACCATTGTTAGGATGGCAGCGCAGCTACGAGGATTTACTAAATCATCCTCGTATGCAAAAACTAAAAGAAATTACGTTCGAAACTAACGGCACCCAGGAGTTGTCGAAAGAGTTTAGACACTATCTATTAGACTGGACACTGAATCCCAAACTTGGTCGCAGAGGCCATAATGCTCTTACATTTAGCGTAAGTGCTAAACTTCCTGCTAGTGGTGAACGTTGGGAAGATGCTATTAGACCCGACATTGTTTGCAGCTATCAAGAAATTGGTCATACTTATCTCAAGTTTGTTGTGGCTACAGAAGCGGATGTACAAGACGCATTAAAGGCTCATGAACAATATCGCAATGCAGGATTTAAAGGTGATGTGTATCTAATGCCAGTAGGCGGTGTAGAAAGTGTTTACTCGTTAAACAATCGCACAGTAGCAATGGCTGCAATGAAACATGGATTGAGATATAGTGATAGATTGCAAGTGCCGTTATTTAAAAACGAATGGGGCACTTAAAGTGTCAAAATTTAATTTTTATTTTTTAAGATCAAAAGGTATTTTAATATGGTCTTTAAGGATTAAATCTAGAACCTTCACTTTTAGACTGGATAAAATCAACAGATGGTGGAGACCAAAATTTGTAACTTACAAACTTCAAGACTTGGATATCTTAGGATTATATTACGAAGTAGGGTTTGTTAACTTAAAAGATGATAAAGGATAGATATGTTTGAATGGCTAAAGAAGAAACCAGAAGTAAAGGCAGAAACAAAGTCTGAACCTAAGCCTAAGAAAAAGTCAGCCAAAGAGTTGGCTACTGAGGCCGGCGATCCTTACATCAGCGTTGTCAGTGTTGAACTTGATCCGGATGATGTTGGTAACGGCGCATTTGAACTCGACTGGAACGAAGTTTTTGTTGCTCGTCTAGTAAAAGCCGGCTACATGCAGAAAAAAGATGATACTGACGCTGAGATCGTGGATCGGTGGTTTCAAAGTATTTGTAGAAATATTCTCAACGAAAATTTTGAGCAATGGGAGGCCAATCAACCCATTGATGCCCGTCCCCGGCGTGTTGACAGAAACGATCTAGGAAACGGACGAACGGAAATATCTTGATATTATATGTAAACGGTGATAGTCATAGTGCCGGAGCAGAAGCAGTTGTTCCGTTTTGTTTTGCACAAGATGACTATCTTTATCGAGGTTTAGGAAAAAAACCGCATCCAGAAAACGAGCGTGCCAGTTATGGTTGTTTGATTGCTAATCACTTAGGTGCTATACTGCATTGTGATGCGGAATCTGCTAGTAGTAATACTAGAATAATAAGAACAACTAGGGAATATCTTGCTAACGAAGGTACACCGGATGCAATTGTAATTGGATGGAGCACCTGGGAAAGAGAAGAGTGGCTACTTGATGATGTTTTTTGGCAAGTAAATGCTGGTGGAGTCGGAAACGACTGGCCCAAAGAAATCAAAGAACGTTATAAAAAATACGTTGTCAACATTGATTGGGAATACTACGAGCACAAAGCACATGATGAAATTTTCGCATTTCATAATGAATTACAAGAAAAACAAATCCCACATCTGTTTTTTAACTGCTATAGTGATTTCCAAAATCAACCAATGGTCGATTGGTCTAACTGTTATGTAGAACCATACGACCCGGATATGACTTATTGGCAATGGCTGACCAATAATGGTTTCAAATCAAATGACGCTTACCATTTTCGAGCAGATGCCCATGAAAAATGGGCAGAATTTCTTTTACCGTACTTGACACGATTATTATAATATGCTAATATTACTGCATGAGATATCTAATTGTAGACACAGCCAACACATTCTTTCGTGCCCGTCATTCGGCCCATCGTCAATCGGATACATGGGATAAGCTAGGATTCGCTATTCATGTTACCCTTGGTTCGGTTAATAAGGCTTGGCGGGATCAGAAAGCCGATCATGTGGTATTCTGTTTGGAAGGACGCAGCTGGCGAAAAGATTATTACGAGCCGTACAAAAAGAATCGTACAGTCGCTCGTGCAGCTCTCACTGAATCAGAACAGGAAGAGGACCGACTATTTTGGGAGACGTTTGATAACCTCAAGACGTTCTTATCAGAAAAGACTAATTGTACAGTTCTTCAACATCCAGAACTCGAAGCAGATGATCTTATTGCAGGATTCATACACGCACACCCCAATGACCATCACGTTATTATATCCTCCGACACAGATTTCTACCAGTTATTGGCGCCGAATGTCGAGCAATATAACGGTGTTGCTGATGAACTCCATACGCTAACAGGTATCCTGGACAAAAAAGGCAAACTGGTTATTGATAAAAAAACAAAAGAACCCAAAGTCATACCTGATCCGCAATGGATCTTGTTTGAGAAGTGTATGCGTGGAGATCCAACAGATAATATCTTTTCCGCATACCCAGGTGTTAGGACCAAGGGCAGCAAGAACAAAATTGGTCTCACTGAAGCATTTGCTGACAAACATAAAAAAGGATATGCTTGGAATAACCTTATGCTTCAAAGATGGACAGATCATAACGGTGTGGAACATCGAGTGCTAGATGACTATGAACGCAATAGGGTGCTGGTGGATCTTACCGCACAGCCCGAGGAAATTAAAAATAAAATTGCAGAAACTATCGCTGCAGGAGCAGTCAAGCGAAGTCGCCCAATGGTAGGTGCTCAGTTCTTGAAGTTCTGTGGCAAATATGAATTGAACAAGCTCAGTGAGCATAGTTCAAACTATGCCGAGCTACTAGGTGCGGAGTATCCAGGATGACAACATGGTTAATATTAGCCTTGTTGTTTGTTAAACACTTTCTAGCAGACTTCTGTTGGCAAAGTGATAGAATGATCAAAGATAAAGGCCATCTTGGTAGATTAGGCGGATTACAACATGCCGGTCTCCATGGTGCTTTGACCTATGTAATACTCATGCATTTTTTAGGTATTCAGGCCTGTGTAATGCTGGCAGCAATTGATGCAGGTATTCATTATACAGTGGATTGGACACATCGCCGAGCAACTGTAAAACTATCTACCAATTCAGATGCTTTTTGGTTTTGGATCGGAGTAGATCAATTGATTCATGCATTAACTTACTTGATCATAGGATTTATAGTAAGTATTTTATTAGCAGAGTACATATAATGATTAATAATATTTACGGAAACAGTCAGTGGCTAGACATACAAACTTATCAAGGTAATAAACCATATATCAATACCACACAGCCAATTGCAGGCATGGTACGTTACAACATTCATAACGGTGGTTGTATGGAAGTGTACGATGGTAGTACATGGCAACCATTTGCTAATGGATCAGCAAATATTGACCTTAATGAAGATACAAAAAGAATACTCGAATGGGCCGAGAAAAAAATGCACGAAGACCAGAAATTAAAAGAACTATTGGTTAGGCATCCTGGCCTAAAAGACTTAAACGACAAGTTCGAAATGATGCGAGCACTGTGCATGGAGGAAGAACAACAATGAAATGGTTAAAAAGAAAATTACGAAATTGGCTAAATGAGGAAGATATTCAATTAGAGAGAGGCATAGTGGTAGAGCGAGATAGATCGGCCCCATCACAAAACGGTATGAACTTTTGTTTATATACAGCAGTAGGTGGTCATATTCTTGAATCTCGTGTATACAATCCTAAAACTGATCGCAGCGACGGCACATTATACATGATTCACGAAGATCAAGACTTTGCCAAACAAGTGGCGCAAGCAATTATGTTGGAGCAAATGAAACTATGAGCAATTATTCTTCTACCATGGCAGGCTCGGCCGCAGGAATCGCTCCGTTGACTGTGAGTGATCTTACCCAAATTAATTTAGGCGGTTGGAACAGCGAAAACAAATTGCCTAACAAAAAAATATCATTTGATGTTCACACCGCACACGGCGGCTACGTTGTAAAGGTATCCACCGGCTACGGCAACGAAGGCGACATGTATGTAATAGACGACAATAAAGATCTCGGACAGGAATTAGGTAAAATTGTGACACATCATACATTGGCTAAATCATCATGAGTGAATTAATTGCCAAACCAATTGTAAAAAATAAATTTTGGGTAGTAGAAAAATCTGGTCAGAAGATAGCAACTATTCAAGCTGTTGACGACGGCGGTATTGTTTATGTTCACAACGATAGAAGAGAAAAGTACCCCAGTGTTAAAATTTTAAGCAAACAATATAATATAAAATTTGATAAGACGTCAAAACAAACAGTTTACGAAAAAACAAATCAAGTTTACGGTTATCCTATTTCTGGAAAATTCTTCAACGTTGTATATGATGTAAAGAAACGTTTACCAATATATACCAAAACAGAAAAAAGTAAAAGTCAATATTGTGCAGGATACTATCTGCTATTGTTAAACAATATTTGGACCAAATCTTTCTGCCCAAAAAATATCAGTGTCAACAGGTATCAATACCTTGGACCATTTCGTACAGAAGCAGAAATGTTGAACAAACTAAAGGAATTAAACAATGCAAAAACTTAGTCTGGCATTTAAAAACTTTAATAACAAAGTGCAACAAATGAACCAGTCTGGTAGTCGACAGTTGATGTTAAGCGCAGACGAAGCTAGAAATTTACATGCGGACATTTATATTCTTTTGGCCAACTTGGCGGAAATGCAACCTGCTTCCGAAACAGCCACAGCTTCCGAAATATCAATGGACGGAGGCGGTTTTAAGTAAACTACGCCGTTATTTGTCATAAATATATAATCAAGGAATCCAGCAATGGCAAGACCTAAACCTACTGTGTTGTTAGAACACGTGAACAAAACTAACTACAAAAGTGATCAAGTACTAAGTTCCGAAGGAATTTGGGCAGTGTTCTACGATAATGCACCTATTAATTTAAAAACTCATCACACTCTGCTACACTACCCTGGTCCCAAGTATAAAAAGGTCAGCTTCAGCAATAGCGGACATGCTATTAATCTAGCCAAAAAACTCAACACTCTGTTTAAAACCGACAAATTCACCGTGGTCCTAATGAAACAAGGTGACCAAGTCTACCCATAATCAACAAAGCTATACAGAAAGTATTTTGCATGCGGCAGGACGTAGTGATGCAGAATATACCAAATGTATCAAAATTTGGTGGTGGAACTATACCAATCCGAATAATCTAAGACTAAGCAAGACCGGGTTTCAATTTATAAAGAAGTTTACTCAAATTCCTGTGTACGAATGTACACTGCCAGAACCATTACGTAATAGGACACTGATTCAATTAAGCAGATTGATGACTTGTCCGTATTACATACACAAAATTGATCAAATATCTGTACTAGGTGAAGAAGAGTACGTTATGTTAAAATTACATGCGGATAATCTGCAACAATACTTGGACAACTTGCAACTTTAACAACCGTTGCACATAATTCACGTTTTGCATATAATATACAGTCTTCGTTAAAGGAGGGCATATGCAAGCTCGTACATATATTAGCAAATATGCAACACGCAATAACAAAAAAGCAATAGTTCAATATTACAAAATACCCGCTACAACAAAATGGGTAGAGTACATGTTGGACAAGCATGATATTAACAAAATACTAATGGATAGCGATTTTGCAACAAAAATGGACTTGTTAGAAGTTTTGCAAGTTTTAGAGCGCAAAATTGACTATATGTATAAGCATCCAAATTTTGAGTTTAAAAAAGCAACAGATTTGTTTCATGTTTTAAAAAATGCAACTAAAGTTGCACCTTTAGCAATACCCAAAAAAGTTGCAAAAAAGCAACATAAAAAACGGTAGACTAAAAAGACCCATTTTGCTATACTATGTCTGTTGGGTAGTTAATTTTAACTGTAATTTATAGGAGAGTATATGTCTAAGACTTTTACTTTTGCGGGTACTTGCACTGAGAACGGTGCAGTTGTTTACAAATTTGCTAACGACGCTAACCGTGCTAAGGCACTTGAGCGTTTTGGTTGCACTAACATTGAGATCCTGCCGTTGCCAAATGCAATGGATAAAGAGGCGGCTGTTGCTTACTTGAACAGTATTGGCATTACTGCTACTAAGGCGGCTCGTGTTGCTAAGGCTGCAAAGCCTGCTACTGTCAAAGTCAAGGCTGCTAAGACTACTAAAGTGGTTGCAACCAAAGCCAAGCGAGTGCCCGCTGAGCTCAAGCCTGGCATGGATGCTGCCAAGTTCTTTGATACCTGGATGGCAGACAAGACTGTCAAAGCCGATGCATGGCGCGAGAAGAACGGCATCTAATTAGTTCGAGTGTCTGTGGCATTTCTGCCACAGACATTAATTCTATAATACATTATAATAATGTTTCACACGTTATGAAGGAGAAACTAAATGGCTGTATCTGAAACCCGCACGGTGACGCCCGAAGAGGCTCGTAGCCGTATCCTACGCTCGTTTAAAAAACAGCGCCCGCTATTCTTGTGGGGTCCACCTGGTGTTGGCAAGAGTGAAGTGATTGCTGACATTGCTACTGAGCTTGGTGGCTACATGATTGACCTGCGCTTGTCGCAGATGGAACCGACAGACCTTCGCGGTATCCCGTTCTTTAATAAAGACAAGGGTCTAATGGATTGGGCACCACCAATTGATTTGCCCGATGAAGAACTCGCTGCACAATATCCGATTATTGTTCTGTTCCTTGACGAACTAAACTCAGCCGCACCTGCTGTTCAAGCAGCCGCATACCAACTGATTCTAAATCGTCGAATTGGCAAATATCACTTGCCAAAAAATGTTGTACTAGTTGCAGCAGGCAATCGAGATTCAGACAAAGGTGTCACTTATCGTATGCCTAGTCCGTTAGCTAACCGTTTTGTTCACTTAGAAGTTCGCCCAGATTTTGAGTCTTGGCAGAATTGGGCCGTTAAGAACAAGATACATCCAGACGTTGTTGGATATTTGAGTTTTGCCAAGAGTGACATGTTTGACTTTGACCCTCGTAGTAATAGTCGTTCGTTTCCGACACCACGTACCTGGACCTTTGCGAGTGAGTTCTGCCACGACGAGAGCGGCAGTGCTGCTGAACTAACGGATCTTATTGCAGGTTGCGTAGGTGAAGGTGCTGCTATCAAGTTTATGGCTCATCGTAAACATGCAGCTAACTTGCCTAAACCCGAAGACATCCTACAGGGCAAAGTCAAAGAACTCAAGACCAAAGAAGTGTCGGCTATGTATTCTTTGACTACCAGTATGTGCTATGAGTTGCAAGATTATTACACCAAGAACGGCAAAGACAAGATTGCCGAGTTTCATAAAATGGCTGACAACTTCTTGCGGTTCATGATGGATAACTTTACAACCGAGGTTACGGTTATGGGTGCTCGTGTTGCACTTACTACATATAACCTACCAATGGTACCAGGCAAGATGCCAAGCTTTGATGAGTTTCATCAACGTTTTGGTAAGTATGTGCTAGCGGCTGCTGGTTCGAGTAAATAAGTTTCATCGCGTGTGAGGCGGGGGCAGGACTTTGGTCCGTAAGACCCCCTTATTTTATTATGAAATTTCATGTCACCAAACTTGACGGAAGATATACCGGTAGTAGCTGGTTCAAGTATCGACTAGAATTTATTGCAGAAGCGTATACATATGGATACGACGGTCGTAAAAGTCGTGCAAAGCAACACCAACAAATGCTAGAATGGCTCTGGGAACACTATGGACCGGGGTGTGAAAGAGATCACTGGAAGTTTATGGCGTTCATAGATGAAACTACTACGAGTCTTGAAGCAAGAAAAAACGGTCCACGATGGGCATGGTTTGTTGATCAAAAAAATAATATCCCATACATATATATTGTCAATGATGAGACATTGTCTCACATCCAACTAAAATGGACCAGTTGACTATAAATCCATTTTGCGCTATAATATACATATAGTTAAGGAGCATAACACATGGCAGATTCTACTGTAATTGATAAAGCAAAAGCAGTAACCGTAACAGATCCGCGCACAGATGCAGCGGCTCGCGAAAAACTTACTACAGCTCGTATTGGCTTGCTACTAAAGGCTCCGTTCTTTGGTCAGCTAGCTACTCGTATGACGCTTACTAATGCGGACGAGTGGTGCTCGACCGCTGCTACAGACGGACGCAAGTTCTATTATAATAGTGAGTTTGTAAACAAGATGCCGTTAAAACAACTCGAGTTCTTGGTCGGACACGAGATTCTACATGCGGTGTATGATCACATGGGCCGGCGCGGCGACCGTATGCCACGTCTAAGCAATATTGCTGCTGACTACTGTGTCAATCAAGATCTTGTGGACCAGCGCATTGGCGAGAAGATCAGTGTAGTGCCTATTCTGTATGACGCCAAGTTCAAAGGACAGAGCTACGAAGAAGTGTATGACTATCTGTATCAAAATGCAGACAAGATTAACATGGATCAACTTGAACAAATGGTGCTCGATGATCACCTGGAAGATGGCGAAGGTGATGGTGGCGATGGTGATGGAGACAAAGACGGCAAGGGTCGTCCCAAGCTTAGTAAAGAAGAAGCACAGGCCATCCGCGACGAGATCAAGGGTGCTGTGATTGCAGCGGCTCAGGCAGCAGGCGCAGGTAATTTGCCTGCTGGTGTCAAGCGTCTACTCAAAGACATTACTGCGCCAGTTATTGGCTGGAAGGAATTGCTGCAACAACAGATCACCAGCGTAATCAAGAATGACTACACCTGGGCTCGCCCGAGTCGTCGAGGCTGGCACATGGACGCCGTTATGCCTGGACTCAAACCCGGAGAAATGATTGATATCTGTATCGCAATGGACCAGTCTGGATCCATTAGCGAAGAAGACAGTCGTGCGTTCCTTGGTGAGATCAAAGGAATCATGGAATCGTTTGATGAGTACAAGATTACACTATGGTGCTTTGATACGGAAATCTACAATGTTCAGACTTTTACAAGCGACAACATTGATGACATTATGGAATATGAACCCCAAGGTGGCGGTGGCACTGACTTCATGGCCAATTGGGAGTTTATGAAAGAAAACAATATCGAACCCAAGAAGTTCATTATGTTCACTGACGGTATGCCGTTTGATGAGTGGGGTGAAGAAGAATACTGCGAAACTGTTTGGATCATTAAAGGCAACCCAGGTTGTGAACCACCATGGGGTATTTGGGCACACTACGAAGAAGCCGCCAAAGGAGGTAGATAATGAATCGAGCCTGGCGTTTTGTAAAATGGTTTGTTAGCAAGTGCGGATGGTTTGAAATTCTGCTATTTACTTCTGTTTTTTGTTTGTCAGCAGGCCTTACATCAGGTGAAGGACAAACTCGTAATATCTTTTGGGGTATAGCTATATGTCTAAACGTGCTGGCAGCATTGATTTTTGTTGCATGGGGTGTTCGCAACATGTGGCGTGAATTTATCAAACATGATGAAAAATGTTTTGATATCCTTAAACAAAAGGATATTAAATGATCAACAAAGAATTTATTTTAGTTATAGTGGTCGTAGTAATAAGTGTATTTCTAGCCTTGGCTTATTTCCCCAACGATCGACGAGTGATTGATTGCGGCATTGCAGAGATCAGTCCGGATTACTCCAATGAAATGAAGGAAGCGTGTAGGAAAGCGAGGATGGCACAATGAAAGTAGAACTAACCAGCGAAGCAGTAGATGGCCTGATGCAAAGCATACTGATGCAAGACTATCAAGGCCTTGTTGAGGATACTGATCGATTGAAAAAAATCAAAGACAAGCAAACCTATCAACTGCAAGATATCGAGCACAATCTGCGCTACATTGATGCCATGGAAGTGCTCATGGAGTACTATATTGGATTCGATTGGAAACAACGACTAAACAATCATGAGTAGGCATATTGGTCTTGCTGTTGGTATGAACATGATCGAACGTATTGATCAAATTCGTGAGCTGGCTGACTTTTTTGGTTTCCGTTTGGGTCGTCGGGCTCATAGTGGATTTGGTGATAGCGATATTGATGTGATTGCTCTGTACCCAAAAGATAACCAGTTGCCTCCTTACACTCGTGATGCTTGTTTGTTTACAGGCTCGCTATCTGACGTTGAAAACTTTTTAGATGGCATTCGTTGGGCAAGAAAATATGACAACCTGATTGGTGCTACAAGCGACAAGCGCCGTGAACAATATGAAGCGAAAGAAGTTGCTCGTTTAGAACGTATGAAACTCAATAAAGCCAAAGCAGAAACTTTTAAAATACTTAAACAGGAACATGCATAATGGGTGCTCGCAGTCATCATTACATACTACAACATCTCGATCAACTTGAAGGATCAATTGTAGAAATAGGTTGTGGACGAGGTGAAGGATCCACAGACTTTTACGCAGGCCTTGTTGTAGGTGTTAAAAAGTTCCGACATCATGCTGTTGACTTTGACATAGAACCGTACACTGTTGCACAAGCATATGCAGATCAGATTGCAAATTCTTTTGCTTATATGATGTCAGGCGAACAGTTTTTACAATCAGTATTTCCTGCTTTAAACGAAAAAGTTTGTTATGCATATCTTGACAACTTTGACTGGAACTACGATACCAGTACCGAGCAGTGGTGGCACGTTGAACAACGGAATCAATATGCCAAGTATGGCATTACCTTGAATAATGAAAATAGTCAACTGGCCCATTTAACTCAGACCCAATTGTTATTGCCGTACTGTGCCGAAAAATGTATTATACATCTTGATGATACATATCATACAAACAAGTGGGAAGGCAAAGGCGGAACCGCAGTTCCTTTTTTACTTGAACATAATTGGAAGATAGTGTATAATAATAGAATGAATACTGTAGCTCTAGCCAACTTTTAAAGGATATCATGGAACCAATTAATTTTGAAGAAATTAAAGCAAGCAAAAAAGTTAAAAAGCTAATTGCTGAGCTGCAAGAGCGACTGCTACTAACTGAAGATGCGCTAGAGGACATTACTCGTGCTGCTGAAATTGTAGAAGTAACCGGGCAAAGAGAAATTCTAAGTACATGGATCGAACAGTCAAATGACTTTCTAAAGAATCGTATTGTGCGCCCAGACTCTAGTATTGGTGCCGACGAGCAAAAAATTCTTGTTATAACTGACGAAACCAAAGACAATAAAAATGTTACGTAATGGATCAGCTAATCCGTTGACTGTACACGGTCTAAGAGAACTAGACCGTTGTCCGCCACACTTTATCAAAGTACAATTCGAACTGAAAACCAGTCATCCTAAAAAAATCACTGATTGGATTTGGGAAAACTTAGAAGGACGTTTTTGGTTCGGAGAAGAATACTACATCAATGATTCAGGCAAGGTAGAATTTACCAATTGCGCTGGATTCGAAATTCCAGGAGAAGCAAGTATGTTTGCTTTGTGTCTGGATCAAATCAATTCCCACAATTATCTTATCTAAAAAAAATTCTATTGTATTTTACTTGGTTAAATAACAGTAGTTATTTACGGAGATACAATGGAACAAGAACAACCAGAAACCCCAAGCCTTGCATTATCTGATTTAGTATTACTACTAAATCTTATACGTGCGTCTGCTGAACGCGGATCCATTCGTGCAGAAGAAATGTCCGAAGTTGGTTCTGTATATCAAAAATTGGTTAAATTCTTAGAAGCAAGTGGTGCACTGAAGCCAGTGAATCCACCGGTTATCAATGAACAACCAGACCAGCCTGCCTCAAATTAACCTAGGAGAATAGTATGTTAAAACACGTTGGCAAACACAACGACAAACGATGTGTAATCGTTTTTAGAAAAATTCCAGATCTAGAGCATATGGCTCTAGTAGTATACAGCGATTTACTTCCGCGTCTAGTACACGACGAAGTTATGCGAGCTGTTGAAAGTCCTCAAGGACAAGCCGCAGTAGAAATTGCCGATGTATTATTTAGAACTGTCATGGCCGACGGTACTAATTGTTTAGAAAGTCTGCATCGTAATGGATTGATGAAGAAAGTACCTACCAATCAAGTATTAGTTACACCAACTACTACAAGCAGTGTAAGACTTGACGAACTCAATGACATTCTTGACGAAATGGCCAAGGGTCAAGAAGCCATGGAACGACTGCAAAATCTTGATGCTAATAGAGGCTTAACTGGAAAGAAAAATAATACTCCACCTCGTCGGGCTGAGATTCAAGAACTAGGCGAAAGAAAAACTCGCGAAGCACAAGGTAATACCAGTGCAGCAGAAATGTTAACCAGTATGCTCAGTGATAGTGATTTGGCAGCACAAAGAGCTGACCAAGCTGCCAAAATGGAAGCAACCGCACAACAATTATTAGCCGAAGCTGCACGTCTCAAAGCAGAAGCAGAAAGTTTAAGCCCAAAGGTCGACGATGTCGGAACAAAAACCAAAAAAACCTCGACTAAAAAGCAAGCGGCTTAACTTAGATAGCAAAGCAAAATGGGAATCTATTTTAAAATCTGTAGAGAAAAAAGAAATTCCCATTGCTATGCTTGAAAGTATGAGCGTTAACTTAACTGATGGCACAGAAGTAAGTATCAATATAAAAGAACTGTTAGATGAAGGCAACGACCCTAACGAACTTGAAAAAATGATCAAAGTAAAGTTGAGTGCGTTAGATCATATAATAAACGATATTGATTTTTACATCAGTGTTAAAGCAGTTGCAAAAGTGGTACAACCGGCCACAGATAACATTTTAAAAAACTTATGATTTGTACAATATTTGCCACGGACCAAATGGGAACATTTGGTAATCGTGGAACTTTGCCATGGCCCATGGATCCCGAGGATATGGCCTGGTTTCGAGAACATACACTAAATCAAATTGTAGTAATGGGTCGTAATACTTGGGACGATCCAAAAATGAAGAAGCCACTGCCTGATAGGATCAATTGTGTAATCACAAATAAACCATTAAACATGCCAACAGTAAGAAGGTTATCGGGAGATTATAAAAAACAAATTCGAGAGCTTCAAGACTTATATCCAAAAAAAAATATTTTTATAATTGGCGGTCCGGATATCATTATGGATTGCAAAGATCTAATAGATTATGCATATATCACGCATCGCAAAGGTGCTGCCTTTAGCGATGTCCGAATTGATATGCGGGCATTTATGGTTGGTATGAGAATCACAAGCAGTAGACCTAGCACGGATAAAATGTTAAACTTTAGTATCTATAAAAACGTAGATATTTTCAGACCTTTATAAATGGAACAACAATATTTAACAGCATTGCGTGATGTTTTAGAAACAGGGACACGCAGAGATGATCGTACGGGCGTGGGTACCATTGCCAAATTTGGTATGCAGCAACGTTACGACCTCGACCAAGGTTTTCCTGCAATAACTACTAAAAAATTAGCATGGAAAAGCGTAGTCGGCGAACTACTTTGGATGATCGAAGGATCAGGTGATGAGCGTAGACTGGCAGAAATTACACACGGAACCCGAGACGGTACTGTGACTATCTGGACTCCTAATGCGCTTGCACCTTACTGGCAACCTCGGGCCAAGTTCGAAGGCGACCTGGGTCGTGTTTACGGAGTACAATGGCGTCATTGGCGTACTGTTAAACAACGAGAAGCAAACGGTAGTTTCAAAGACAGTTTTGGTAGTACTTATCGTAGAGTAGGTAATAATATAGAAGTAAAAGAAGTTGATCAACTAAAGTCGCTGATCGAGGGTATAAAAGCAGACCCATACGGACGAAGACATATATTAACAGCGTGGAACCCAGGCGAGTTAGACGTCATGGCCTTGCCCCCGTGTCATTGCTTTGCACAGTTTTATGTAGCAGATGGTAGACTCAGCTGCCAGATGTATCAAAGAAGTTGCGACATGTTTCTAGGTGTACCGTTCAATGTCGCCAGCTATAGCCTATTAACGGCTATGATAGCACAAGTGTGCGGTTTAAAAGTCGGCGAGTTCGTTCACGTTCTAGGCGATGCACACATATACCTAGACCATGTGGAGCAGGTTAATGAACAGTTGACACGTGAACCATTTCCTGCCCCGCAATTGTACCTCAATCCTGAGATTACTGATATTACCAAGTTTACCATGGCAGATATTAGATTAGAAAATTATCAAAGCCACGACGCTATTCGAGCAAGGATGGCAGTGTAATGAGTGGTAATATTACAATTTACTTAGGTGATGATACTCCAGCATTTCATACCTATGTAAAAAGAAATGACCCATTAGCACATGAATACAGATTAAACGGAGATAATAATACAATTGTTTGGATCAAAATTGATGATTACACTCCAAAAGATCTTAATAAGATTTTTTTAGAAGCAAAACAAGTTATATACTGCCCTCCTGTGAATTGGAAAAACAACGAGCTTGAGTATTATACTAAAGGGTGGATAGAGTACCTTAGTTCTAGACGATCTGTTAAAACACTCAGAGTAGGAAAATACGGATTGGGTCCAACGGATTACGAATCACAAGATTTTATTATTCCAAGTTTTTTAAAACCAATTGCCAATCGTTTAACAGACGATAAACAAATTTGGATGGCAGGTTGTAGTTTTACCAACGGTCACGGATTAGATGATAAAAATTTACGATTTGGTCAATTGTTTGCCGATAATTTAAATTTACCAGTTTCATTTCTTACAATGAATGGTGCATCAAATCAATGGACCGCTGATCAAATCCTTAAGGCAGATATACGATCCGGAGATATATTATTTTTTGGTGTCACAGGTACAGCAAGGAGTACCATTTATACTAAAGATCGATTATGGCCTATTACAATCAATGAACTAAACAAAAAATTACCTCTTTATCAAAAGTTAATTGTCGACAATAACAAGATTGCTCCAATGCGTCGAATGATCACAGAGGAATTCTTGCTTTCCGATCACAGTTTTTACGAATCAATCAATCATATTGAACAAGCGTTTAACTATCTTAAAAAATTAAAAGTCAATTTTTTAATTGGTTATTTTGCTGATTTAGATTTCCCTTATTTAGATCATATGGGTAAAATGATGCATTACATGTTGAGTCATAACGATCCCCGATTGTTTGTAATCAAACCAGAATATCCTTGGAAAGATATTATTATTAGAAACCCTCAAGATACAAACAATGATGATGCTCCTGTACATCATCCAGGTCCAAATCAACACAAAATTTACGCAAACGATTTATTATCTATATATAACGAATTATATCAATGATATTACACTCGTTTACAATGGGCGATGTTGAAGATCCTTATCTGTATGCTGCTTTTCCTATTAGTGATTGGCAACAGACCGAACACGGCAAATGGATAATGTCAAATGTAATTGGTGAACCTACATTTCATATCACGCCTGATCCAAATACATTTGGATACCGTGTGGTAATAACAGGCGATCTTACACCCGAAGCAGCAACATTCTTTACATTAAAATATCGATGAGAGCATTAATCACTGGCGCAGCTGGATTTATTGGACACAATGTTGTTTACTATCTTGAAAAGCAAGGAGTAGAATGTTTTGGTGTTGACAATAGAACCAACTATGGTTTTATTCCAGCCGACGAGTTAGACTACTTGATACGAGGTAGATTACGAAAAATAAGATCATCTCCTTTGGTTGGCGATATAAGAAACACCGAAGACATGCGTAGTCGAGTTGGTACTTTTAGTTGTGATACTATTATTCATTTAGCTAGTTTTCCTAGACAGAAAGTTGTTCAGCAGTCACCGGTAGTAGCAAGCGAAGTGATGATTACTGGTTTAATAAATTTATTAGAAGCGGCTGTAGTACACAAAGTAAAAAAATTTGTATACATAAGTTCTAGCATGGTATATGGAAATTTTGAATCTGGTGTCAATGAATCAGCTGTTTGCTGTCCCCAAGGTCAATACGGAATCATGAAATATATGGGCGAGAAGCTTGTTGAGGATTATTGTACAAGACACGCAATACCGTATATAATTATTAGACCAAGTGCAGTATACGGTGAATGGGACGTCGAGGATCGTGTAGTGAGTAAATTTGCATTAGCAGCATTGCGTGATCAAGAACTAACTGTGCGAGGCGCTAATGAACGTCTTGATTTTACACATGTTGACGATACTGCTCAAGGAATTGTTGCAGGTATTTTAAGTAAAAATACAGCCAATAAAATATATAATATCACACGCAGTGATTCAAACACATTAACTCTATTACAAGCAGCAGAGTTGATAACTGAAATTGTAGGTAAAGGTTCTATCAAGGTAGCAGATAGAGATTTAAACTTTCCAAGTCGCGGTAGATTGAGTATAGATCGAGCACAACAGGATTTTAATTTTGATCCAAAAATAAATGTAAAAGAAGGATTTGAGCGTTATATTGATTGGTTAAAATCTTCAACCTATTGGCAGAGTCGACTATGAATGTGGTTCCGTTTTTTGGGGTAGATAGACAATATAAAAATCTACGCGAAGAAATTCTTGACATCACTGATAGAGTGTACTCTACCGGTCGAGTACTAGATGGAAACTATACTCAAGAATTTGAATTGCGAATCGCGAGACGCTGTAATAGAGCGTATGCATTGGCAGTGAACTCAGGCACCCAAGGCCTAATATTTGCACAACAGGCTGTGTTAACGAAACCACCGTACGCTGTTTTAATCCCCACTGTTAGTTTTGTAGCTACTATTAATAGTGTTCTAATGAACGGATTTATTCCGGTATTTTGTGATGTAGATTTTAAAGGAATTTTAGATTTAGATTCTTATCAATACAAATTAGATGCCAGTGTAGGTGCAATCATGTATGCGAATCTATTCGGTAATTGCATCGATTGGAATAGATTTAGAATGCAAACAGAATTCTTCAACGACGATTTGGCTGTAATCGAAGATGCCGCACAAAGTTTTGGTGCAAGTTATCGAGGTATACCTAGTGGCAAGATGGGAGATATCAGTGTATTAAGTTTTGATCCAACCAAGAACTTGAACAACTACGGGTCAGGCGGAATGATCTTGACTGACAATCTTGATTACTATAACACTTGCTTGGCATTAAGAGACAATGGCAAAGCCATCCATGACATACCAGGCACTAACAGTAAAATGAGCGAAGCTGACTGCGCTCAAATGTTAGTCAAACTCAATCACTTTGATGCTTGGCAAGATCGTAGACGAAAGATCGCCGAATACTATATTGATCAACTATATCAATACGTTGATATTCTTACGCCAAATGAAGGTGTAGAACATGCTTGGCACAAGTTTGTGATTAGAACCAATCATAGAAACAGTTTGATGCAGAGACTAAGCTTGGATGGCATAGAAACCAAGATACATTACGAAAATGCCTTGTACGACCTGGGTGTGGGATTTAACTATGTTGACTACAGCAGAGATCTATATACAGAAACTAGTGCATTTACTAGAGAGTGTTTGAGCTTGCCTATATATCCTGAATTGTCAGATGCCGAAGTTGAAACAGTTGCTGACAGTATCAAACGTTATATAGAGTCCTAAATCTATCAGCCAGCCAAGGCCAATCAAAACTAAGCATTAGTCGATCGTATTCTCCCGCAACTTCCGTGTAGTAATCAACTGCGTCTTGCGCTCCACGCAAACACCATTCAGCATAATCTCCATTGGCTGTTGTAAGCCATGTGTTGAGTCTATGTTCGGTCTCTAGTGTAGGTGACTGATCCATAAACAATTTTAATTTTAATACTTCTCTAAATGCTGTACGCCAAGTGGTCCACGGATCTTGGTTGAAGTATGCAATGGCACTTAGTTCAGGAACCACAGTGTGTTTTTGACTTAGTGTAAAGTCTAGTCCAGACTCAATGGTTTCTAATACCAATCGTTTGTTGTAAGCAATTACACCCATGTGTCCGTACTCTAAACCGTTAAGACAATTGCGACTATGGAATATGTAATGCTTGGCTTCTTGCCAGTAGTCCGGTTGCCAAGTAAAATCAAAACTTCCCATAACTTCTAATTTAGCAAACACAGCAAAGAACCACGCCGACTCACTTGCTTGTGCAGCAGCATGGTACGCAGCAACTCGTCCATTGACATTTTTTACTCTGTGAACCTTTTGATGTCCATGTGGTATCTGTGCATCTACCACTGTTACCAAATGATTGTACCAGCGTTCTGCATCAGGCTCTCCGTTGCTAATATACACAATATTCAGTGGTCGATCTGTATAATATGCGTCTTTTCTTGTTAAAACATACGGATAATCGTACAATTGTGTCTTGATATGTGCTCGAGCTTCTCTAGGTACTAGACTCATGCTACCTGACTGATTCAATGGCTCTGCAATTCTATCTTTTGGATGCCATATACACGGTGGTGTAAAAACTGGGTAAAGTGGAAATTCTGTTGTCTTGAAAATGGTATAAGGAAATTGAAAGTCATGATTGGTAATTGGTTCAACAATACTATCACCATTGTATTGAACAATCGGAACATCCACCGGCACTATTTGAGTGTTACAATAATGTATAACATTAAACCAATCAAGCAATTCCAACTCATACAGTTGTGTTCTCAAAGAAGGAACGTGTATATAAAAGGTATCTCCTCGTCGTTGTGCATATTGCCCACTATGCGAATACGTAGGAAATACGTGAATCATTTCTTGTTGTTCGGGTGCAGGGTGCCAAGTAAAATCAAAATCTGCGTACATACAAAAACTACTAATGATCCAAACATACTCTGTGGTTGCCAAGTTTGCAATTCGCTTAAACACATTTAGATGGCTATCAACATAACGAGTAGATTTTGAGTCCGGATATTGTTTTTTTATTTTAGCAAATTGTTCTTGGCTTCCTTTGTTGAGGAAATCCATATAGAAGATTTGTGTGGCACCTGATTGAATATGCTGACTACTAACAAATTTTACGCCAGCAGTTCCTCGATATATTGGACCCCCATCACGCTGCCATTGTGTAGGAAAATGATATTCATAGTCTGGCTCTAGTTCATCTGGATGCCAACTATAGTCAAAATCTTCGTCATTGATATTAGCGGGTATGATCCATTTTGTTTTATCTGCCAGTCTTGTAGCTTTTTGTTCGTTTCTAAAATGCCATTCTTTATTATGTGTTGTATCTTTATTCGCTAGATATGCGCCGCCTGTGCGCTGCCATTGTGTACCAAAGCAGTGTATTTGATTAGATTCCCAAGGAGCCGGGCGCCATGAAAAATCAAAATCAGCGTAATCGTTATCTCCATAAATATACCAGTAGTGTCCGGTTCTACTTTTCTCAGCTGCATCTTCTAACGAGTCAGCAGGCTGCTCATGTGCAAATCTATTAGGTTTAGCTCCATAATAAAAAACGTCAAACATGTATAATATTCACAGTCATTATGAAAATTTGTTGTCCTATCTAAACACTATTATAGCACAACCCACAGTAATATATTTTCATCCTTTTGGATCAACTCAACCAGAAAATATAGAATCTTTACAAAACGGAGGATTTGGTCCATTAGTTATTGCATACGATCAAGAACCTCTGTATTCTTTTTATAATACGCCGGTCTTTCAATACATTATTAAAAACTTTAAGAACGACGAAGGGTTTACTCGTCCTATTATATTACTTAACACAGAAAAAGAAAGTGTCGAAAAAACTAAAATACTTAATCAATTTAATTTTAAAGATGCCAATTATTTCTTCCACGGGCTGGCTGCTGCTGATTGGTACAGAGGATATCAATATTGTACAAATTTAATTCCGCCATCTAAAAGAACCATAAACAAAAAATATATAACCTTCAATCGTATAACTGGAAATTCTAGAGTGTACAGAAGTTTTCTAATAGGTGAATTAGCGCAACGAAATTTATTAGGGCAAGGGCATGTAAGTTATAGTGAAGTTTGTCCAGTTCACGGTCGTTATGAAAAAAATATTTTAGAAACTATAAGCAAATATAATATACCGTCTGATTATGTTTTAAAAATTAAGTCCTATTTAGATGAGATCAAAGGTCCTTTAAGAATTGATTGTGAGGGTAATATACCAAACGGAAGTCAAACCATTGGACCTATTTCTGCTATTATAGAAAGCTTTTTGCATGTTGTTACAGAAACATGCTTCTGGGATCAGCGTACTCATCTTACTGAAAAAATATTTAAGCCTATTGTAGCAAAACAACCTTTTGTACTTTTAGGTTGTGTTGGTAATTTAAAATATTTAAAAAGCTACGGATTTAAAACGTTTGATGCTTGGTGGGACGAAGGTTATGATGACATTGCTGATCCCATTGAACGAATACAAGCTGTAGTAAAAATAATCGAAGAAATCTGCAACACGTCGGACCAGGATCTTGAAAACATGTTGCGAGGAATGAATCATATACTTGAATACAATTATGAACTTTTTTACAGTAAAGAGTTTGTTAACAGTATTTGGAACGAAATGACTTCTAGTCTGAAATCGTCAATTGCTCAACATTTACCCCAGACTTTAAAAGAAAATTGATACCTGCACTATCTCTATAATCTTTTTTGTAGTACACTGAATGAATGCCACTTTGATAAATGAGTTTGGCACAATCTAAACAGGGTGCGTGAGTAATAAATATGTCCGCACCGAGCCCACTTTCATTTGACCTAGCAAGCTTTGCTATTGCATTTGTTTCTGCATGTAGTACTTCAGGTTTGGTTTTCAATGAAGTGGTGTCATCTGAATGTTGCACAACATCTTCACAGTTGTTATCCCAACCAGCCGGCATGCCATTATAGCCAATACTAATGATTCTATCATCTTTAACTACAATAGCACCTACATGTAATCTACGTGCATGACTAAGTTCTGCAAATGTTTCCGCAGTTTTCATATAAGCACGTTTAAACTTTTCTTTCATATTTGTTTTTAATTTGTTCATATATTATTTTTGCCCATTTTTCTGCATCTTGTTTGTCAACTTTTATATCGTACTTTTCCGGTGATACAAATATTTGATTGGTATCTGTATACCTGCTTTCATCTATGGTATCTACCCAAATAACAAAATTAGCATCAAAATTATCTCTCATGACTGGTAGTGGACAAACAAAATCGCATATCACACAATCACTATTCATTTTGTCTGCCAGTTCTCGCATTCTAACGCTTTGTCTAATACGTCCTTCGACGCTAAAGTCCCAATCATCGTATGCTTGTCTGACTAGGTCTGCGTTAAACCATTCTACAGTTTTGTTGTCGTCCTGTATTAAATTGCGTAATGCTTCGGCCAATGTAGTTTTACCAGCACCGGGTAGGCCCATGATCAAGATCTTGATTTTCATATTTTGTCAAACCATAACATTATGCTACACCTTGCTAAATCGTCTGGTATATCATGTTCTCTACCATGCATTACAGTGTATCCTTTATCAAAGAACCATCCATAATTATCTCTAAATGGCAATTGAAATAAAATTTCTTTGTTATCGTTATAAATTGTAGTACCAATAAATGGATACTCTTTGTCTGAAATATAAATTTGAGCTAGGTATACACTTCCTTCGTTCTCATAGTGCGGCGCTAGTGTACCAAATCCAGCAAAATCAATCCACAAATCAATTCCGGTATTTTGTACCTTGATTCCTAATAGGTGTTCAAGCTGTGTTAGTAAACTAGAAGAAATTACAAAATTTTTTAATGCATTGTACTTTTCGCTTTGTCCTTGATAAACATATCGTGGTCGCCCTTGTGCCCACTCAGGTATTTTCCAATCTACACTATCTGTTGTAAATTCATTGAATAATTTTTTAATTTTTTCGTGTATATCTTCGGGCAAAAATTCTTCAATTAAAAAAACTTTTGACCCAGTTGCTATGTTTACTGTATTAACAATCATGAGTGTACCTTTACACCATATCTTTGTTCAAATCTGTCTGCATCTGCACGATTGTTTACCATGGGTTCACCTTTGATATTTAAACTGGTATTGAGCAACATAGGGCAGTCCGTTAATACAAACCATTTCTCTAATAGTTCCCTAATACCCGAACCATCTCGCGGAACTGTTTGTACTCTACTGGTGCCATCAACATGACAGATAGCAGGAAACAAATCAGGACGCCGACAACAAGCGACTGACTGCATATAACGGCTATTAGTCCACCCAGGGCGGAAATCAAAGTACTCAGCAGCCATCTCTTCCAGTACAACAGGGGCAAAGGGTCTAAATTGTTGTCGTTGTTTAATTGCATTCACCTGATCCTTTATATTTGCGCCACGTGGGTCTGCTAACAAACTTCTATTTCCTAGTGCCCTTGGTCCAAATTCAGCGCGGCCGCTAGCAACGCCAACAATACCATCAGACAGTAAACCGTCCAATAAGGCGTTAACTGGATATGCACCAGGTATAAGGTGCCCAAGGTAAGCATCCACCCAACGAAGGCGACCACCATACGCAAGGGCTGCTGCGCCAAGACTCGAACCAGCGTCGCCCGGATTTGGCATGATCCAAATGTTATCAAAGTATTCTCCTAGGTTTCTATTTGCTAGACAGTTTAATGCAACACCGCCCATGTAAACAAGATTAGTACTCCACTTAAAGTCTCTTGCTCTACGCATTACGTTGTAGATTAAATTTTCTGCCACTTGTTGTGCAGCAGTGGCCGTGTCGGCATCTTGGACTTTGTAGATACCAGTATGCCAACCAGTGTGCAAATTTTCTTTAAAAGTTATTTTCCATTCATTGCTAACCAAATCGTGCTTTAAATGTTCCTTATAACCGTGGTCGCGACCATAAGCTGCCATGCCCATTAAGATATATTCATCTTCGTTGGGTTTGAGACCTACTTTTTGTGTCATGGCACTATAAAATAATCCTATGCTGTGGGGATATCGTTGAGTCCATAGTCGCTTGTATTGTGCTCGGCCACGACTATCGTATTTGGCACCCCATATGCTGATAGTATCCCATTCACCAATGGCATCAATAACTACTACCGTGGCTCTATCATAAGGACTGGTTTGAAATCCTGCTGCTGCATGACTCTGGTGATGACTGTGTGTGCTATAACTGGGTATGTGTGCGTATCCACCAAATTGTTCTGTCAAAATCTTTTGAGTGGATAACTTGTTCCACTCAACGCCTTCACCACTGTACAGTCTGCGTAGTTGTTTCTTCCATGGTGTTTCGTAATAAGCAACATGATGTACAGGTGAATAATTCATTACATCATCCATTAACGCACGACAGATATTGGCGTCGTTCTTTATTCCGCTATAGCGTTCGCTATGAGCAGCAAACAAGATATCGCCTTGTGTATTAATTACCGTGGCAGCGGCATCATGAAATCCAGCCGATATTCCTAATATATTCATTAATGTGTTCTGCTGTTCGTTGATGTCCAAGTTCCAAAGGATGTCCTCTTGGGCCTTTAGGGCATTCACCGACCCAATCAACCATTGCTTGATTAGGCCATCCTATAAAATATTTTTTATCAATTTGATCTATTAGATCGTTGTTTTTTATATCAGATCTTCTTGTGTCTTGATGATTTCCAAACGCATCGAACATTAGATAAGATTTGTTATGTATTTTTAAAAAAGACTGTAAAAGTATAACATTTAATAAGTATTGTCTATACAAGTAATCATCATTATGGTGTCTACTGTAATAGTCTGTTATGTCTGCTCTCCACGAATATTGATGTTTTCCAGGAACATTAATTCTTCCTGGCCAAATATCAAATACATCTATTTCATCGGCTATTTCAATTCTATCAAAATGTGTCCATGCAATAATTATTATGTCGTAATTATCAACTTGCTCTACTGCTGTCCTTACAATTTGACTGTTTCCCCTTCCGGGGCGTCCTAAGTTTGTTAAATTAGTGTCAAGGGAAACCGATATTAAACTAGGCCACGCAGAAATCTCTGAATTTATTAATTCGTCACCATGAGTAAAACTGTCGCCGACCGTTAATAATCTTTTTTTCATTTGTAAATGAAAGGATCTCGTTTACGAAGTTCGCGTAATTTGCGTCGATATTTAATTTCTAATCGTATTCTATTCCAAATGTTTTTTAACCATGTCATTGAATTTCTCCTGGATTAATTCTGCTGCGGCCACGTGTGCTTGTTCTAGAGGATGCGTGGCGCCAATTGGGTATTTATTTTCTAATGCCCATTGATAAAATCCTCTAGGATCTGTAGTTTCATTACTTTTTGTACCAGGCGGAAACCAAAACCAATTTTTATCATCTATTTGAGATAGTAAACTTTTTATATTTTCGTCTGGATTACTTACTGTAAAGTTATATAAAATTTTATTATCAACGCAAGTGAACAAATAAGGAACCTGTACATTTGTTAAATAATTTTGCAAATATACAATTTCTTTGAGGCTGGAATACACCTCCCAATATTCTCCACTGCCGACATGTTTATAAAATGTTTCTGTGAAATGATAAAGTCCTGTATGTTTGGCTCGATTAAGACTTTTAAAATGGTCATTAATCACGTCGTCTTTTTTAACCTTGAGTTCTTTTTTAATAGTTTCTGTTTCTTTGGCTGTCCATGGTGTAATTGCACACCATTCTCTGGTTCGTTGGCCGGTATCATACGCGAATTTAAATTCATATCTACCCGGGAAAGACCAATTCACAAATACAAAAATTTTATTTGGTAAATTTTTGTTTACCTCATTAATTACTCGTCTGGCTATTCCGTCATTTCCGATACCGGGCCATGCTACGCATCGATAATTATAATTTTTGCTTATTAATGCAGCGAATGTATTATCCGGGGATTGTAATTCGCTGCCATACACAAAACTATCACCGCCGGCTACTATAATCATATCCAGGTTTCATTATATCAATTTGCATCTGTTTGTATTTGTAATCACTCCAGCAATAATCAAATGTATTACTGATTCCATCAACTTCAATTTTATAAATGTCAAGATGATTACTTAATATTTGTTGTATTGTTTGTTCGTGTAAGGTTCCAAAACTGAAACTTAGATTAACTTGTCCTAGCGACAGATATCCTAAACTTAAATTAATATCACCGGGATCTTTGTTGTTGGCTATCAACCAATTATTGAATTTATCAATTTGTGTGTTGTGCCACTCGTGGGGGCCACCATACATTACACTTTTTCCCCACTCAATATCAAATTCTCCGCTGTAATATTTTAATTCAGTAATAGCTTCGCATACTGTATCAGTCAATGCCGGAGCACCTTCATCTCTAAATACTTCAAATAGAGTTTTACCAATTTGAGTCCAATGCATGTATACTCCGCCGAATGCTCTGTTAAACCCATTAGATAAGAATCCTTCTCTATGTTCGTTGCTTAATTCAATTCTGTCTGCATGAAGAAATGTAGTTATTTGACTGGGTCTTATCCATTCAGGAGCAGTTGCCTGCTTGCGTTTACTTAAACATAGTGTTTCAATTTCATGGCAAAGGTTATTTAACTGTCTTATTGCATACTTGGTATCGTAATCGGCAAATTTGTAGTACAGACTCAACTGATCTACTGTACCCTGCAAAATTTCAAAATAATTATGCAACCTATTCATTATGCCATGTTTAATACTCAACCCTAAATTAGATTCATTCCATCCAATTGGATATTCGTCACCAAACTGCACACTTTCTGGTGTAAAATAATCCTCAATGATACAAGGTTCTAATCCATTATCCTGCCAAATTTTAGTTCTATTAAAAATATTAATTCTATATATGGCATCATTGAGTTCTTTACATAGATAGTTTAAATTTCTAGGAGTGTGAGGGAATCCCATAAAACAAAAATTTTTTTCAATTAATTTGTTTTTAATTAATTCTTGTTTTAGTGCTTGCGCCCAATCTTGTGCTAACTTGGTATCATTTAATTCTATTAGATATTCAAGAGTATCTTTTTTGTCTAACGGGTTTCTTAATACAACACTAACTGATCGAATTCCACCACTCATATACATCTGCTCTCTTTGATAATATTTCGTCCATGGTTGTTGACTGTGTACGAATAGATTCTAATTTTAACACACGAGCCCGGCCTCGAGCAATACCTGCACGGTACGCCTCTTCACCATATTGCTCTTGAAAGGTAGGGCGAGTTTTTAGTTGAACTAAGATATCCTTTAACGGACCGGCTACTCCGGCGTTTATGATTTCATCTACCCATGGATCTAAAACGGATCTAGGTAGGGCTAAAGGTGACATAACTATGTCCGGACTAAAACTAAAGACAACCTTGGCCAGGATGTCAACGCCCAAATCGTCGGCCAACTGCTGCATATTTTTAACTTCAAACATACCCGGGAGAGTAAGTGTAAAGTCCAATCTCATTTGCCTTCTGTGCGTTGAGAGGTTAATTCCTTCCTTAAAATTTGTAAGCCATTCCGCAAAATTGAGGCCTGTTCGGATATACTCTCCAATTGTGCCTGTACCGTCGATGCTGGCACAAATTTGCCAATCGCGGACATGACTAAGTATATCCCTATAAAGATTACAACCTCTATAATTAACACGGCTGAGATTAGTATTGTATCTAACATAAACATTTTTTCCATCCCCTAACTCTACTATTCTTTTCATGTACCTCCAATGCTGTTCATACATTAAAGGTTCACCACCTACCCAGTACACTTCTTCCACACGGTGGTCCTCTACCGCTGCTGCGAACTCGGCTTCAATTTGAGTTGTTTGGAAATGTTCAATTTTGTGTTTGATTTCAGGCTTCATCCATGTATTTTTTGGATTAGACCAATCGATCATTTGGTGCTGACGTTGCTCGCTTTCCCACGAGCTAGACAGCATGTCGCCGCACATACGGCATTTGAAATTGCAGAGATTACTAAATCTGTAATCCCAGCTCACAGGCTTCATGGTCGTGTAGCCCGAAGCGTCAGTTGTTTCTACTACTTGTTTGTACTTATTACCAAACAGGTTATTAAAATAACTGCGGTAAACACTGGTATTCAACAGTTTATCATTACATACTTCGCACTCGGGTAATGTTTCGCCGGACAGCATGCGTTTTCGTACGGAGCGCATGTGATCACCGTTCCAATGTTCGTCCAGAGTGATAGGTATATACTTGCCAGAACCGGCGCTGGTGTCGATATACTGTTGAAAATTTTGTGCAGGCTCTCTGCTGGCACAACACATTCTGCGCTCAGTCTGCGGACTTAGATATGTGTGCGTCCAGGGTGCCATGCATAGTGTACTAGGTCTATTCATTTAAATACCTAGTTATTGAATCAAAGATTTGTTGTTTGGTATACATGTAAGGATATAACGATACCTTTGCAGAATATTGCCCGTTTAATTTTAAATTACTAAAAAACTTTTCTATTATTTCTTGATTACCAATTGGCTCTGATACCAAATTGGTTATTTGAATTTTATTTTTGATTGCGTTGTTAATATCAGCATCTAAGTTATTAAGGTCGTACCATTGTAAACAGTTATTTACATTAATTTTATCTAAATACAATTTATGTTTTAAATCGTATAAAATATTTTTTTTGATATTTTTGTGTACCAACGCACCTAGACGTAGAACATATGCTTCGTCAAAATAATGCAAAATTTGTTCTTCGAGCCAAAGTCTATTACGCCCATAAGGAAAATTATTTCTTAATACACTGTCGACTGTTCCTAATAGCACAATCTGATCAATTGACGTTCTTCTTAAATTTTCAAAAAGAAGCCTTATATTATCAAAATCTTTTTCTTTGTTAGCATTTGCTTCTAGTCTGTTTCCACTTGGTGCAGCTACAAATACTTTAGTAAATGATTGTTTAGTTATATCTGAAATATTGTAGGAATTAAATTCATGTGTATAATTAATTACCTGCTTTAGATAATTTCCTACAAGACCATTGGACCCTACGATTGCTATCATTCTATAAAATTTAAAATTTCATCTATTATTTCATCTTTGATTTTTTGTTTTATTAACTCTTTGTTGAAAAATCTTTGATGATTATGAGCAAGTTTTTGCTTAGTAAGCATATCCTCAAAAATATATTTTTTATCGTTAAATTGTTTAGTCAATCTTTCAATTTCTGAAACTACTTTCTCTAATCTTAAATTATCGTCGTCAATAATATCATAAGATTCGTCAATTTGATGTCCAAAAGTTTCAAATCCTTGATCCTGGAGATATTTTAATGTTTCTTTAGACCCCCAAACTACAAAAGGATGTTGATGTGCAAGAGGTTTAAATATTTTTTCTGATACAAATGTTGGGTAGGTAGTAAAAGTTTCAACTACTACACTAAACTCTGTAGCATCGTACCAATTAGGGTTAAAATATCTTTGCCAATCTCCTTGTGAGTAATCTATGTCGTCATCAATAGTGATTCCCTGTTTAACATAACTGTATAATGCACGATCTAATAGATTTTCAAGTTTGGCGTATATTTGGTCTCTATGTTTGCGTTTTAAGTGCATGAGCATTAAAAACGAATGTGTATGTTTTTTATTAGGAACATAACGATGATATCCTAGATACTGATACCACAAGCTTTCATTATACCAAAGCCAATTTTTATTTCTAAGTATTAACCTATCTGTAATTTCGCTAGTTTTAGAAATGTCATTATCCCAAAAATGATCTACTATTAATTTATAACCTTTGTCTACATATGGTTGATACCACGTTGCGCCGGGGTTAAAAAAATTAGTAATACAAACTGTGTCTGCTGCAGAATGGTTGCAGTTATGTTCATGGTAAATCAAGTTAAAATGATCACTGATTATGTCTACGATCCAGTCAGAGCAAAAACTATTGAGATCAAACTCAGAGACTAGTAAATTAATCTTTGCCATATCCCATTACCACGGCTATTTCGGAATGAGATTCTAAAAAACTTTGCTTGCGATAGTGATCAGTTTGTTTCATTTTAAATAAAAATTCTTCACCGCTAGATCCCTGACCTTGTTCGATAAATTTAATAATACGTAAAATTTCTGCACGATGCTTGGGGGTGAATGATCCTGACTGTAATTTTTCTATTACAATCTTTTTTGCTTCCGGAGTCAAACTGTCTATACACATGTGCTTGGGATCATGAAGCATATTAAAATAGTGATCGTTGAATGTTTGTGTATTGATCCAATTGCATAACTCTTCTAGGTAGTAAACATTTTGTATGTTAACAGTCATGCACACCTGAGTGGTAATTTTTGCAGGATTTTGATCACGTAATTCATGAAACTTGCGTATGTTTTCTGTGACCTCTGCCCAATGAGCACCATAGCGTTCGTATTCAAAACGTTTATCTATGTTGTCAATACTAAATGCAATATCTACACGTTTGAAATGTTTCCACAATTCGTGTGCATCTGGCCATTGGGTTCCATTGGTATTATAATGTATATCAATGTTCTTTGCATAGCCTTGATCGACCGCATACTGTAATAGATCAAAATGCTCTTGAATCATAAACGGCTCGCCACCAGTAAACTCAAAATATTTGATATTGGGTAGCAATTCGCGTAGATTATCCCAGAACGTTTGTGTTTTACGTGGCCAGGCACCCTGTTGTAGAAACTTGTATGCCAGATGTTCTTTTTTATTTGTTAGTTCCGGAATATAATCAATTTCTTCTTGCGCCCAACGACTGCTGGACCAAGAGCCGCAAATGCGGCATTTGAGATTACAAATGTTTCCTAATTTTAAGTCCACAAACCAAAGCTGATCTGGAGTATCATTTGTGTAATCAACCTTGTCTACTAATTCTTTTAATCTGATTTTACTGAATATGCGTTTGCTTGCACGACCTGCGTCTTCTTCTTGCCAACAACGGTTGCAGGTGCTGGGCTTCTCGCCATTGCGAAATTGCTGACGTAAATTCTGCATGTATGTGCTGTTGTATATTGTCTGCAGGTCTGTTTCGTTGAGATCATATTTACGACCTGTGTTGTCGGTGATCTCGTCAACTGCCAAACAACACGGTCTAGCAGTTCCAATTGGACTAGTTTCGATACTGATCCAAGGAAGCATACATATTGTTTTAGGAAGACTCATTTAATACTCGCAGCTCTGTAAAAGTTTCCCAAAAATTTTCTTTCCGCACATCATCTAATTTTTTAATTTCTTCTTTGAATCGAGGAAACAAATGACTATTATTTGTACTCTGAACAAACTTTAACACGCTCTTAAATCCATTGGTTGCTCTTTTCAAACTATCTAATGGCTCAATCCATTCTATATGTTTTTCGTATGCCGGTATAATTACTTCTTTCTTGAACCACTCTGGAAAAATATCAGCTCTATACCATTCTGGGCTTAAACACAGATTGATATTCACATCACCTGGTCTGATTAATCCCAGTTCAACCCACTCTCTATGAAAGTCTAATACGTGCAAGATATTCATAGCACTGACTGTAGGGTTAATATGAAAGTCAACATGTGGCACTTCTTTTTTCATTGCCAATCTATTTTCAATTGCTTGTTCCCAAACAGTTCCTTTACGTATTAATTCTGCACGGGCGCCGCTGGCATCTAAACTTGCCCCTAGGCTCACACTCTTAAATTGTTTCCAATAATCAAAAACATGTTTGTCTTTAAATCTTAATTCGCTAAAATTAGAATTATATAACAATCTAACATCTGTTTTGCCGTGTTCAATCAATTTCTCTAACATGAAATAATGTTCTTTCATAATTAGAGGTTCGCCGCCAGCAAAATAAACTTGCTCAAGATAAGGAATATGAGGGATCATCTGCTCAAGCATGGCATCTTCGTCACCTGCGGTATATTCAACCCTAAGCATCTCACGGCCTAATACATCAGGCTTACGATTATACAATTTAACATGATCGTTATACCAATTACTGCTAAAAATAGGTCCGCATGATCGACAACTAAAATTACAAAGATTACTGAATCGAACATCCCAATATCTTAATTTAAATTCAGGATGAGTGCCGTCCTCTAGTGTAAGATCTGTTTCTTCAATATTATGGCCGTAGTTTCTATTAGCATCATTACGCATACTAAAGAATCCGTTTTTTTCGTGTTCGTAACACTTAGTGCATTCAACTGATTCTTTGTCGTTGAGCATGTTGATACGAATTTTTTTATATGATTCTTGATTCCATATTTCTTGCATTGTGTTCTTACGCATATCTCCAACTGGGTGCCAGTAATCTCCTAGACAGCATGGATACGCACGACCATCCGGGAACGCATGAAAATGCACCCACGGTAACATACAAAACGTTTTACTTTTTGTAAGTTTATGTAATTGATCTTGTGTGAATTGTTTGTCATCTGCATACATTGGCATCAATGACAAATAATCGTATTCTTTTTTAAATATATATTCTGATTTTTTTTCTAATTCTAACAATTCTTTTTTAATCTCTGGCTTTTTAATTTTCACATCAGCTATATAATCATCGTAACTAGGCCAATCGGCGCCAGCAAATTTTTCATAAAAATCTCGTTGCAATTTGTTATTCTTCATAAATTAATATACCATTCTGCCAAGTTTGGAAACGTTGTAATAAAGTTTTTATCTCTACGTTGATCGTATTGTGTATAAAACTTTTTAAAATCTTGTTGTAGTATTTGCTGTTCTGCAGCGCCTAAATGTGGTGTCTTTACTACGTCTAAATAATCAATAAGTCTTTGCAACTGATTTAATTCCATTTCGTGAATTAATGTATTATTTTTATTCTTGTTATACCAATTTTCTAAATTGTTTTTGTGTTGAGTTCTAATTTCGTCAGGCAGTACCAAAGGACTTTGAAAACTTGGAAATCTCAATATATTTAAAGTAAAAAATGGATAGTTTTTTCCATAACATGTTTTCCATTCTACTATACAATCTAAAAACTCTGTTAAACTTTCTAAACAAAGTGCATTAATCGTACACATGATGTGTAGACCGCGCAATTTATTGCCTACTTGATGATCTAGTATCAACTCTATACTATCAGCCCAATCGTTCCAAACCAATCCGTCTCTAATATACTCTGCATGACTGCCGACGCTTTCATTACTAGTGTATAGGTCAATGGGTGCGTCCACACTTGAAAATAAACGATCGATATCAACTTGTGTTCCTAGGTTAGAGTTAATTGCCAGTCTTGTTTGGCTTTTTCCTTTGTTTTCTTTAAACCAATCAAGCAGTTTCCAGGTATAGCCTGACATCAAAGGCTCACCACCGGTAATACGTAATTCAGTTAAGGTTCTGTGGAGGTCCGATTCCCACCATTCAAAGAAGGCCGTGATGTATGGGTTATCTTCACCAAATTTAAAAAGCTGCGAACTGTCATGGCTATGAGTAAAATGATTCCTACCATCAGACACCAGGTCCACGTAGGGTCCGTTAGTGTTGATGTCTTTGACCCAAGTGCTACTGAATGCAGGGTTGCAATAACTGCAAGCAAACTGACAAGTGCGATCAAAACTGATTTCAAGAGTGCGAAGATTGGCATCTTCTGTTGGCGGTGTTCTGAATGCATGATCAAGATCCTCATCTGAAAATAAAACTGTTTTATAGACTCGGTCGCTAATATTGTCTCTTCCAATGTCTTCGATCTTCCAACAATACTCACATCCTGCAGGTCTTTCGCCTGCCTGCATTTGTCTACGCTCCTCTTTCTTTTTTGGGGTATTGTGCAATGCTCGAGGATTTGCTTGCACATCTGCTACTTCAACCTTGTGCGGTAATGGATGATGACAACTAGTGGTCATGCCGCTGCCTAACCATATAGTAGCGTTGTACCATTTTGCTCCGCAGAAGCTTTCTGACTTGATGTCAATTACTCTGCGTTTGTATTCTAAATCTGTTTCGTTATTAATTTTGGGCATGGTATTTGCATTCGTCCCAAAATTCTCGCATTTCTGGGAACGTTTCTAAAAAGTTAGTTTGCCTACGTTTATCGTGCTCGTTAAAGAATCTATAAAAATCAGCACGTTGTAGTTTAACATATTCCGGTTGCAATCGCCAACCTTCCTTCATCCAATCTACCACACGTTGCAGCCTTTGTACTTCATAATCTTTAAAACCTTGAAATGGACGATCTGGTGTTTCGACATTGAGTTGCATCCAATCTACTACATCTTGTAATCGTTTAACATAAACTGGCGGTAGTATTTGTAGGCTTTGCCAAGTGGGTTGTCTCAGTATAGGCGTATCAAACCAAACTCGTTGATATGTTTTACTGTACAATAGGCGCAAGGATAAAATATTCTGTAATAAACTTTGCAAGCCAATTACATTCAAATTACTCATTGTAATAATGAAAGTTAGACTATTTCTATTAGGAATTTTATCCAAATATCTATGAACATTTTCTTGCACTCGATTATAGTCTAGTCCGTGGCGAATGTACTCTGACTGAGAACGGATTCCTGAATCTAAACTAACGTATTGCATAAAGTGTTCTATGTTGGTATCGCACAATCTTTTTACATAATCATGATACTGATCATATAATTTAGTTTCCACACTAAAATTGCTGGTCACATCAATATGTAGATCAGGTTTAGGAAATGCCAACACATAATCAAACACTCGATATGTATTACGATCCATCAATGGCTCGCCGCCGGTCATCCTAAAGTGTTTTAACTTTGGATACAGAGTTGGCCACCACTCCCAAAAGGCATCAACATATGGATTATCTTCTCGAACAGGGATAGGTCGTCTGCGACCGCTAAAATGGGAAGCATCATTGTGAATAGTGGAAGTGGGATATCCTCCAAAACGTCCCACTTCATCACCCCAGCTACTACTAAACTGAGGACTGCAATAGGAACACTTAAGATTGCAAGCATGATTAAAATTGACCTCCACATAGGAAGGAGTAAAATCTCTATCACCAGCATCATGACTGTTAACAATCTCTGAAAAGTGTTCTGCTGCCCAGGGCTCTCCTGAACGATAATGTCTATCACTTAAATTCCCCATATCTTCTTGTGTCCAACAATAACTACATTCTTGCGGTCGTTCATTACGCAGCATAATCTTACGCTGAGCTTTTTTATAGGGCGTATTATGTAATGCACTAGGATTGTCTTTCAACAATGCAGCATCTATTTCGTGTAAAGGAGGATGATAACAACTGTTGGTCAATCCTGTAGGAAGATGTAAACTGACCTGTTGCCACTTAGCAAGGCATAAGCTTGGTCCTAATCGTTCTTTTGCCTGCTCGGCAGCAGACATAAAATCACTCACCATCCTTCTATCCTACGAATAACATCTATTTCGGTCATCATGATTTCGCTGTTGCGCTGGCCTGTACTATAGTGATGTTTAAAGAATTGACTTTGGTTGGGTGTATACATAACAATAGGCAACCCTAATCTGGTAGTCAATGCACCTTCAATTCTTTCACAACCCTCTTCAGGGTCTTCTTTACTAAACATATCCCACAGTTTTTCTAATACATCAAAGTCTTGTACGTATTTGTAATCCCACCCTTCTAGCATGATCATAAATGTTCCCAGTCGAGCTCCGTACATAGCCCAATAACCATTTTCAACATCAGCTCCTACGCTATGCCATATACAAAGATGATCGTAGTTTCTTTTGTTAACACCTTCTTCAAATTCTTGTAGTGTAGGTTTGTGCCCTCTATTGAGACACATCTTTACGCCTTCTCTAAATCCAGCACGCCATGCCTGTTTGGCGCTACCATTAGGATATGTTGTACTATAACAATTGTGCATGGCAGTGTATTTTGGATCAAAACAAAACTCAACAGCAGTTTCTTCGTCTCCACTACTGGCTTCGTGTGTACGCATATTCATTACAAAGTCTTTTGTCCAGCAACTTACACCACCATTGCCATAACGTAGACCGTTTACGACATTTCGTGCCTTCCATCTAAAAACGTGGTCGCGATTCGTTTCGTTGAGCAATAATTGTAGATTAAAAAATTCCGGGTCTGGTATATTATCACCATCAATAAGAACAAACCGATCAGTATCGCTTGCCTCTGCGGCTGCTTTGTGTGCTGCGTCAGATCCTTTAACACCATCCACTCTCTTTGCCCATGGCACCATGTTTTGAATTTTGATCCAAAACTCTTCTTTCTTGGGTTCGTCGTACGTTAGAAAAATACAATCTAAATCTGCAATATCAACTATTTGTTCGGTCATAATATTCAATTTCCAAATACTCTTCGTTTAATCCTAGCGCAACTGCTGCCATTCCTTTTACTACCGGTTGTCCTTGTGTTGATTTTTTTAATCTTACTTGGTCAGATGTTTTTGCATCTAATGTAATTAGTTTTTTATCTACTACACGTAGCAAAAGTGTGTTTGCTTTATGAAATACGTCTGGATTATCAACTACAATATAATTATCTCCATCAGGATGATCCGTTTCACTAAACGCTGTTACTAGTCCATTTTTGTCATAATACATCCTGTATTCTTTGACCATAGGTAATCTTTTACGATCTTCCTCTTCAACTAATTTTAAAGCTTTATAAAACTCTTCTACAGGATTCATAATATTCTATCATTTCATCTTTAGCAAATTTTTTATCGTAATAGTGCAATGGGTGGTATTGATTAATGTTGTTGATTCTGATCATGCCATGATCAAATTCACTTACGTATACGTCTTCGAACATATTACTTTCGTTAAAATTATTAATAGAAGGCTTCATGTGTACAAAATTAATAAAATCAGCTGACGGTATTGTACATAGTTCATCTCCGACTATTCTTGCTGCTATGGCATAAACAACATCTGTAGTAGCATATTGATCTCTACAATTTAATAAACTATTTTGTATAACTTCCCAATTGTTAAAAATTATTCGTGCGTACTTAAAAAAGTCGGTAGCAGTTTGCGAATATCTAAAATACATTAGCCCATTGTAGGTATCCGGTAAATTATTATCATCAAATAATTTACGATAGCGTCGAGACGAAGCCAACTTCTGTTGATAATTTCTGCAACCTGTACTTAATACTATATCACGTAATCTAAAAGCATGTATCCAATGATCGATTGATCTAGTAAACAAAAGATCCGATTCTAATTTAATTGTCTCTTTGTATGGAGTTAAGCCAAAAGCCAGATGCTCATAACCAAACGATCCATAGTCGTTGTTTGTTATTTCAATGATGTGATCAAAAGTCTTTTTGTGTTCGTCGGTTAATAATTTTGCTGTTTCTGTGTTAACAACAACTGCACAGCTATTATTTTTTTGTGTGGCCTTGATATTCAATGCCTGCAAATAGGCAAGCCGTAGATAATCTGTTTCTTCAGAATTGATTGCAAAAGTTAAAAATCCTAACTGTTCTTTATGCTGGCTCATTTAATAACTGTTCAACTAAATTTTCAAAATCGCTCGATTGTAAATATTTTTTACTCATGATGTGCAAATTAGTTCGAGGCACAATGTATGCTTTTGAATCATCTCTAACAATAAACTTAGAGTCCTGTAGTTCTATTTTGTTTATTGATTGATTAATTGCTAATAAACTTCCTGGGATCGTGGATGTTTGAGTTATATAGCCATTTATGATAATATCAGCAATGGAAAATGCATAATCGTTTCTATAATTTCTTTCTCGTATATTAAACAATGCTCGATAATATGAATAATTTTTTTGTATTCTATCTATTAGGTCAAAAAATAGTTTGGCTCTTGGTGTTTTTCTAAATGCAAATACTGTAGCCCATATGTAAGGTAAACTATTATCTCCCATTGTGTCTGCCCATTCCGCTGTCAATGCATGACTATTTCTTTGTAATAAATAATCCCAATTGCATTTAAATATATCTAGTAGACTGTTATCCACCACAAGATAATCAACATCAACCACCAAGGTTTCATCGTAAGGACTTAATTCATATGCACTGTGTCTATTAAAATTTCTCCACGACACAAAAGTATTACTATCAATATCAAAACGATTATTTGTTAAATCGTTGTCTTTTGTATTTGTGATAAGAGTATATGGTAATTTAAGTTTTTGGCTAGCTACAGACAGTGTTTTATTTGCTATACTAACGTAATCTGTTGTTTCTGTGTTTAAGGCAAATGCAAGAATACCTCTAGAGTTTTCTAATTTTTTTGAGTTCTTCATAATCATTGTGCCATTGATTCATTACTAACTGATAATGCTGTTGTGCCTGGACCAAAAAAACTTGCCTATCAATTTTTATAGGGTTGTTATATGTGTCTTCTAAATATAATTCATCAACCGGCCAAGTTTTAACAAACGCTATTAATTCTGGAGTTATCTTAAAGAGTCCGCCACAGTGTGCTAGATGCAAATCCGTTTGGATCTTTTCTCTCAAAATTATTTTGTTTTTTTGAAAGTCGGTGGCCTGTCTAATTTGATTTACTAAAAGTTCGACGTCGTTCATGTATAAATGTAGAAACTGGTTAGGATACTATTGTACACTAACCAGTATGAAAATGCAAATATTTAGATTACAAAGAACTGATTGTTACAGCACCCCAGGTATTGGATAAATTAGTGGTAGAAGGATAAGTCACATCAATTTGTCTGGCTATTACAACATCCAAATTGTCATCAAAACTTAAACTACCAGCATTTGATCCTGTTGTTGAAGTGATCACTATCCAAAAATCAACTTGAGTTCCGGCATCACTGTTTGCACCTTGTGGTCCGTTTGATCTCGCAAGTAGAACTGCTGAATCAGAAGTATAATTGGTTGTAAGACTTGTTACTGATACTACAGTAGCGTTAGCAGTAGTTAAATCATAATAACCAATGGTAGTATCGTTGGTATTTAAGGTTCCGCCTGTGCCTGTTCTTCCACCATTGGTTGTTGTTCTAAATGTATTAACTCCGCCAATATAACCAACTATGTTATTAACAGCAGTATCTCTAGCCGGTGGTGCCGATCCGCTTGACGAACAAACAAAAGCCAATCTTCCGCCTGCATTAAAAAAGTATCTGGCAGCATCTGCGCTGGCAAAAGATGCACGAGCCCCAAATGCTCTAGTTGCTGTGCCGGGGTCTGTTCCATTGGTTGTGTTAATAATCCAACTAGTAGTCAATGAACTTCCGGTAACGGCTGTTCCTGTGGCATTGGCAGTGACTCTATTAGTATAGGCAGTATTAATATTACCTTGTAGAGTACTTAACCAATCAATACGTTGTCCTGCTGTTACTGCAGAAATTCCGGATCCGGAACCTGATTGATGATTCAGTGTAGAATTTAAAGTATTGATTAAACTAGCCCACTGAGTTGCAGTAATAAGAGTACCTGCTGCTACTGTTGCAACAGCAGTCTGTCCGTATCCGGCGTTTCCGGTTCCAGTCGACCAAACTGTGTTCAATTGATTTGTACCATTGATTAAATTGTTATAATCGGTGGCTTCGATTAAATCGCCTTGAGCGTATGACATTCTCTAATTCCTTAACTGTTCAACTTAACGATGGCTTCAATGGTACCTTCCCCATCAGAATTTTTATTTTCCAATGAACGACCAATTACATTAAATGCCGAAAGTTCGTTTTTAGCCCCTGATCGAGCTAAGCCGTTTCCGGCACTTACTAGTCTATCGCCTTTGCGTATACGACCAATTACTCTTACAGGAACACGACCATTGACAGCTACCGGAGGATGAGTTTCGTCTGACCCGGCAGCACCATTCATTAAATAAGCTGCTCTAGTACTTATGACGCCAAAAACATCTTCACTAAGTTCGTCTACTGCTGCTGTAATCTCTTTTACTCCGCCTAGTGCAACAACAGTTCCGGGATCATATGGTTTATCTGTTTCAAATCTTTCGGCTAAGTCAGCATACTGTGCTTGAACAGATACTCCATAGAATGTGTTAAACCACATACCTGCACTACCTAAATTAACTGTAGTGTTTGAAGTCGGTAAAACTGTGTCTGCAATATAAACTGTTGAAAGATTCGCTCTCGTTGTATTAATATTAGCTGCAAAAACGTTTCCAATCAACATGCCTTGAGTAAAGACATTGCTCCATCTATTAGTGACGTTACCTAGAGTATATGTAACGTTGGCACTTGGGTTTAAACTTGCCGAGAAAGTACTAATACCAACACCACCGCCTAGGATAGTATCAACATAGTCCTTTGTTGCTAGAGAAAATGCGCTTGATCCTGCCGTTGGACTAGAGTAAGCTTCTGGTAAACCTGATGTTGCATTTCCTCGTAAAAACGGAGTTTGGGTCGATGATCTTTTTAAACTTAAGATTAAGTCTTTGTTGTTGGTGACGTTTCTTAGAGTAACTTCACCGCTGCTTACAGTTGCTTCAAAATCGCTTGCGACACCAACTTTAAGTCCGGTATCGTTAGTAATACTCAATGCGCCATTTAATGAACCGCTAGTGTCATTTCTTAAAAAACTACTACCTGGTACACTTGGGAATAATGAGCTGTAATAAAGATTGTTTGCTACATCAGCTGTTCCTTGGAACGCCATGTTGGAAATATTTGTAGCTAAATTTAAACCTGTTTTAACAGTAGCAAAGCCCGTTACTGCTGTGCTAAAAGTAGCTTCCTTACTCCAGATACCAACTAGAGTATTATCAATATAAAACTTTAACACAACATAAGTAGCAGACGGGCTTGTGGCTACAATTGTGTCAGGAACCGCACCAGTATTACCAGTGGCGCTTGTTGTTAGCGGACCAACTGCTGTCCAACTGGTTCCGTTATAAACTTTAAGCTGTAAGTTGGCAGTATCCCACCACTGTTCGCCCACAATAGGATTGTTTGGCTGACTTGATCCTGCGCTCATTGTTGCCATTGGCTTCCAGGCGCTAGCGGCTGTTCCTTTTGTTGTAGCTGTATTAACTTTGATAACTTTACCAGAAGTATCCCACCATAACTGCCCTGGTAATGGAGCAGTTGGAGCTGCACCGTTGGCGAAATTTTCCACCAGATGGATCATGTTTTCGTTTAAAAATGTTCCGTACCCAGGGTAATTTTTTCCAACTAAAGTTAAACTTGAACTTGTAGTATCAATGGTTCCATCAGGCAAACCACCTGTAATAAGTGCCCCACCATTTGATAAAGTAATATTGTATGCCATTTAAGTATTCTCCGACTCTGTTATTTATGATGGTTTATAATTGGAATTCTTGTTCTAAATTTTCTAGCATTTTGAAAATATTAGAAATTGCTGCTTGTTTATCGTTGATTTTTAAATTGGCAATTATTTGCCCTACAAATTTTCGATACAGCAATGACCAAAAGGACTGATCAAAAACATATTTAGCGTGTTTTACTAGCTTCTCAGATCTTATATAATATTCAATGATCTTTTCTTCTTTCATTTCTGCTCTTAGATTTTGCAATAACAAAACGTCAGCATCATCATAAGGATCATCATTGAGTAATATGCTATTATATATAAGACAATTATCAACCCTACTGAGCATTGTAGTTTTGCAATGATCAGTGTCTCCATTTGCGTCGCAAACCGAACATGATTCTCTATTTCTCAAGTATTCTTCTAACGAAATACCCATTATTTTTTGTCCTTTAATCCTGCTAATACATAAAACAAGCCAAATGCTGCCCACATAGCATATCCTGTAATTACAGACTTGGTAGGTTTATCCGCTTTAGAAAACTTACCAATTAGTCTACTAATAGCTAGACCTGTTTTCATTATTGCGCGACCAGCGCGGCTGTCTTCTTTTTCTACACCCATTTTGTAGGCCATGTGCTGTGCCCATGGTGTAGCAATTCTACGTGCCCAACTGATTGCTAATTCACGTTGCGCTTGTCCGCGTTTTTCTTTATCGCGAATCCAGAACATACATTGTGGGCCGTCTTTTTCCATCCAATCAACTACTACACTGGCCCAACGAATGTATCCGTAGTATGCTTCTGGATCGTTTTCTCTGAGATATTCGCCAAATAATTCATCTGCTGCATATATATGATCTGGCAAATAACCAAGCTCGTGCAGTTTGGTACAAATAATTTTACACCCACCGCCACCACCACCGCCCGGTCCTGCTGGTAAACCTGCTCGGTCATCGGTGCCGTAGTTTCCAAATTGTTGATTAAAAATCAATGTTGTCAAATCCCCGGCCGAGCTTGATGGTTGCCAAACTCCATTGACTTTTACAAATATTCCTGCAATATCTCTCCAAGTTCCTGATACTTTTACTGCTGCGGTAGTAATGTTGCGCCATTGCCCATCAACTTTAACATTACAAAGTCCTCTTGGATATATCTCTAATGCTACAGCACCATTGGAGCCTTCTTGCCCTGCTGTTCCCCCTCGTGCATATGGTGGAACATAATATCTCACATTCTGCCCTGGAGGGTTAGTGCCTATATTGTCTCTAGTATCCCAATAGAGTTTGTCAGTACTATCTGATAGACTAACAGCAAAACCTTTAGAAGAATCTGTACTGTTTATATCAAATCTAATTTGATGTACGCCTCTGCTTAAAGTAATGTCTGCAGAAGCAGTAGTGGCATTGCTACCACCAGTATTAGTTGTAGTTAAAATTTGCACATCGTCGATGTAAACTACTAGTGTCCCGGTAGCCACTGCTCTGATCTTGTATGTACCTGAGTATGCTGCGTCCAATCCTCTTAGCACTGTAGCTTGAGTTGCATTATCTTTACGCCAAACACCATATGTGTTTAAAAATTGATTCCAGCTGGTATTCGAAACTGAGATCAACTCACCGTCTTCGCCAAGACGTTGATCATCTTCCCAACGAATCAAGATTGCACCGCTAGCACCTCTACCGCCAAATCCTTTAGATATAACTTGAGGTTGAGTTTGGTCGTTGGGATTGACCGCAAAAATAGAAACTTTATCACTTCCGGCACCGGCACTACCACATCCAAAATCAGATCCTTGATTTGTTTCTGTTAATGCATCTGCACCAGATCTTTGTCCTGGTGCAGGACCTGCTCCGCTGGCTCCAACTGCTGTAGTGGTCGATAAACCGTTTCCTCCGTTGCTAACTGATCCACTTCCGGGATTACTGGAATTTGTTATAACAGTTCCGCCAATGCCACCGCTTGTTAAGGAGCCGCCTTTGCCTCCGCCTAATTTAAGAAGATATGTATTAGTTACTGTGTCTCTAATAGAGGTGATGCTACCATCTTGTCCTGCGTTAAGTACTAGATTTGCATTGGTTATTGTACCTTGACCCGAATACAATCCTGCTAAAGTATTACCACCTATTCCACCTTCACCTACACTGATTTCGTATAGTCTACCAGGAACAACAGTAAAATTTAAATTTTTGGCTCTTGCGCCTTCGCCGCCACCACCTGCGCCTTGAGTAACATTACCTGATCCACCGCCTCCACCTCCGGCTACTGCAGATAGGAGTTGTATTGATGTAACGCTTGAAGGTACTACAAAACTTATATTCCCGGCGGTATGTTTAAAAATTTGATTGAATGGGTAATTTCCGCCGGTTTGGCCTCCGTAAGAGCTAGAATCGCCGCCACGTACTGTTCCGCCGCTGCCACCAGCCCAGCCACCGCCTCCACCTCCGGCACCACCACCATCTCCATTTTTTCCTTGTCCTCGTTGACCATTCATTGGCTCTAACGTGCCAGACACTTCAACAGCTTTAGCTCCAGAATATAGTTGAGCTGAGTCAGGGTAAGCAGTTAATGCATTTCGTATTGCAATCACTCCGGCGCTATTTCCATCGTTGCCAGCACCGCCACCGCCACCGCCGCCACCAGCTACAGCTACTGGTACACCGTTGACTAATACCAAACTTGCGCCACCGCCACCGCCACCGCCACCTGAGTACGGTCTTGGCCCAGCTGCTGATCCATTGGCTCCACTGAAACTACCAAATCCTGATAAGTTAATTCTACTTGCACCGCCTAATCCACCGGGGGCGCCACCTGAATTGCTTCCGCCGGCACGGCCGCCATCGCCGACTACTACTTCAATGACATCACCAATTTCTACAGGAAAATTAACTTTATGAAATTGCCCTGGTGCACCATCTCCGCCACGACTGCCGGCGTCCATGCCGCCACCACCGCCACCTCCTCCCCAAAGATAGGCCACAACGTCAGCGTCAATGGGCGATGTTAATGTATAACGACCACAGGTTTGTGTATACTCAGACACTACCGCGGTTGACCTAGTGTCCCATACAATGCTACCGTTTGTATCAGCAATGGTCATTCCGAATCCAGCTACATCACCGCTATTGGAAACTTCTATTCTTATTTGATTAATGCCTTGGGCCAGTGTAATCGGGTATGCTGCGGGCACAGTTGCCCAATCAGTGGTTCTATATCCTCCCCATCCCCAATAGCCTCCGTAGCCGTACCAACCCCCGTACCCATACCAGCCACCCCACCACCACCAATGATGTCTTTCAACTGTTTGAGTTGTTCCGTTGACTTTTAAATCATTGAAGTATACTGAGCCGCTATTGTCAACGCTAGATCGAATATAATAAGTACCGGTATAAGGTGCGTTAAAAATTCTGTTAATTACGTAGCTTGCGTTTGCGTTTCCGGTATTTGGCCAAACGGCATATTGTCTTAAAAAACTATTCCATCTGCGATCATCCCTCGCATATAACACTGCCGGACTTTGGACAGGATTTCCGCTGGGGCCAGAAATTCCAAATATGTTTACTATGGGTTGTCTATCTGCCATAATTAGCTATACTTAAACCAAAAATCTCCGTTGGAGCCAAGTGCCGCATTTGGATCATCAGTGCTTATAAATTTTCTGCTGCCATCCCAAAATACTGCTCTGGTCATTACATATTGAGTTGTAGCCACTTGGGAGGTATTAGCACCAAATGTGGCAGTTGGTGCCACAGGCGTACCTGTAAAGGTTGGGCTATTAATATCTGATTTGGTGTTAATATTAGCAACCAATGCTGTTGTTTGCGCTAAATTCACTGCGTCAATTTTGGTGTTAAGATTTGTAACACTAAGATTTGTTGAAGCTATACTTGCATTGATAGCTGTTACATTACCTTGTAAAGCTACATTTACATCCTTGATATTTTTTGTTAGTCCATAGGTTCCTTCTGTGTCACCTATTAAACCTAATATTGTCTCAACATTTCCGCTAATAGCTACATAGGTATCTAAATTAATTTGATCGACTCTGTTGTTTGTTGCACGTATTGCTATTTGTGCATTAGCCGCTGTTAGATTTGCACGCAACTGATTTTCTTCACTGATACGACTCGTCAGATTAGCATTTATAATAGCAACATTGGTAGACAATGCGCTGGTTGTATAAAATCTTGCGTTTTGAATTTCGCTGTCAAGATAAATTTTTGTAGGAATACCAAAATTACTTGTAGCGTTGGCTAAAACTGTTATTAATCCGCTACTGCCGTTTATGTTTAAAACATTTGTACTTGTTCCATTGACATTTGCAAATAAACTGATGTTTCCATTATTAACTTGATTATTAATTGAAACATTGCCAGTAAGATCTTTTATTTGAAAATCATTGGGTCCTATAGTTAAATTGCCTGTTAGATCAACATTACCAACTATTTCTGTACCTACAGTAATCCAGGTGCTTCCATTGTATGCTTTAATATTATTAACATTGGTATCGTACCAAAGCTGTCCTTTGATTGGATTTGCAGGACTGCTATCTAAAGCAAAATTTTCTAATAGATGTACAAAATTTTCATTTGTTTGATCGCCGTAGTTTTGTACTAATCGCCCAAATAATGTTAAACTGGTGCTAGTGGTATCTTTGGTACCATCTAACACCACTATTGCTGTTCCGTCGGTCTTGTTTACAAAATATGACATAGTTATTATCCTACACTAGTTAGATTGGTTAATGTTTGTATTCTAACTGTATAATCAATTTGAATTAATCTATTCAACGATTTCTGTACAGGATGAAATACAACGTGTGTTAACAGTTTCCCTGTTGTGGTCAATCCCGATGTGCCGTCGGTACTACGAGCTTTTAGACCAAGTTCGTCAAATGTATAAGTATCGTCTAATGTAGTTGAGTTATCAAAGGCACTTTGACCAAGTGGTTCGCCATAATCCAATAGACAACTAATAACAAGGTCTGAATAGATACGTCCAGGTGTGTGTCTTACTTCAATTTTGTTTCTTGTGGGATCGGTGTTTAGAGCACTGGTGTTATCAACAATTTTTGCAAAAGTGGGATTATATAAATTACTGTTGCTGGTGTTAATGTTTGACGGCAAGTAGTTAATAACTCCTGTTGGGTCAATACTTGTACCGCCATTGCCAAAATGCATTTCGTAAATATAACTTTGCCCTTTGTTTGCTAGAGTGTACGCAATAGCTTCGCTTATATTTTCGTAATGGATAGCATTGCGCTTGTTTACGTAAATTTCGCCTGATTCAGGATCAAAGATTTTAATGTGCCCTTGCACATGCACTCCGCCATTTTCATCTGGTTTTTGATTTGTATCTGTCAACATTTGTTCTAAATCATCCATATTTTTATCCATATCTGTATTTAGCTGTGGTTTTATCATGGTGTATAACTCACTTCTTGTCTAATAAATTGTGCTGCTTCGGATGTGCTTCCTTCTAATCCTACTCCTGTTCCAAGCGGTATCCATAAATTACTTTGCAGTATTGTATCGCTTGTTAGAACAACATTTCCGCTACTGTTTACTTCACCGAGTATTCTCATTGCTCTTACATTTGCTGCTGTTGTTTGCCATGTGCTAGATCCAGGGTTGAATATTGCAACAGTGTCGGATCCAATTGTAAGATTTCCGGACACAAATTGAACTGCAACTGTGTTTGATGAGCTAACTGTTTCTAATAGTTTTACATTTGCAGTATTGGAATTTTGCGTAATGTAGCTTCCAACATTGGCTGTAATTGGAGCTCCTAATTGAATTCTCCAAGTTACGTTTGCTGCAACATTAAATGAACCAGTTAATGTTGTAAATTTTGGAGCAGTGTTAGGTAAAACTTGAACAAGACTGCTGTCAACTACTTTTGTGCCTGTTGGGTGTAAATTGGCTGCGCCGGTACCATCAACACCTCTACGCAGTTGCGATAGTGTGTTTACAAAAACTTGTCTTACATTGCTGCTGCTAATATAAGCAGTTGAATTTGCGTAAACATTGGCCAATACCAAATAGGTATTACCACTGTGAGCAATCAAATGGTCTGGTGCAAATACTGTGTTTGGTGTCCATGGATCGGCTGTTAAAATTTTAGCAGCATCATATTTTTGATAATAATGAATTAATTCGCCGTTAATAAAAACTTCGCCGGGAATACCTACTGCTGCACCAGGATCGGGTAATAGAGATGCATCAGTTACATATACATCAGTATCTGTAATATTTAAATTGGCAGACAAGGTTGTTGTTGCATTGCCACTGATTCTGTAAAATTCAATATTGCCCCTCATTGGTTGGAACTCTCTGAATCCGTAGGTAGCAGTGTTTGACGCATTATTTGTAAACACTCTTAATTCTAATGCGTCAAACACACGCCCCGGAATCAATTCTTCTGGAGCATGACTACTGTATCCATCAACATATGCACCACCAACTATATTGATATCTTCGGGTCTAGTTCCCAATGCTGTATCTTTATAGAAACTGGCAATGTTTGAATCTAGTAAAGTATCAATAGTTAAATTTGTAATTTTAACATTTGCAGTGCCGCCTGCTATAATTTCAGATATTCTAGCCGATTGCGGAACACCGTTAATTGATATTGTATTGGCTGAAACTGTAAAGCCAGTGATACTGTGAATAATTTGTATAACGTTGGCACTAGGATAATCGTGCAGCACAAAAGCATTGGCCCTGGTATTTGCTTGGGTAATATAATCCCCAGCTTGCAAGCTTACATTACTATTTAAAGTTATAGTATATAATGTTTCAATTGGAGGACCAGCCAACATCATTTCACTGTGATCAATGCTTATAATTCTAAAGTCTGCATTGTTCTTAAATGGAAAATCATATTGTCCTTGAATTCTCAAAGTATCATTAAGATCAAAACCTCCTTTAGCAAAATCAACTTGTTGAATATTTGCACTGGTAATTCTCATTCCTGTGTAATTGAATCCAATTACATTACTTGTAATAGCATAACTGTTAGCAAGGAAATTTTTACCTTCAACTTTGTTTCCTGGGTATTCTGTACCAAACATTAATTGGCCAAAATCTTTTCCAGGTCTTCCTACTTCAGCAAAATAGTATGATGTGATTCTATCAGCAGCCGAAAGCAATACATTACCATCGTTAATTTTAGTATAACGTGAAAAATCAAAAACAGATTGACTGCTAACATTTGCATTAGTAGCAATGTACGCTACATTATTATAATAAATTATATTACCACTAGTAATATACACATTGCTTTCAATTGGCACTATACCAACAGAATTAAAAATATAATTCTGAACAGAGTTTGTACTAGAATCGCTGACATACATACCAGTGCCGTCATATTTAAAATATAAACCTGTTGCTGTACTGGTATTCAAACGATAGCTGTTAGAAAAAGTTGCAGTAGAAATATCCCAATTGGTTGATAACGTATACTCAAACAAAGTATCGTTTTGTTGTCCCACTATATAAAATTTTGTACCATCAGGTTTGAATCTTAGTGCAGTTGGGAAATTATCCTGTGCAGTAACGGAGATGTTTTTTCCTGCATAACTAGCAGTTTCTACTTGCCAAGGAGTAGATAACGTATATTGGTATACACGGTCATTTAGTGTACCAAGTACGTACATGTTAATTCCGTCTTTACTGAATTCTATTGCACGAGGACTAGATTCTTGTGATGAAATACTTTTTGCAGAAACATTTGATGCGGTATTGACCATCCATGGTGTAGCCAATCTATATTCATATACATTATCGTTGGTTGTTCCAACAATGTACATTTTGACACCATCGTCTCTAAAATATAAACCTTGCACATTTGTATCTTGTGCTGCAACACTAACAGCACCAACATTGGACGCTGTAGTTGCATCCCATGCAGTACTTAATGTGTACTGGTAGATTCTATTAGAGTCATTACCTGCTATGTACATTTTGGTGCCAGTATCATCAAAGAATACTTCAGTGATATCTGCATCTTGATCGCCCAAGCTATTATTGGTTTCATTGAACTCCATTCTATCAAGATTCCATGCATTGGCTTTGTTTCCGTCAACAATTATTGTTTGTCTGTAAGCAGTATTTGGTTGCCATTGAACAATATTACTTGAATAAGTAATTCTGTCAAATTTTAATGTTGTTGTAATATCTCTTACTGTGTTATAACTACCATTGGTATTATATTCGTTATGCAGAATTGGATAAGCTGTTGCTCCCGATCCTACGCCATTTATAAAAACTGTAGGTGTTGAGGTATATCCTGACCCAGGATTGATTACATAAATTCCAGTCAACTTGCCAGTGGCAGGATTGATTGTAGTTATGGCACTGGCACCATTGCCACCACCACCAATGATTTCAACATTAGGGGCAGTTGTATAATTAATACCCGCGTTTCCAATTATATAATCAGTTATCTTGTATTTGTAATTTTCAGCGTATGCAGAATAAATTGGTAAATTAAAATATTCTGCGTCCGTTGGTGAATTAATATCAGGAGATTTATAAATTGATTCTGTTGTATAATATCTACCAGGAACATCAAAATCTGTCCATGACCCTGTGGCGATATCAATTTTACTATATAACGGGACATATTCTCTAACCGCAGTGCGATAGGGTTTGGCTTCGTTGATGTATTCGTTATAGAAGCTTTGATTGTCTCTGATATAGTTAGGAATTTGTTCCAGTGTTCTTAAATTATGGTACACATCAATGAAACTGGTTTTAAATATCCAATCTGGATTCTTTTGTTCTGAGAATATGTAATTGACTATCGAGAAAAATGTCTTATTAAATTCTCCGGCTAAACTGTTAATTAATAGTTCTTGGTAAACGCTATCAAATATTTTACCAATTTCAATACCAGCTGTTGGATCAAAATCAATTATATCAAAAACAGTTGTATCAAATCCGGCTCCCCAGAGAGTTTTATATAGCCTATCACTTAAGGTCAAAGTAGCATTTTGAGCTGCAATAAGTGTTAGACTTAAATCAGACTCAACACGATATATCTGCCAATTGCCTGCTCCATCATCTAAAATTTGTATATATTGATCAGCGACCAAGTCAAATGTCTGAATGGCTCCATAATTAAAAACTACCTGACTGATATCTGTGCCTTCTACATATTCACTGCTATACCAATCTTTTGGAGTCCACCACAAATCTGTTTTATAACTTTGAATTGCTTGTAAATCAAACTCTTTAGTTATACCGTTGAATCTATAATATGTCCAACGGCCGCTATATCTAGAATCAATCGGAATTAAAATTGTGTATCCGTCTGCAAACGTATCCATATCAAGATACGATAATTCAGCAAACGATGCAACTTGATCATCAAAATTCACCGGCGGCGCTTCTTCGGAATACAATTCCGAAGCATTGCTTATTAGTAATACCGGATATTGAACAAAAATTTCGTTTAGATTCTGAACGTAACTTTGTAAAGCAGAAATTCTATTTACAAAAATTCCTTGTCTTGGTCTAATTAGCAAGCCAAGTTGATTTTCTGCGTTTAACTTAGGGTCTGGTACTAGCTTCCCTGCTTCGTCGAATCCTCGATAACTTTCTTTAAGTTTATTAATTATTCTTGCTGGTAATACCTGACTAGGATTACCTTGTTGAATCAATTGATATTCGTTGTGTATAATGTTAGAATTATTGATATCACAAGTTTCTATGTGCAACACTATATCTTTACTGGTTAAAAGATTTGACACATTATACAAAGCAGCACTATTTGTAGCAATTGCAGCAATATAAGGAATATTTTGATCTTTTGGATTACTGATATAACTCTCCAAGGAAGATACACTCAGAGTTCTTTTGGCTTTGATTGAATCAACTGAAGTTTTTCCCCCAACCCAATAGTAGTATTTCTGTGAAATTATACCAGTTGCTGGGTCGACGATATTTACGCTTGTGTAGGCAGAATTATCGGGATATTTTGGTGTGCCGTTGCCACCATTGGCTGTATACTGACTAGGTAAGAAATTACTTTCGACCCATTCATAAATTTTAACTTGACTGCCCGGGAATAAATTCCCCCAGTTTTTGACCCTGTACTGCAGAGGACCTTGTTCGTATTCAATGAAACTTGCCCGACTGGTATCCCACCAGGTTCTTCCTACGTGTCTATTACTCCAATAGAAAGTGGTGTTTAATATACCGTCGCTTCTGGAAACTGTATTATATGATGCAGGATCGTATTCTTCTTTATAATCTAGTTCCTGATCAACAATTCCTAATATTTTTCCTTTTGCAGGATCGTATGTATCAAAGAAATTAATAATTGTTTGATTTTTCTTGTTATAAATGAACGCAGAATTCAATGATTTTGGATCAACTTGACTATCTTTGTATCTTATTAATTCCCATCCTGCTTTATTGTTTTGATTATAGTAAGTGTAGATGCTGCCGCCACCAGGTACAATGCTAAAATCATTACTTACGCCCACTGCCATGGTGCCGTCGACAAGACTTACACTTGAACCAAAATTGAATCCTGTTTCTAAATCAGGTCCAACTAATTTTTGTGTAAAGGCAAACGTTGAAGGATTATCGACTGACTCAAAAGGATTTTCAAGTAAGTCATACATGTAAACAGCACCTGAATCTTTTACTCTGTCTACAAACAAAGTGCTATTACTATCAAATGTAGTTAAAGATACCAATTGGTCAAACGATATAGGAATATCAATATCGGCACCTTCACTGCCTACGCCAATGACTCCGTACGACTGAGATAACCCCAAAGAAGTTCCAAATCTTTCGCCAATATTATTAGGATGTTTAATTGTTTGAGTTTTTTTGTAAATCTGTATTCCAAGATCACTAAAGGCAGTTCCCACGCTTCCGGGCTTAATATCAAGCTTGTCATTTGCCACAACTACATCGCTGTTTATTCTCAGTTTGTTTTGATAAATTTCGGCACTGACACCTGGGATATTTGCATTATTAATTGAATTTACTACACTTGTCAATGTAGTGCCTGAAAACTGAATGTTTCTATCATTGATAACTAAAGTGTGACCGGCTGTGACTGTTGGGTTGCTGACACTGCCTGTTATCTGTCCGTAGACTCGACCTACGTTTACATATCGTGTGATCAATCCTGTTGCATAGTTAACTTCGGCATAATAAGGACTGCTAATATATAAATTACATCCTGTGCCACATAGGGCCAAAATACTTCCAAATTTTTGCCCAGTGATACCAATATCAGAAGCATTTAATGTTTGATTTAAGATAAATTGATTGGTTTCAACTCGTACTCTTTGTCCTGCAGTGGGCGTAGAGAATCCCGGAAACTGTACAACATTTAAAGTGCCGCCAGGTCTATACCAATCGGTGCCTTCTCTTAACACATTGTTATTGAACAATACTCTATAGACATCGTTAAAATTGTCCGGAGCGGTAAAGGTACCCGAAAATCCATCAGTTGTGAATTCTGTTATAGTCCTATGATAAACATAAACTATTCCCTCGTTCGCCACACCATTCAATGATTTTGTGTTTGCGCCTATTGCGATTGTGGAACTATCTCTATTGGTGGAAATTGCACATCCAAAATTTGTTTCCGACTCTCCAGTTATTGTCTCTATTAATTTGTAGTAAGATGATCTTCTCAGTACATCAAATCTTTCAAAATTAGTAGGAGCTGTTCCAAAAGTTAAATTTGTCACCGATCCTTTGCTAGACACTGTTATGGTAATATTGTTTGCCGGTGATGCACCGCCTAGACTGGTTCCTGGAATAGTCAGGGTATCTCCGTTGCTATATCCTGATCCGCCATTTATTCTTATTACTGAATAAACACCAGAATTGCTATTAATAACAGTGAATTTAGCTCCAGAACCTGAACCACCAGTTGCACTGACATTGGTATATGTCAATGTTCCGCCGCCGGTAACTCCAGTGCCTGAGTGTGTAAAAGAAATAATGCCATTGGATGCTTGAGTAATAGTGTAATCAACTGTAGGAACATATTCGGCTGATCTTAGTACTGCAAACACTACAATGTCTGTTGGATCGTCTACAGTAGAAGACAAAGTAAATGCAGTGGCAGAACCATCACCTTCAAATGATTGTGTATCTTCTGCTCGGGTCTTCAATGCATAACAAAATACTTTATCGGCGCCCGGGGATCCTATATAAAGATAAACCCCATCTCTACTCATTGCCAACGATTCACCAAATTTGTAGTTTGCTGAACCAGATGGATCTGTTAATAATTGTACTAACACTCCATCCTTGTATACGTAAACATATCCTCTGTTCGTTGCACTGTCAGGTGCGCCTACAGCAAAATAACCTGTGCCGTTTGCCAATGACTTACCAAACCCGTCTAGATTATTACTATTACCGTACAAAAACGAACTAGGAGCCCAGGAATTAGTTCCAACTCTACCAAAAATAGCAGCTCTTCCTGTACCAGACTCTGGAGCTCCTGCATATAGGAAATTGGCATTGTTAGGATCTAAGCTGACAACTTTTCCAAAAAAATCGTTTCCTGATAATTTACTTGCATCTAATTCAATTTTTGTTGCAAAATTCCATGGATCAATTTTGTTGTAAACACCCCAATTTTGATTTTCGTCAAGGTTATTCACCCATATTTTATCGTTTGGTATCCACCCGGCAGTGGGTCTAATAGAGTCTACATCTTTTAAATAATCAATTTTGCTTGATGTTAATTTAAACAATATTCCTATACCAGCAAATGCCTGTGTTTCTTGCATTTGCTGAAGATTTTGATACAGACGTACATAAAATCTAGTACTGTCAATTATACTATCAACTTGATAGACGCCATCAAATTGCGGTTCAAAATTTTTGATTACCACAAGATCATTAACAGTTAAACCATGATCTCTATCAAAAATAACTTCCACTAGATCGTCAATGTTATATCTAAGGCCAAAAATATACCCATTTACCAGACTGGCTCTATAGACATTCCAATTTTTATCAAAGTCTCGTGCTACCCAAATTTTGTATCCTATACCAATGTTATTAACAATAGTTGTTAAAGTTTCATAATCACTCAAGTCAAATATTGTTGCATCGATATCATCTAGGTTTACAAATCCAGCAACCGGTAAAGGTTTAAAGGCATTCGGTTCTTCCATGCTGTTAACACGGAATATGTTTGCTTGATATTCTCCGGATGATTTAAATATGTTGTTAATATCAATTGCCAGTACGTCTGATTCTTCTTGTACTGTATTATCAATCAATTGAAAAGCTGTTGGATTACTACTAAAATCAGATTCGTTTAATTCAAATTCAAAGAATTTATTAATATCAGTGGCGCCATACTCGCCAACACGAACAGCCCAGTTTTCGTAAAAATTAATATCAGTGTCTAAATTTCCAAAAGTGGCTCCTTGTAATGCATTAAGTGCATTTACTGTGCCTTTTTGTTTAATGAATCCTTGATAGAATTTACTCTGTGTAGTTGGATCTATACCTAAATTTGTAAAATATTCTCTGTTTCTGAATCCTATTAGTCCGTTACTAAACAGTTGTAAATCTTCGTTTATTGGCTGATTATCTATATCGTAGAAATTAATACCCTGTTGAGCATTGGTAGCAAAATTATTAATGACTCCAGATTTTAATTCAGAAGAAGGAATCAGTTGCCAATTATTTGTTTGGAACTGGTCTGATGCAATGACGTTTTGAATTGCAGTATAAAATCTAAATTTGTACTTAACAATAGAACCTTTCAAATAATCTTTTCCAGACTCCCATTCGTCAATGACGTCGCTACTGTAAATAAAGCCTGGTAATTCTAAATTACCATTCCAGGTTAAAGTTTTTGCTCCAACTAGTTTTAATCGATACTGTCTATTACCTAATTCAGGAACATAAATGATGTCGTTAAAAACAGTAATATTGTCTAGTATTAGTAAATGTTCATATTGAACTAGGTCTAGTTCTGCAAACCCAACAGTTTGATCAGCGTTAGAGATAAAAGTGAATACATTATTATCTCGACTGATAGTAAAATTATTTTTTATAATTGGTTTAAAATTAATATCTAACACTCTGCTCGAGTACGGAGTGTTCTTTATTTCGTCAACAACAGATGCACTGTCAAACACCTTTAACTTAGTCGACACTGGACTTAATACAATAATACTATTGGTTTTCCATCCTTGCCCGGCCCAATGCAAAAATTCTTTGGCACTAAGAACCCAATCTTTTTGCTCTTGTAGATCGTCTTCTCTATCAATAAAAATAAAACCTTGTGCTAATAGATATCTTTGATAGCTGACTAGAAAATCAACTACCTGTTGTTTGGTATTAAATTCAAATCCATAAGGCACAGTGTATTTTGCTTTTTTAAAGTCTTTATAAACCGTTCCTCTTTGATTTCCGGAAGTGATAGTGTATGCGTTATTATTGACTTGACTAGGAATAATAAAGAAATAAGGATTCGTTAAGTCGTATCCGCTCACTACATAACCGGCTGCACTTTTTTCAACAATAACAGCACTATAGGTAATTTTGTTTACCGGACTACCTTTAAACAACTCAATTCTATAATTCTCTTCGGGCACTATAACGCTATCACTAATACTGCTTGGGCTGCTTTGTTCTGCAAGTAATTCAATGAATTTTTTGTCAGTGTACCCGGCCATCTTGTATGCCAACTGAACATCTAGCGATGCAAGATTGTCTTTGATCAATATTGATGCATCAGCGATACCTAAATTTTTAACGTAATCTCTAATCCAGTTTAAATAACCAGAATTTCGTTCTACGGTAGTACCGTTGTTGTAGCCCTGTACCAAGAGAGCCGTAGGTGTGAGATGTTGTCCAGTGCTGGCTATTTCAAATTGAGCTGTGACTGGGTTTCTAGTGTAATTTTGAGTGTTTGCTAGCAAAGAAAAATACTTGGCTGGCTTGGCTAAAGCTAGGGCCAGTTGCATAGCAAATGCATATTCACTACTTCTGCGCCATGCAGTTTCCACTGGTCCCATATCGCCAACTGCAAAGTTGATATTAGCTTTTCCGCTATCAAAATCAGCAACAAGTATCTTTTCAGGACTTACTAAATCTCCGTTGTCGTCAACAGGCACATATTGTGCAAGATTAGGGCGTTGATATCTTGAATCAAAACCAGACCGACTACCGGCATGAATATATCCAAGACTCAGGTCGCTCCATAATAAACCGTTTCCTCCGGTGTAAGGGGCAGGACCGTATCTGTCATTCCAATAGTCTGGCTTTTCGCTGAATCCCAACATCTCCCATGGATGAGTATGTGGTCTATCAGTATCATAAAAATAACGATAGATACTGCGCCAAGCTCCGGGTAAAGTCTCTCCGTTGACTACGTCTCTAAATCTTCTATAGTTCCATGTGAACGGATCTGATGCATTGAAGTTATTGTTGTCTGAATAGTTTAATCTATTAGTTCCTATCCAAGACAAGAATCCTTGACTTAAAATTTGTGTAAATTCTGTCAATGAATAATCTGTAGGTCTAAATTTGCCTGGTATGTAATCATGTACATTAAAAATGTTCGTGTCGTATTGAACTTTAATATTATTATAAATTCTACGCTCTAATTCTAATATTAGATTGTCTCTAAAATCATTGAATGCCGGTATAATACTACCATCATGTCCTTGAATTACATTTATTGGTTCTCTATAGGTATCGTCTACATAAATTTCAGGATAGAATTTTGGATACATTCCCATCTTGGTTGGTGTTTCGGGAACAAAGCAGCCGTCTGTGGTACTGTATTCAACAATGTCAATTTTATCGCCATATAGTAAACCAAATGAGTCATTGATCGTAATCGCTGGCCGATCCTGTCTGAAAATAAAATCTCTGTCTTTGATTAATAATGTTTTTGATGTAATGGTATTAATTGTTCTTGTGAGATAAACTAGAACAGCTTTGTTGCTTATAACTTTATCATTGAAAATACTTGTAATTTCATAACTTGTAATATCTGGGTCTAACACTGTATATGTAGGAATTACAGTTTTGCCTAGATCTCCATATGGAAACATATCACTGTAATACCAAGGAAACGATTCGTTTTTAACGGCATTAATTTGTAGCATAATAGCATCTACGCTGCCTGCAACGTCATCGCGATTTAAATCTAAATTACCTGCTAGTTCTAAAAATTTAATCTTGAATTTTGTATATTCTCTATTGGCCAATTTAAGCGCATTTACAAAATTCATTGTAGGATGATTTAAAAATAGCCCAGAATAAACTACAGGAGCACTGTGCTGTAGAACACTTCCCCCTTTATTCATATATTGAATATCTCTTAGATTACTGTTTCCAGGAACCTTACCAATGATATCTAAACTATTGTTTTTTAGCGTAATCAAATGATTACGCATTTGCCCTAGTGTTAATGTTTCAAGATTGGTATTTAAACTATTCACATCAAGATTAAGAGGTACTTCGTAATATGCATTTGGTGAAACTAAATCTTTATTAAAGATGCTAACAAAAATAACATCATCTTTAACAATTAAATCAGGATTGACTAGCACTGCAAATTGATCAACTACACGAGTTACTGCAAAATTTCCTATGTCCAAGATCGCGTTGTTTACTGTAACTTTTATGTTTGGATTAATAATACTGGTATCAGGTATATTATCAATTGGAAATAGGTTGGTTTCGCCATCGTATGTGAATTGATAATTTTGATATTGATGGCTAAAGTCTCTATTAATAGTCCAAATGTTCTGTCTTTGACAAGTTGATACGCTAACATTTTTTTGTAAATATCCTGCATTTACTGTCACTGTTTCTATACCACCGCCACCAATGAGATAATCAAATGTTTGAGTATCATAATCATTTGTGAACTGAATATCTCCTTGACTTACAAAGTTTTTATAACTTAGCGGAAACCCAATGACAGGATCATTGTTGCCAGTTCCTCTTTTGTAAGAAAATATTTTTGTTCCTTGAAATGTTGTACCAGGATAAACAGAGCTGTCAGAAAAACTTATACCGTCATCGTTAATTAAATCAAATAATGGTTCTTGATTATTACCGGTTTTTTCTTGAGACGCGGCCCACGACGTTCCATTATAATACCAATGTTTTCCGCCATTTGATCCCGACAGAACAAGAACTGTATTTCCTGCCACCACAGTTGCATCTTCTGCTTCTTGGATAAAAGCTTTATACACCAATGGATCAGGCGCTTCAGTGGTTGTTTCTATAGAAAATTTATAAATTTTATTTCTTACATCATTATTAATGTCATTGGAAAAAATAACCCTATCGCCTGTAGTAAGAGTCAAATCGCCCACTGTGAATGTTTTTTCATCAACACAAACTAATCCTTGTATCTGTGTAAAAGCATTTGTAATTGTTGTGTCAAGAATATCTATAGGTTGTTTGGCTTCAGCACCAAATTTGTATAGTTGCAAGCTGGCATCAAATTCAATTACTGGTCTGCTTGCTCTTAAATTTTGATTAAAAATTGCGTCTGTACCGTTGTAGTCTGCAGTTTTTTGAATTACATCCATATGGAACCAACGGTTCGCTCTTGACCAAGGATTTCTATCTATACTAGATCTTTTAATGGTCATGTAATCTTGTACTGCAGGTTGCAGATAGGCATTAATTAATGCATTTGTGCCGGATCCGCCAATTAGTGCAACAGGATTGGTTGGTAAAGTAGAATAATTACCCCTGTCTTTGATTTTAAAAGCACCAATTGGTCCAGAGGTTGGGGCTCCAATAGTTACTGCCGGCGTAGCAAAATATCCACTGCCAGCCGAATCAATAATGATATTGGTAACAACGCCATTGGCAATTACCGCATGAGCAAATGCACTTGTTCCACCAACAGGAGCTGATTCTATTGTCACAGTAGGAGCACTTGTATATCCTGATCCGCTGTGTGTAATATTGATTGAAGTCAATACTCCACTGATTGTATTAATACTTGCCTCAACGGTTGCAGTATCTTCCACAATGTCTGTTACCACTGCCGTTGCAACTGCTGTGCCTACACCACCCTCGAATGTAAGTCGATCTCCTACTACATAATTTTGTCCTGGTTCAACAATTGTGCTTGTATTAATAGCCTCAATCGAAGTTAATTCTGATTCAGCAACCAGAGTAATAGATTCGCCCACGCCTTCTACATAAAAGTTTTTATTTCTCCATACTTCAGGAGCACTAGCGTCAAACCTTACTTTTAATCCATTAGTAAAACTGACTCCGTTTGGGCTGATATAATTAATTTGTCCTAAAATTTCTACATCTGGGTCAATGGTACTGCTAGTGGGTTCAATTAATCGTATGCCGCCAATTGCATCATTATCCTCTCCACTTTGATAAAATAAGTTATCCAATGGAGCTGTAATATAAGGTACCAATGTCAGTAAATTTAATCTAGAATAAAACTCTCTACCAGCATATTCTTGACCTGCTTTAATTCTTACTTTGTGTTCATTGGAAATTGGAAATTTTGGAAATAAAATGATACGCTCTTCGTCATTTTCATCTCTTTCAATTTTTATTGTAAAAATACTTGTTCTTTGCTCAAAAGGAATTAAACTATTCTGATCAAAATAAGCAACACCGTCCTCTACTCTAGACGTATCAACCCAATACGCATCATCTATAAATGCAGGATTTACAAAAACAACAGATGCGTTTTCTAAATATCTTACCGTGCCATCAATACCACCTAAATTTTCATTTAATTCTTGAGGTTTAGCTCCCAAGATTTGATTAAACGATAAATTGGTTGCATAATCTACATCATCAACAATAGGCATCGATGTCCAACGATTTTGAGCATTGTTGGCTGGTACTGTAAATCTAACAGTGCCAACTGATTGACCGTTGTTGGAAACACCAAAAACTTGTCTAATATCTAAATTTGGAGAATCTGTATCAATGCCGTTTACGCCTGGTTTGTATTGAATATAAAATTCATTTCCAGGTTCGTTGATGATAAAATCGTAAACTCCTCCTCTTGACAATGTAATTGTGGGATTGGGAGTTTTTCCGTATCCACTGAATTCGTATGTTCCTGACGTGGGGTTATATATTACATTGAAGCTATCTTCTAGGGGAGTACCTACTGCAGAAATTACTACAGGATCAGGACCATTATCCAACCAATAATATTGGCTAAAATTAACAAACTTGTCTAGATCCATTCTAGGATTATAGGTATAATATTCATTGTCAAACAATCGACTGTGATTGTTTGTTAGTCCTCCATAATACCTAATTTTATTAATTATGTCTGCATAAGTGGTTGCAAATTCAACTTCGTTTGTAACATCATTTTTTAAAACCAAGGATGGTTCAAGTTGATAGTTTTGTCTATCTTTTGTGCCTTCTTCAATATAGCTGTCGGCTGTTTTATATGATGGAGCTAATTTTCTTCCAATGTACCCGTTAATTTTTTTGAGCGATGGCTCACTAATCAATTGGTCAAGGGTTGCATTGAGAAATTTTTTATTTGTTTCTGTTTGAAAAATTTCTGGTAGAAACTGATGTGTCTTAATAACGGCCATTTGTTTTCCTATTATGCTATATTAAGTTGTCCTGCTGTAATTGCGCTGATAATTTGAACATTATCTACTGTAGCTGCACTTACTAAAATTTCATTTGCTTCTGCATTTATTTGATACAATGTTCCAAAACTAGCTAACTCGGCTGCAGGCACAATGACCACACTGCTTACGTTAGGAGTCAGAGCTGAATGTAAATATGCACTCAATTCACTGAAATAAAATGTTTCGCCAAATTCCCAATTGGAAATATCAAAGTATGTATTAATTGCTGCAATAACTTGACTCTTAACATCATTATCACTGATATTTACGTTTGGATTTTTAACTACTTTAAATGTAGCACGTAAAGAATCTACGGCCTTATTACCAAACAAAGGTTTAAACGTAGCCGGATTGTAAATTATACTGTCACTAATTGTTTTAAAGTTTTCAATAGATCCAAACTCTGTTCTTAATTCGTCGCTGGTTGGTGCCACCGGCTCTTGCACTCTATTTGTTGGGTCGGTTACGTAAGCATAATATTGATCGCTGTAGCTTCTAGTTAGAATATAAAAATCTATTAGATTGTTCGGACTTGGGTCTATTCTTCTACTGTTAGGTGCATTGTGTGTATACTGAAACATAAGATTTTGACGTCCTGTTTTTGCGATATAATCAGACAACAAAATCAATGCTGTTCCAGTAGATCTAAAAAATTTATTTTCTGTATAAGCGTAAAAAATAGTATCGTCGGTATACAAAGTTATGTTGTTAATAATTTCAGTCTCTGTACCGTAGGCCGAGACTATAGTTTCTTGATCAACTGGATCATACTTGACAAAGTTAAACTGATCAATTGCTTGTACAAAATACACAAATTTATTTTGAGGATTGACAGATGGTGCCACTAAAGTATTGAATAAATCAGGATCATCTGGAACTTCGTCAAGATTATCATCTGGAAAAGTTACATAAATTTTCCTATTATCCTCAAATCCATCCGATTCAACAACTCTATTCCACACTCGATAAATTTGACTGTAAAACAAACTGGATGTAGAGTCAGGTAAAGTATTTGTGCGTAATATTTTTATTGCGTCTAGTCTTGTAGTTGCGGTTTTGCTATCATACACCTTGACATCTGGGTCATAATAAAATCTTGTTTCTCTTTCGCTTTCAAAATAATAATTTACACCTCTACTGGTTACTGTATACTCTTGATTGGCGAACACAAATTTTAAAAACCAGCTATTGTCTAATCCTGTACCTGATGTATTCCCGGCGTTTGTAAGATTAAAAGATCCTGATCCAAGATTTGCTTCGTCAATGGTAGTCCATATCTTATTGACTATATCGTATCTTACTCCAAAAGTTTTATAACTTAATATGTTGTTGATTACTGTTGATGTAAGTGAAGCAGACCAGGAATTGGCAAAAACAGGAATAACTTCGTCAATTTCTGCCCCTGTTGGTAAATCAATGCTCAATGTAGCATTGCCCACGCCCGGGGTTGGGTAAGAAATAATACTTGCCCATAAAGAAGTTCGTTCGTATTCGGTAATTGGAGTCCCGGTCTTGAGTTTATTTTGAGCATCAAAGTATTGTCCGGTTGGAGCAGTAAATTTAACCAAGGCCCCTTGTGTGAGGTAGATATAGCTTGTAGAATCAAAGGTGCCTGTGCTTCTACCTCCGTTAGATGAAACTTTTGTCCAACTGCCTGTTGGTGAATATCTTGTTGCAGTCTGATAATACAAATGTCTTGTAGGTATTTTAGCAATCAATGGTAATATTAAATTTTGTAAAATATAATTGACTTCACTGCTGCTGGTAAACTGAAACGTTTCTATTTCTGACGTTTCTTCGCTGTAAATAATTCCATCTTCTGCAAAAATATTTGTGCTTGAATATTTTCCAGTTGCATCAACTACATCTAAAAATCTACTAACACCTGAACTTGATCTATTGACTGCTTTAATTTTTAATATATTACTAAAAGTAGTAAACGGCAACACATTATAATCTTCACCGGTTACCATTCTATTCTGTGTATAGTACTGTTGAGGTGCTTTGGTTCTAATGTCTTCTAGTGTTTCTCTGGCTGTGGCGTTAGTAACGGTGTATTGTAAACTTGCGCGAATAGTTAAATTTTCTGCACGCCCGGTTCGGCCACGATAAGGAATAGATACTGTTACAGCACTCATTTCCTCAGGTGTAATTTTGTAAGTTTGATTATTACTGACTCTGTAGTACAATCTAAAATTACCCGTCGGGATATTAGTAAATGATCCATCCCCAAACACTAAATCAATTTGATCGTTTGCTCTGGAACTTACGCTGTACAAATTTCTATCAGCAGTGTTATTATAAATTACATTAATACCGTTGACAGCAGGAACTTGTGTCCATAATGTAGTAGGAGTTCCGGCTGAATTTAGCGAATATAACCAGATATCAGTATTGTTGATATTATCAAAATTGACGTTTACGATTCTATTAGGAAGACTTTCAGTTATAGTAAAATCAAGATTTTTTAGTTCGCCTTGTTTGAAAAAGAAAAAATATCCAGTATTATTAGATCCATTACCTTGATTGTCGTTCCTATATAGGAAATTAAACGCTCCACTAGGGGCAGGATCTTTTTCGTATATGTAGGATTGATCAGCCGATGTTGGACTAACAATTTCAAAAGGATAAGTTACTCCTGCTACACTTGCTGTATAAGGTTGCACAGGAATCAAGCCATTGAGCAAATCAATTGCATATTCATCGGTGTTTACTCCACTCAATGACTTTGATGCTCCTGGTTTTCCGATCGCTTGTGTACTAACCAATGCTGCATTGAGTATGGTAGTAAACTGTTCTAGCCAGTTTTCGTTGGTACTGTCGTTCCAGTTTACTAGTTGATTGCTTAAATTAGTTCCTGAACTATCATAAACAATTTCAGTGGTACTGATATTCTGAAATTTAAGGTACCCAGATGATGGTATACTACGTTTTGGATTATAACTGATTAATTTTGCTAATTTTAGTATACTGTCGCGACGTTCGGCTGTATCTAAAAAATTCTCTCTGGCGTTGAGGTCTGTTCTAAACGCCAAACTCTGTCCTAAAAATGCAATAAGATCGATCAGTGCAATATATTCTGAGCTTTCAGTAAAATCGTTGAAGTCTTCAGGGTAATATGTACGCAAGTATTCGATCATGCTCTTGCGTAAAGTTTCAAAGTCAAAGCTTTGAAAATCTGCTTCTCGGAAAGTCTGGTAAATTTTGGTCCAGTCTTGACGAGCTAATAAACTTGTTTGTCTTGTAGTAATAGCCATAGTTATACCTATATTCAGTATTTATGGCAAAGAAAAAGTGGTATTATTATGATGTTATAAGATTGTTTGTGTTGGAATTAAATTCCAAATTTAATTGTTGTGAATAATTACCAGGCAAAAAAGTCAGCTCCACTTGTATTTGAATTCCGTGCTCAAATTCATCTAATATTACATTATCCACACGTAGACGTGGATCGTACCCTACGATTCTTCGTACATCTTCCACAATAGTTGATTTTACATCGGCTGTTAACGGTTCGTACAGCATGTTCCAGATTATACTTCCAAAATCTGGATTCATTAATTTTTGTCCTTTACGGATGCTAAAATGATTTATAAGATCGCGTTTCACTAGTTCTGCGTCAGTAAGACGGAACTTTTTTACCTGATTTATTGTGCTAAATCCTCTGTATCTAGTGTTTGCCATACTGTTATTTAATCCTTAAACAAGTTATAACCCAAATCAAAATAGAATTGCCCTGGACGCCCTTGATCGTCATATATGTCTTTGGTCAGTCGCCATTGGGCAGCGGCTATAGCCGATTCTGGTGCGCTTTTGAACTGATACATTACTGCAAGCATACCAGCAATAGTTTTTTTATTGTCCTCAGGACTCAATCCGTTGGACCATAAAAGTTTGTGATATGCTTCACTAAAATTATAAGTTTGATCTTCTATCGCAATGTGTTGTTTCAATCTACCAAGTTCTGTTTCGTCTAGCATCATGGCAAGGACTCCGTTGAAACATCTGCGCCTAAATTTTGTACAGCAAATCTTCCGGCATTATAAAATAACGATCCAGGACGATTTTTACTGTCTTTTTCTTTTCCTTTTTGGCGCCAATCCTTTGCTTTGTTAGCTGGTAAACTGTTTGATAAATCATCACCGGCCGCTTTGAGTTTACTGACATCAATTTTTGCTGCGGCTGTTTTTAACTGTGCAGATGATCCTTCTAATCCTGGCGCTAACGCAGCCTTTACACTTTCTGTTGCTTTTGCTGCAGAATCTGTTACAGTTGGTATACCAGTTGTTATTTTTTTATCAGCTGATGTTCCTGAACTAACAGTAGCAGATGTGGGATTTTTTGCTTTAATGTCTGAAGCAATTGCATTGATTCCGCTACTTATTAAACTTCCAGACACTGATTCTATAGAAGCCCCGGATCCTGGTGCTAGACTTCCTGCCAATGATTGACTCAGCCCAGATGCAGCTGATACTAGTCCCGCAGTATCAGCTGACCCCAATGATCCCATCAAGCCGGTGGCCGCCGAAAACCCTTGTTGTAGGCTCGGGTTTGCATCTTGAAATTGATATGCAACTGCTAACATACCAGCAACAACTTCTTTTGTATCATATTCTTTAATTGCGCCAGATTTAATACAGGCATTGTATTGATTTAACAAAAACTTTTCCATTATGCGATCTTGCACGTTCACATCAAATGTAAACTCAAATTCTGACGTTACTCCATCTTTACCAGTAAAGGCTGCTCCATTGGAAAATTTATAACCGTAATTGACTAGTGTTTTATTATGTACTGCGTATCTGCCAATGCGGGGAGGTTGGTTATATGTACTGTCGTTGTTGGTTTCCATAAAAGCAATTTGTACCATTATGGCTTTTATATCACTTTCTCTCAATTGAGGGATAGTAGATTTAACTTTTGGAGTTGGTGCTCCAATTGGTGCAGCTGGATCATCAAGTAGTACTCTTGGTGCACCTTGGCTAAAGGGATCTTTCCTGGCCTGTTCAGGGCCAAGATTATTTGATTGTGATTTGGCCTGTTGGCCAGCAGCAGCACTGGGTTTACCAGTATCACCAGTGACTGAAGAATTGACAGCTTTTAAATTTGCTTTGACCCCAGCAGGCAAGTTGTCTGCCGCAGTTAACACCGTAGAAGCATTAACTCCTCCGCTTTGAAATGCACTGAACATGGCTGCTGCTGTGCTTGCTCCTGCTTTTACTTCAGCGTTGGCTTTGGGATTGTTTGCTACTGTTTGGTTTACAAATTCTGTTACGTTAATAGGCATAATTACTCTTCCTGACTTCTAGCAGGTTCTACTAGACCACTATTTAATTTTTTCTTGCCAGTTCCTCTGGTCCACGGTTCGTGTGTTGGTGTAAAAGGTGCAACACTTGATAGGCCACTTTGGCTGTCTAATACCCAACGTTTGGTATCCGGATCAAATCTCACGTTATTTTGTTGATACAGTTCCATCGGGGGATTGATTTGTGGTTCCACTGGTGTAGTAGCATTGGGTACAACTTTACCTGCGGTATTAATATAAACTTGATCTCCACCTTTGAACCAAAGTTCTCCATTGGCCACTTTCCAACCGCTAGTTGCACCAGAGCTAATTGTGGTTTTACCTGAGGTTGTTAACGTGAAGCTGCTGCTTTTAACATTAAATAATCCGGCTGTTTCTAAACTGGCATTAAGTCCCCTAATGTCAATGCTACCGCCACTACGAACCCCAACTACCCCGGCATTTATATTGTACAAATCTTTAGCAGTAATTAGTTGTAAAGCAGTTTGTGATTCTATAGATGCGCCGGCATACATTCTTAGACTAGAACCTGCGTTGATGTTCACATTACCGTCAGCATGAAAATTTAAATCCATCTCAGATCTAATGTTCAAACTGTCTCCACTGTAAATGTTAATACTGCCTTTGGGGGTAAATTCCAACCAAGCAGTGCCTTTGTTGTTGATGATATATAACACTTCGTTGGTATCATTTAATAATATTTGATGTCCACCGGCCGAACGCAATCTAACCAGTTGACTATCGCCATACAAATCGCCGTCATCCATTACAAAGGTATGCCCGCCGCGACGTTCTGTTGGGTTCCAGTCGCTGATTTTTTCTCCTTGATTACCAAGTTTCAAGGCCTCGTCCAATGACTCTTTGTCTGGATATTTGTCAGTCAAATCAGGAAATCCTCTGCCAGGAGTACTGATTCCAAATACTCTACTGGGAGATTCTCTAGTGCTTGCACTGGTAATTGTTCCTCTGTCAGGGTCTGTTTCTAATCCTTGCTGAATAACAATGTTTGACTGATAGGTATGGAGAACTCTGTCCAGTAGTAAATAATCTTGCTGGGCACTTCTTTCTTTACTTTCTAAATTTACTTCACTTGCTGGTAAAAAAACATCAGTTGACGGAATATCTCTATCTGTACCAAAACTAGAGTCTAATGTGTACGTGGTCGGCCTAACAGGTCTTGCTACACCAGGAACCATGTGTGTGGACTGTGTATTCTGAATACAAGCAAACCAGTATCCTCTACTGATATCACCGTTCACAAAAGTAAGCAACACTTGATTTTCGAGATCAGGCGGCACCGCCCAAAATCCATAAGTTTGTGGCTCCGTACCAAAAGTGTTTGGATCTTCAACTCCTGGTTTACCAACGGTACTGCCAAAAAATGGACTCGCATAACTTACAGTTATGTAAGGCCCAGTTTCTTCACCACTTAATTCAGCAATCCACACCTCTAGTCTGCCCTGCCTGGTAGGATCAACATTGTTTTTTACTATTCCAATGTAAGGACCTGGATCAATTTTGATACCAGGTGTTGCATCCTTGTCGTAGGAAGGATTGACTTTTTTGGGATTGATTGAATCTGCCATTTTATGCTATACCTGTCTTTTTTACTGCTTCTATTCGTGCTGTTTGTGCCTGGAAGAATTCTGTTGTTTGCTTTTGCAAGTTTGCCAGTCGAGTCAGCAACTTCAGTTTCTGTCGACTTTGATCGCTACCGGTTTCAGTCTCAGTTTTATATGTACTCAACGATAGTTGTACTATTTGATTTGCTTGCTCTTTAAATGTAGCCTGTAAACCTTCGCGCAAGGCAATTACTTTGTCAGCTTTTTCTGAAGCACTTAATGTGTTGTCGTTTCTAATTCTAGATAATTCTGCGTTAAAGACTGGTATCTGGGTTTCCCTAGTTTCTACTAGAGCATTTACTTCTGCTTCAGTTTGATCAAGCGCCAGCTTAGAATCCACTGGCGCTTTTTCTTGTGGTGCTATTGCAGGTGCATCGTTGGCGTTAGATGGTGCTGCTTCAGTTGGCTGAGATGCAGTAGCAACAGTGCCTTCGCCTGGAGATCTAGTCACTGGATTTGTTGGTGCTTCGGCTGCTGCCTCTTTTAACTTGGCTGTATCTGTGTCGTTAATTCCTGTGTTTTCAACCACTTGGTTCGTTGTTGGTTCTGAAATTGGAGTAGGAGTTGCTGTTTCGGCTTGTGCCACAGTGACCTTAAGGTCCACCTTAGGAGTTGTTTTAGGACCGTCGTCATAAAATAAATCGTTTGGCATTTTAACCAATTCGAGCGTTTGTTCAAACTTTCCTCTATTAAGATCGCTTTTTACTTTGATCAATTTATACACTCCACTGAATGTGGAGTCGGTCATTTTGCCGTTGCTCAATTTGATTTGCTTGTTGGTAATTCCAGTAGCATCGTCAATGTCAACAGCACTCTTGATCAACAGTTGAACAAAAACTTGCTCTTGGTCAAATATTATTTGTCCTGTGCTAGGGTTGATTGGAACTGTTTCATCGCTGTCGGCAGTAGTTTGACTAGAAGTATTGTATGCCTGGTACGCAGGGCTCATGGGATTATAATATATGTCGTCCTGTTTTATAAATGCAGGATCACCTATAATACGCAGTTGAACATTGAGATTGTCTCCACGACTTGAAGTATAAATGCTGTCAGCCACGTCCGCTACCGCGCTGGCGTTTTTTCTGGAGCTGCTGTTCAATTGTCCGGTGCCTTTTTTATTGACTCCTCTTGGTTGGTAATATGTAGTTAAATCAGTTGTTCTTACAGGATTGGCCTTGGTTGGGTCGGCATCGGTGGCGTCATTATTGGCATCTCTATTTGGATCCACGTAGGCCGACGTGGTTGCGGTTTTATTATCTTTGTACGCAGTAATTGAAGTATAATACAGGCTATCAAAATCTATATCAAGGCTTATAATATCTTGATTCAATCCTGTGTACAAATAATTGTAGGATCTAACAATTTTACTTTTACCTATTCTGGTTTTAGCAAAATCTGGGTGATAGGCATTAGCTGCTTTGTAAGGCACAATACTATACACAACTTGTTTGCTGTATGCATTTCTACTAGGATCAAAATTTAAAAGATACACTTGAGGAATAATTTTGTACCAATCTAAAAATTTATATCGATTGAGCTCTGCTTGTGCTTCTCTAAGTTCTTTGGTCAGTTGTTCTCTATCAAGTTGAGTTTGATTGGCGTCATTTAATAAAGTACTTCTGTTTGAAATAATTTCTCTGTTTTTTGCTATTGCTTCTTTGGCTGCTTTGACTTGTCCTTCGATATATTCACTACTTTGCATTATCTTGTCAATCAGTTGAACAATATTGATACCCGGATTGATATTGAATCCTTGTTTTGTTTTGCCGGAGAGTATTGGTGAATTACGTACCGAAGCTTTCATTGATTCTACTGGATCTGTCATCGGAACCTTGCTTACTTCAGCAAATTTTTCGTCCACAATTTTGCTTTTTTTCATCTTCTCATTTGGAATATTAAAAGCTATCAAAGAAGGCGGAAAAGCAAAAGTTTTTCCTGGTCCAGAAACGCCTCGCATAAACGTGTTATAACCTGCTGGATAACTTTTAGTTGTGTAATTCAATGATGCCCTTAGTTTATTGCGTTGTTCATTGAGTTCAGCCACAGTGGGTTTGGTACCTTGATTTTTACTTTCTTGATCTGCTGCCCATTTTTTTAATTCGCTTTCTACACGTTCTTCATTTTTTTCTACTTCGGTTGAGAATATTTTCGCTATTTCGCTTCCGCTGTCAAAAAATTCTCCTACTGTTCCGGCTTGTACACTTAATGCCACAGGTAATGCTGCGATTGAGTCTTGGAATGCCACATGGTTAAATGGAACTGCTCGGCATCTATACTCAGTACCTCCTGTTCCGGGCTTGATCTTCATTTCAATTATTTTAATTGCTACACGTTTTCTATCAATTCTAATAGATTTATTTTTTGCTTCGTCAACATTAGATAGGAAATCAATTTCTAATAGATACGGTTGATCAATATAGTTAGGGCTGTTAACCGGAGGCATACTGCATGCACTTTGCAGTCGATCTAGCAAGGTCATTCCATATGGTTCTACTATAGTAAAACTTATTTCAATCGCATTGCTGGCCTTGGTTTTTGCATTTAAGCCAACCACAGTTGTCAAACTTAAATTTTCTATAAAAAAGTCTTCTTGGAAATCTGGGTGTCTTCCACTAGCCTCTTTACCAGTACGTACCATAGCGAACTCAGGCGCATTGGGATAGCCGCCGCCGCTGCTTATTAAAACATACTGTGGATTAAATGTGTCCGGTCTATCACTAAGTGCAGCATAATCGTCAGACGATAGTAGGTACAAAGTAATTCTATAGGTAGAGCTAGTATAATCATGCAATTTATTTTTTTTAGCCGGCGCTAGCCTAATAGATAATTCTTTTTGTTTTTCGTTGTCTGTTTGATTGGTAGAAGATTGCTTGCTTTTGCCAGTGGTTCCTACAATTGTTTCTTGCCTGCTTTTTTCAGTAGACCTTGCATCTTCGCCGGACCGGCTTTCTGATGGTGCTGGCGCAGGAAATGCGTTAGGAGGCAATTCTTCAGCAGCGTCGCTTCTGCCTTGATTGTTTTTAATTTTGTCAGCTTCGGCGGCGCTGACTGCGGCTGCCGGAACCAAAGCAGGTACAGGATCTGTTGTTTTAGCAGTCGCGGTTGACCCTACACCAGGATCAGGAGAAATATTCTCGTTTCTTATTTTTGCTTCCGCTGTTTGTCCGGCTGCAGACTCGTTTGCTGCTTGATCTGCCGACACAGTACCGTCGTTGGCAACTTGTTTGCCATCGACGTTGGGACGTATTGTTCTCTCTTCGTATTGATTTGCCGGAGGAGGACCTAGCGCATCTCTGTTTGTAGTAACATTAAAATTGGTTCCGCTGGCTTCTGCTTCTCTTAATGCTTTGCTTTTTTCTCTAAACGGTGCTTGATCAAGACCTTTTGATCTTAAAAATTCGTTTTTGGCTGCGGTAGTGGCTGCTTCGTCGGCTTTATTGGCAGCTCGATTTTTGTCTGTCCAGTCTCGCATTTCGGCGGTCATTCTGGTTTCTCTTACCCCGCCACCACTGGTTGTAGTTGTTACGTCCTTTCTGGTATTTGCCGGGCCAGTCGTCTCGGCGTTATCCTCTTCGTCGCTCCATCCTTTTTTGGCCGCCGCTCGTTCCTCTTCTCTTTCTTTTCTAAGTCTTTCTAAGTTTCTTTCTCGCTCGGCTGCTTTTTCTTGATTTTTTCGTTCTAGTTCGGCTTCGCGATCGGCTGTTTTCTTAGCCTCTGCCGCTGCCATGGCTTTTTCTTCTTCTTCGGTGTATACTGTCACAGTGCCGTCACCGAAACCTTTAATCAATTGACCTCTAGTAGGACTACCGGCTGTGTCGTCGAGAATGTAAGCACCCCAGGCTGGTTCGGGGACACCAACACGTCTGAGGGCTTCTTCTTCGTCGACGCCCGACTTTATAAGGGCACTGGCTTCAGCAGCTTTTACTGGATCATATGTGTATTTTGTTGCCAAGTTATACTCCTAGGTCTTGTTGGAGTGTGGCCTTTTTGGGAATAAAAATTTGAACTCCGGCACGAAAATCAAAAAGCGGATCTTTGAGGACATTGGGATTACGCATGGCAAATACCCACCACAGGGCACTATCGCCGTATAAGTCAGAAGCTAGAATATCAGGTCTGTACTCGTACACTTTATCGATTTCATATAATACATCGTCGTCTTTTTTGGTAATAGGTCTTTGTACCATGACATCAAGAAAATTTCCAAATGTACTGGTCTGTGCGTAAGGACTGGTACTTGAATATGCAGCTTTGGCCATTATAACATTCCTTTGGTGATCATTTCGCCTCTAGCAAATGCATTGAAGTCAAACTCTCTTTGTCTTGTACGACTGTAAACTGGTTGCAAGGTGAGACTAATAGTGCTCACTGTTGGTAATCTTGTTCTTTCAGGTAAAGATGCTGTTTCTGTGGTAATTGTTCCAGGTCCAGTTTTTGTTGTGGGCTGTTTTGTAGCAGAATCTATAGTAGTCTTGGTAGTATTTTTTGATTGGTATGTAGTTTCAAGATAGTCAACATCATTGGGCATGGTGTGACTAAATTGAGTCAACAAGCACGGAACATGCGGTAAATAATGTGCGCCATATCCATCTAGGTATAAAATAGGCGGAGGCGAACCTTGGTAAGTTCCAGAATTTCCGTAAAACATTTTGGTAGCTGCTCTGAAGAAATATAATGCTCCTAGCAAATACTGTGCATCAAAATCGTTTTGTACTGAGAATTCTCCGCTAATTTGTATGGCCTGTACTTCGCTAGCTTCATAAAAGTAGTTTGTATAATTGGTATGTGTTAAAGGTTGTGACCCGTATCTTGCCTGATAGGCCACTGTAACTTGGGGGACATAAGGAAAAATGACACCATCTGTATCTTTTAAATATGCCATAACTCCAGGATTAGGATCCCTGTACAAGATAGATGCTCCGGGATTGACACTGATCCTAACACGCCATTCTTCGCCAGATCTATCAAAACCAATAGTAGGCGCAGCTCCTCCGGATCCTGAAGTAAGTGCAGTTCCATCTGCCTGTAATCCTGCTTTTAATAAGCGACTTTCTTTTGGGTCTCCACTTCCACTGACTGCTGCTTTTTGGCGTTCAGCGAAAGCAGCCCGTCCTTCGGCATCCAAAGTGGGATTAAGTTGGCTATTTTTATTAGGAGCGAATAAGCCTAATTTTGAATCTTCGACTACTGGCATTTAATTTTCCTCTTGCTTTTTTATTATTTATTTGTTAAATTAACACTGTATTTTAAGGAACCTAATGAAACACAACTATCTAAACAACCGTGATATTCTTAAAGAAATTCATAAAAGTAAAACTACCTATTGTAGTTTTTTAGCACCCGAAGACGGTGATTACGATATAATTTTACCCGGTGTGGATAAAATTAACAAGAAAAACATCACAGAAGGACGCAAACTCAGAGCAGAAAGACTAGGTCGTGCAGCATATGATGCTGCACAGTCTGCAACTACTGTTAAACTAAAACTTGATGATTTTTCTGTTAAACCAAGTAAAATTAAAGACACAGAAGTGGTTTTTCGAATCATGACATGGGAACATATCCCAATTGATGATGTTAAGACTAAAAAAGCTGCGGACAAGCTTGCCGAAGATGACGATGTTCTATTAACCGAATACGACGATTTGGTGCCTGCAGTTGCTCCTGCAAAGTATGTCAAAGTAAATTTTCCGCCATTCCAACATTACAAGATTGACGACAACGGAAACTCGTATTGCGTGGGAAAAAGTCATTGGCAGGGAGATCTTGACAAGGGCAAATTTTCAAAAGAACACGGCACAATGACTAAAAAACTAGCTCATATGTTTATGAAACTGTGCGAACGGTATGCAACACGTTCAAACTGGAGAGGATACACTTACAATGATGAAATGCGTAGCCAGGCATTATTACAACTTTCCCAGATAGGACTACAATTTGATGAAAGCAAATCACAAAATCCTTTTGCTTATTATACTGCTGCTATCACTAATTCCTTTACTCGAGTCCTTAACATTGAAAAGCGCAACCAGAATCTTCGAGATGATATTCTTGAAATGAATGGATTGACTCCTAGTTATACTAGACAGGGCATGAGTTCGTGGGGCGGCAGCGCACCATCCGGCGAATATAGTGATGATTAAGTTTGACTTTCCTAATAGGAAAAGTGTAAACTAACAAGATGTCTAATCTATTTAAAAAAGCAGCAGTTTGCACAGATATCCACTTTGGCTTAAAAAGCAACAGTCAAACTCACAACGACGATTGTTTAAATTTTATCAAGTGGTTTACCCAGAAGGCCAAGGAAGAAGGATGCGAAACTGCCTTCTTCCTAGGCGATTGGCACAATAATCGTGCAAGTATTAATATTGTTACGCTCAACTACAGTCTTAGAGCCTTGGAGCACCTAAATGACAATTTTGAAGCTGTTTATTTTATTCCTGGCAATCACGATCTTTATTATCGCGACAAACGCGATGTCCAAAGTGTTGCATGGGCACGGAACTTACCTAACATTCATATTTGTAATGATTGGCATATTGGTGGGGACGTGGTTATTGCTCCTTGGTTGGTTGGTGACGATTATAAGCGTATTCCTAAGCTGAATGCCAAATACATGTTTGGGCATTTTGAACTGCCGCACTTCTATATGAATGCCATGGTTCAAATGCCTGACCATGGAGACGTCAAGCGTGAAGACTTTGGGGGTATCGAACATGTGTTTACCGGACATTTTCACAAACGACAGACACACAAAAATATTACCTACATTGGCAATTGCTTTCCGCACAACTATGCAGACAATCACGACGACGAGCGTGGCATGATGATACTAGAATGGGGTGCAGAGCCTGAGTATCATGCCTGGCCCGATCAGCCTAGATATCGTGTGTATCAACTCAGTGATGTATTGCAAAATACCGATGCACTGCTTAATCCAGGCATGCATGTGCGTGTTAATCTTGATGTAGATATCAGCTACGAAGAAGCTACTTTTATCAAAGAAACTTTTGTAAATACTTACAATCTCAGAGAAATTACACTTATTCCACAAAAGACTGTTAGCGAAGATATCAATTACGATATCACCGGAAACATAATGTTTGAAAGTGTAGATACTATTGTTACCAATCAATTGACAAATATTCAAAGCGAACAATACAACAAGACACTATTATTAGACATTTATAGAAATTTATGAATACAGTTCTGTTGGGCATGCCCGGACTTTATCAGAATTGGGTAATGGCTGCTGTAGATCCTAACAGCAAATTTCAATTGCACGGCGAGCAAAATTTTTTTTGCAGCAAGAGTAAAGTAAAATGGTTGATAAAACCAGGTATGTCTGATTATCCTGAACCTAATTCAGAATCTGTAATAATAAATCTTTATGTAAATGAGCATAATTTTCCGTGGTACTTGTATAATTTGTTTGAAAAAACTTATGATATCAAAATCATGGTAGACACGTTGGTTCAAGATTTATTGGACCGTGGAGATAAATTTACCATATTCACTGAGTTTAAAAAGTTGTTGCTGCAAATTGATTATAACGACTACAATGCTGTGGTCAATTTGTTTTATCTTTTATTTTTAGAAAACAATTATTATTTGTGTAAGACTGCTGAATTTACCAATCCTTTGTACATCAATATTGAATACAATGATTTTTTAAATCAAACATGTCTATTAGAAAAATTAAAGAATGTGCCTGGCTTTGACTTTGATCACTTTGATCAAATGTATCAACAGCTAGTAGATAGAAATCGACGATACTTTACAAGAAAACAAGATTATCTTGATAAATTAGCCGGTGTGCAAAATTTTGATTTGATAGAATTAGCGTACACTGGCAAGTTGGCTTCGATGTTGTACGGCAAACAAATTGATTGGATTAATCCAAAATTTAGAATGGCAGTATTAAAAAGTAAACAAACCGAGCTATATGAATTAGCTAAAAAAATGTGCTATAATTATTAAATGTTTAAAATCAAAACTCTATCTGTAAAGAATTTTATGAGCGTGGGCAATACTACCCAAGCTGTTCAATTTGATCGTAATGATCTGACCCTTGTGCTAGGACAAAACCTAGACCTAGGCGGAGATGACACTGGCGCCAGAAATGGCACAGGCAAAACAACTATTATCAATGCGTTGAGTTATGCACTTTATGGAGCCGCTCTAACTAACATTAGGAAAGATAATCTTATCAATAAAACAAATGGTAAGAATATGTTGGTTACGATTGAGTTTGAGAAAGATAGCATTGATTACAAGATAGAACGAGGGCGCAAGCCCAACACAATGGCCTTTTACGTAGGCGGACAAGAACAACAGATCACAGACGAGAGTCAAGGAGACTCGAGAGAAACACAAGCAGAAATTGAACGTATGTTAGGCATGAGCCACGACATGTTCAAACACATTGTTGCACTAAACACGTACACCGAGCCGTTTCTTGCATTAAAAGCCAACGATCAGCGAGCCATTATTGAACAGTTGCTTGGCATCACAATGCTGAGTGAAAAAGCCGACGCCCTTAAAGAACAATTAAAGGCAACAAAGGATACAATTACTCAAGAAGAATATCGTATCAAGGCAGTCACTGATGCCAATGCACGTATACAAGAACAAATTGAAGCTACACGGCGCAGACAAACACTATGGACCACCAAACAAGGAAATGAAATTAATGAGCTCAAAAAAGCTATAGAGGTTGTTGGTGATTTAGATATCGAACAAGAGTTAGCCAGCCACGATGCGCTAGATACATATAACGAAAAAACTAAAAAAGCCGCAGAAATTAATCGTTGGAAAATTGCTTGCGAAACCGATCAAGTAAGAATATTAAAGCAACTGGATAAACTCAAGAAAGAAATTGAAACATTAGAAAAGCATGAATGCTATGCGTGTGGACAACCAATGCACGATTCTAAACACGAAGAAGTGTTAGAAGAAAAACGAACAACGCTTAAAGAAACAGCATTACAATATCTTTCAAACGATGAACAATTACATGCACACATCGGTGCCTTGGAACTACTAGGAGAGCCGGGTCCTGTTCCCACTGTGTTTTATGATCGTAAGGAAGATGCTATCAATCACAAGAACACTGTGGCCAATCTAAAACAACAATTGGCAACAAAACAAGCAGAAGTAGATCCATACGAAGAACAAATTCGTGAAATGGAAACGCAAGCTCTTGAAGAAATCAACTACGACCTAATCAATGAATTGGCCAATGTCAAAGAACATCAAGAATTCTTACTTAAACTATTGACCAACAAAGATAGTTTTATTCGTAAACGTATAATCGATCAAAATTTATCTTACTTGAATGCAAGATTAAGCCAGTACCTGGATCGTATTGGTCTACCACACACTGTTAAATTTCAAAACGATCTCTCTGTCAGTATCGAAGAACTCGG